CAAAAGTTTTGTCGTCAAACTTAATTTTAAATTGATCATTATCATATTGAGTGACATATCTTTTAAAATAATCAAGTTTGCCACACGATATGTCCTCGACTAGAAGCTCTGCTGCTCTTTTAATATCTGATGGAACATTTCTGTAACCTTCTTCAAAGATGATGGTGTAATCAAAAGTTTTAGGAAATCCTTTAAATTCATACTTTACGTCCAGCCAGTCAGATCCTGCTGAGGGCAACTGGACGGCTGCACCTTCTAGCCTATTCTTAAGTCCTGGAGCAGATTCGGTAATAGCGCTCTTATCCTTGGTAATTTCAAAAGATCTTTCATAATTATCTGGATCAGTTGCGTCAAATATAAGAATATTGTTTTCGTATACCCTTAGAACTTTTTTAGCATTCGACCAAAGAGGTAGATAGTCAGCCCCTAGCCCAGAGGTCTGCAATACGTGCTTTTTATAGTAAAAGCCCTCTGTAATAATAGAGTCAATTACAGCTCTTGCAAGCTCTTCATGTTTTGCGTATAGATTTATATCTTCAATAGAAGTCGCCATATTGTTGGGGTTTACATAAGGCCTAACAACCTCTACCTCTGCATCTTCCCCGTCAATTTCAATAAGATAGCTTGTGTCAAACTCTGCTGAAAGCGGTATCTCAACTTGAGAGTCTGCATTTGATGTAACATTTAAAACCAGACTTGACTGATCAGACAAGTCAGTAATAATATACTCATACTCTGTAACTGGAGATGTTACTTCTAAAGTTACAGATAAATCATAAGGTGCGACTCTAAGTAGCTGCATTTAATTAACCTTTTCCAAACTCCTGTGCCACCTCTTCTGGGGTAGCCAAGCGACAGTGACTTCTAGTCAACCACTTGTCTGCTTGCTCTTGAGTCACTATATTGTAACCCCTATAAACTTTTCCTACTGCACTCCAGCTAACATTTCTATTAGAATAAATAGCTACAGTTTCTTTTTTCTTTTTTGCAACTGACTTTCCTTCGCTAGATGCAACTTTCTTTGGCTTTATGGATACCGATTCAACTCCAATTGCCCCATTTTTTGTTTGTCCAATTACTTCTCTTTGTGTCTTAGGCGTTTTTCTTTTTGAAGCGGCTGTAATTAAGCTATCTTCTGGCTGTGACTCAGTAGTCTTTGTCTCCGCAGGCTTAGCCTTTTTGCTATTGCTTGTCTTTTTGCTTTTGCTTGTTTCTGCCATAGTAATCCTCCTTATTAAATTATACCAGATATGTAAAGAGGGACAGGGCTAAGATGCCCTGCCCCTCTAATACATGTGATCAGGGATTAGCTGTCAGCAGCTGCGTCTGCATATGCTACTGCATCCTCTTCCTCCCACTGAATACCGAAGCGAACGAATACGGTGTACTCGACTGTGTCCTTCTTGGGCACATACTCACGGTTTACAGTGATGTCACGCTGGAATCCCCAGATGCGGTTGCTTGGGAATGTTAGGTCAACGTAACCTGATGGGTAGTAAGGAACCTCCATTACGTCGATACCTAGAACACGTGTTGTGCGTGTAGCACCAAAGGTCTGGCCTACACCGTCTAGATACTGCTGGCGGTTCTGCTCGGTACCAGCTGGGGTACCTGCAAATGCCTCAGCAATTGCGTCAGCAAGGGTTCCATTGTTCTTTACGATTCCCTGGAATGCGTCTGTACCTGCATAGAACTTTAGGTTGTTCTTTAGTGCACGGTACTTACGTGGCATTGCAAGAATAATTTCCTGCATTACCTCTGGAGTCCAGGCATCGTCTGTGACTGTTACAACAGCTTCGTGTGCATCACCGTTAGTGGTTACGTTAGGAACGAAACCTTTCATGATGCTCAAGAAGTCGCCATCACCTGAGTCCGCTGTACCATTAATGGCCAGGTCCTCAATGTCATTTGCGAATGCGTTAGTCATTAGTCGAACTAGGTGATCTTCTAGTGCTGCACCTTCGATGTTATCTTCGAGTGCCTCAGCTGAAACCTCCCAGTCCAAACGGATCTTTTTGGTTGTTAACTCTACCTTTGTGAACTGAGCTCCTGCGTTGGTGTAGGTAGCATCGCCCTGACTAGCAGCACGAATAACACGCTCTCCAACGTTAACCTTCTCAAGCTCCATTGTGTTTGCACGCATGGTAACTCTACGACCATCCTTGGCGAGAACTGTACCGTCCCAAACATAGTCGATAAAACGACGTGCTTGCTCTGGACGGAGAATACCGCTGCCAGCATCACCCGAAGGATTTACGGCATTAGGACCACTTGTAACGCCAAATTCAGCGGTAGGAATATTTCCAAGTGTGTCTGCACCTGGATCTGTTACTCCGCCAATTCCACCAGATGCAAAGGCACCTTCCGAGTTAACCTCGTTAGAACCTGCTCCTGGATAGTTTTTATTAATCTCTTCCGACATTTTTCACCTCCTAAGTGATTGTTTACTTAAATAAGTCGGCAGTTTTGAGGAAACGACCGCCCCATAGGGATTGCTCAGATTTTTCTATCTGAGCTTCCTGAACGATCTCGCCAAGATCGCCAGATTTACGGAAAGCGGTGTCTGCCTCTACAGCATCAACCCTCTTTCCAAACTCGTTCTTAGTTTCTGCAACATCTGACTTAACAGTTTCTAGCTGCTCTGTCAAATTATTAGTTGCGTCTCCAAGTGACTTCTTCAGCTCTGCAATCTCCTCATTAAGGGATTTAACAACAACTGAAAGATCGCTAAAGGCTGTGGTGAGGCTGTCTTTAATATCTGCTACCTGTGCAGCAACCTCATCTGACTTAGATACCTCTGGCTCATCGGACTTCTCAGCGACTGGCTCATCGATGTCGGCGTCAGCTTTTTCTGCCTTTGCCTTGTCTTTGTAGCCCTTCATCTCTTCTTCCTCTTCACCGTTCTCCATTTTTTCCTCATCCTCGTTCATAGACTTTTTCTCTTCGTCCATGTGCTCGGCCTTTTCGGTATTGGCTTCGATGGTGGTATCTGCCTCTGGAGCGACCTCTTCTGATTTTTCTACAGCGGTCTCTTCAACTACTGCTTCTGTGTTTTCAGTCATAGGACTTACCTCCTTGTTAATCTTAGTGTCAATGCCCTTAGCACTATCAACTAAGAATTTTATCATTTCTGTCTTTTCGTCATCTAGTTTTTCAACGAAACCTATATTTTCCATCTGCTTGCCACTTACTGGGCTTTCTGCAGAGCTTTCCTCTGAAAGAATTACGATGCCTGAATCTTTATCCCAGAAAACATTTTCTAGTGTGGTTTCTGCTACATCGCCTGTGATGACATCTTGACCGTCTGCATTTTTTTCTATAGACATAATGCTAGCAAACTGATTTGCAGGGTTGTCTACCAAAGACAACTCTACGAGATCGTAGTCCTTAATAATACGAACCTGAGCATCTGACTTCTCATCGTAGGCATCATCCCACTTATTCATCCTACCCCCGATGGAAAAACCTGAAAGAGTTCCATCTAAAACCTTTTCCCAGGTGTTCTGGGCACCTTTTGATATGTAGGCTGATACGTAAACTCCGCTATAAAACTTTTTTGTTTCTGCATCAAAATACTTATCTTCTTTAAAATCTATCATTTTGCCAACTGCTACTGGCTGATGCATTTCTCTGATGTTTTTGTTAAATTTAGAAAATGCTTGCATGGAAGCTTCTTGGGTAACCACGTCCCCTTGCTTATCTAGTGCATCTGTTGTTGCGAATCCAGAAACAATCCTTCGCTCTTTGTCAACCTTTGAGATAGGCAAAGCGAAGTGGATCGAAGAGCCTTCGGTGGTCAGAGCAGCCTTAGAAATATTCATAGCAAATTAATTATATCACAGTTTTATTACAATTTCATTTTTGAATGTAATTTATCATATTTTTTAAAATTGTTGAATTATCTTTTACGAGGCCTAGCACCCTGTTACATGGACCACAAATAACTCCCCTAAAGCATTTTTCACAAGCAAAGGATTCAGAGCATACCTTGTAGTCGTGATCGATGGTAAGGGCATCAAAACTACCGCAAGTCTGACAGCCTTCTGAAAAAAGATCTAGAATATCCTCAAAGTTTATTTTGTGTTTATTTTGTTGGGCATAATGACTTCTGCACATTTTTTTAGAATGAGGCTGCTCTTGACATCTGGGAATCATGCACACATCGGTAGCTGTATAGTAGCTATTAGATCTGATGGGTGTTTTGTCAAAACTGTCCCCCTGCCTTTTAAACCTGGCATAATGTGCTTCGCATAGTGATCTAGCTTTTGGCTTTCTTTCGCAGTTATCTACCGTACAAAATTTTGGTGGAGTTTTGTTTTGTTTAACAAAGGCCGTACTGCCGTATCGATGCTGTCTATGATAATGCTTAGAGCATAGAGATTTTGCTACAATCTTATTACTTTCGCAACCCTCTACAATACATGACATAATGTTTAATTATACCATGTTTTACTCTGAAGACCTGCCCTCTCCTTGTGGATTCCTACCACTCAAAGTTGCGGACCCATCTGACTGAGAATTATTTCTTTCGGCATCTCGCTGCCTGTTTCCATTTGCCCTGGAGTCTGCTGCCTGTCGAGCACCCATTGTAAAAGGAGTATCTCCATCATTTCTTTGAGGCAGGCCAAGAGCTTGTCTTGCTTCATTAGGAACCATAATTTGATTCTTAACATAACGCTCAAGTATCTGAGACTGTGCTATCTCATCTGTAAGTGTTAGCTCTTTAAACTTAAATTCCAAGATATCGGTTTTTTCTGTAACGATCTTGTTGATCATCTTTTCTAGATTCTTTTGAGATGGTCTAGCTACCTGCTCTTTAAAGGTACGGTCTTGAGCAAGTGCAGAGGCAATATTGGAAGAGTCTCCACCACCGATCTTTGACAAGGGTACCTGGTGTGCAATAAGAATATCATCACGGTTCTGCTTACGATACTCTTTAAAAGATGCCTCTTGAATGCCGCTTTCAATAGGCTCCATCTTAAATTCAACTTTATTATTTTCAGTATCTCCAGGCAGAGGAATGTAGAGAGTTCTGTGTGACTGTCCTTTAAGGCTAGTCTGCAAGAACCTAAATAGCTTGTCCTCAGCCTCTTCTGTAAGCTTTGCACCCTTTACCGTCACGACATACCTTGGAACTGCTTTATTTCCAAAGTAGTCAATGTTGTATTGAGAGGCCAGCTGGTCTCCCTGCAAAGAGGTAATGGCTGACATAATGTCTGGAATACCATAAAAAGTGTTCAGAGGAGAATACTCTTTAAAATGAATAATTTCGTTTGGTCTGGGGTCAGTTGTAACTGGGTTCTGATTCTTTGCCCCAAAGTTACGGAAGTAAACTACCTTGTTTCCTATAATCTGTACATAACCATCTCGTTTTCTTCTGACACGCATTGTGGTTGAAGGAATGTGTCCTACATACCCAATTTCTCCGCTAGTAGTTCTTCCTATTTCAAGGTATCCGTTTCCAGTTGCCTGCACATCAGTATAAAACTTCATCATTGTATTTGTAAAAGAGTCGTCGTCATTAAGACTTTCTAACCAGGACCTAAGCTCAATTCTTGCTCTTTCAATCCTATTACGAGCCCTGTCTTGTTGATCTGCATTCATTGCCGTTTCCAGCCTAAGCATTGTGCTCTGAGCTGTTTCAAAGTCATAACCAAGACCTACAATGTTTTCTACCTTTGCGTCAATGGCTGCGTGATTTGCAAACGAGGTGTCGTAAAAATTAGCCAACTCGTAAAGATTCCAAGGAGGGGTGATTACGTCAAACAAGCCATACCCATTACGATATACATCTCCTGGATTAATTTCTTTAGAATGTGTTCCGTCACGACCAGTGCTTACTGCAGAAGCACTTTCTAGGTACTGTCTATTATTGGTGTCTACGCCAGCCGCTGTAGTGGTTGACTCGTTATAATTTTTAATCATGCGAGTTGTTCTACGTTTAAAATTTGAATCTAGGCCAGACAAAACTTTAAGGTTGTCCCAGCTTTTATTAAATGGATCTTGCTGTTTAAACGTTGTATCTTCTGGCAGCAGGTCATCCGTCTTTACGAATATTCTTTGATTATCTGACATTACTCATCGCTCCCATATTTGTCAAAAGTTTTCTTTGCATCAATTACTGCACCGAGGTCGTTAAGGAGCAATTCTCCATTTTTCATTCTGTCTACCTGCTCTGAGTATTCTTCATCACTTACTCTTGCGACACCAGCATAGAATTCTGCCCTACCGTCGCCTTCTCCTAAATACTCTGCCTCTTTGCGGAGTTTCTCAATCTGAACTTGGTCACCTCTGTGCGAGGGGATGTTCAGTACGTTCTGATTCCCGTCTGTAAATGGTTTGCCATTTGACTTAATCCAAACATATACACCCCATGTGTACTGCTTATCCATCATAGTTATGGTGGCATCGCCAACCTGTCCAGGCATTCTTTGACCTTTTAGTTTTTTGGATTTGTTACTCATGGTAACCATTATACCACATCAAACTGGTGTTATGGTACGGCTCTGTACAACAATGTCGTTTCTATATGTATATTCGTACTCGCTTAGTCTAAATTTTCTAGAATCATCAATTATAAACTTGTTTGTGCCTGTATATGTTTCATAAATATCTCCAGGATCTACGCCATAGTAGCTCGTAGATGCAACGACTAAGACATCCTCCCATGTATAAGCTGATTCCCAGAATCCCCAGTCTAATTCTGAAACTCCTAGATATTTTACTCTTAGCCATGATCTAGTGGCAATATTTTGAACTTCTTGCAAATTTGTTGATTGGTAGTGAGATATATTATTAAACACTACTGGCCCAGTTAGTCTAATTGCTCCTGCAAAATTATCAAAGTTAAGAGTTTTAGCAAATCCTATACCTAGCATTCCCCACTCCTTTGCGGTTAATACTGGATTACGAACAAGTTTTCCGTTCCAGTAAAAGGATATTCCTCTTTCTAGAGAGTTTGTAGTTGCATTAAAGGCAATTATTTTTGCTCTTTTTCTGCTTGACCCAACTGGCTCAATATAAAATTTAATATACTGGTTATTACTTTGTATTTCAAATAATTCGGTTTTTTCTGATGGAAACTGATCCTTATCATATCTCATAGACATTTGTGCAGCAATCACCCTATAATCTCCAGAAAGACCCTGATTTACTGGAATTGATAATCCACGACTAATATTTTCATCAAAATCACCCTTGACCTGAATTCCACTATTCCGAGTTAAATACAAGTATGGAGTGCTATCTTTATAAATAGCGTATGGGTTTTGAGACTTGTAATTAAAGTATACTCCCGATTTTTTAAAGGGGTAGATGGGAACTCCGAACCTGCTTCCTATTGGTGTTGGAGAAGATGTGCTTAGAGACTGAGAGCTAAGTTTTAATGATCTAATTGATATTGGCGTGTTAGACGCACCCTCTACACCCATTTCTAAGTAAACTACAAGTGCTAGATCATCAAAGGATACGCCCTTGGGAAGGTATAGAACTGTTCCGTCAACAACCTCGTATCTGGCGTTCATCCAATCTGGTCCTGGCTGTATAATTCCGCTTTCAGGGGCACCATAAAAATTTTTAAGGCTACCTAGAGTTGCATTCGCTCCATTTGCAAGGTATTGAAAAGAGATATATGTTCGCACATTATTATTAGAAGTATCATAATTGTCTCCAGAAACTATCTCAAAAAATGGATAGTCTACGTTGAATTGGATAAAGTCAAGATCATAATAGCTTAACCCTTGCTCATCTACAACATACTTCCCAAAATAAGAGAGTGGCACATAATCTTCCCAAGAAGACTGTATATTGACATCAAATTTATATTTTCCAAAGTGGAATCTTGGCATAAACAAATAACTTGCTAGATGAGCTGAGATCTTTGAGACTGGGGTAGAGGCTGTTAAGGTTTGTGGGTCTCCCCCGTCAATAATGACATCAAAGAATGAAGGGTTATTCCCGAAATAGCTATCTCCTCCGTCATACTCAACAGTATCTTGTTGCTGGAACAGCTCAAAAACATCTTCGGAGTTTAGAGGAATTCCAGACTCGTCAAAAATATTTAGAATTGTCTGAATGTTTTTCTCAGTTGCAAGCCCCAAATTATATATCTTACCTCTAAATGTTTGAGTAAAATCTGGCCTACCTCCAAGATACATAGAAAGTGAAGATACTTTTCCAAAAAGAGCGGCCAGCCTTCCTCCAAAAAAATCTGAAGCTTTTCTTACATCTAAACCTGTAACAAAATCTTCTTCAGCAGTTTGTCTGGGGGTTGTATGAATCACCTCGATCTCTCCATCATACCCAATGCAATACTCAATGCTATTTGTGGATATATTTATCCTTGTTTCAAAAAAGTTATTTGTGAGCTTATCCTGTATATATATTAATGTTTGTAGGTTATAGGGATATTCTCCTGATTCTGGATTTTGACTTTCCCATTCAGCAACACTTTCTTCTTTAAAAGTAGAGTAAAATGCTCTAGTTCCATTAAGCAAAAAGTTAAAATTATTAAGAAATAGGTATCCGTTTGTATTGTCCCAGCCATTATTTGGAAATAATGTTATGAAGGCATCATTTTCATCTTGAACTGCTTCAATATCAGAAAACCATTCTTCTGATATCTTATTGTCAAAAACAATTTCTGGTAAATCATATTCTGGAGATGATAGTCTATCGCCATCTGTATCTAAGTTTTCTACCACGCCCTGTTCCCATCTACCCAGATCTGGATAGTTGTAGTTGTTTGCATAATTAGCAAATGGATAGTCTATCAAAACAGATGTTCCACTATAAGAAGAGTTGATGTTTTCTGGGAATTCTACACCTTGTCCAAACACCCATCTTCTCTTTGCTAGTATAGAGGGCACTTGATATGGGTAGATTGCTATAGACTCAATGTCTATTGGATATACGTCGCTATGTCCGTAGAAACCTAGCCAGTCCTGATTCTTGCCTTCGCCGTTAAACTCAGAGGGTAAGTCAAGACTTGCTGTATCAATTTCTGTAGAAAATACCTGCTCTCCATTTACGAGCATACTTACAGAATCTTGGATTACTTCAATATGCAAAAGCATTGGTCTAAACCATTCCCCCACATAATGAGATGCGATGTTATCCCCCACTTTTAATGTTAAGAAGGGGCCGTTTACATACAGACCATCCTCAGATGCGATAGGGCCGAAAATACGCCTATACTCTGTTGTTTCTGGGTTTACCCTTAGCCACATCTCTAGGGTGTATTCTTTAAATCTACCCACCTCGTTTAGCATGCCTAGCCCAGGTATAATAAGTGATGGAAGGTCGTCATTGTCAAATATGGTTGTTACGCTAGGGGCACCATAAACAAGAGGTATACCTGCGTTCCTTGCCATAAAGAAATTATCTTTTACGAAGTAGTAGCCTGGATTTTCTTGAAGTCCATACGCATCGGCTTTTACCACCTTTGATTCTGGCAATGCAATATCTGACGGCAAGTCTATAGGCTCTTGTCCTAAAGATGTGGCCGAAAACTCCTCTGACCATTGCCCAAAGCTGACACCGTTAATGTAGAACCTATTTTCTTCTGACGACGAGGCTCCGCCCAAATAGTCTATCTTGAGTACAAGTTGTATGCTTCCAGATTCTACTGGTGCGGTAAACGTTTCAGAAATAAAGACCCAGGCGTTTCCAACAGAAATATTAGAAATCTTCATTGTTGGGTCAATTCCAGCTGCCCTGTTTTCCACAGTATCATCTATAAGCACATACTGCTCTAGCTCAGGGTCATAATATTGATAACCTACTTGCAAAGAAGATATTAGAGCATTATCGGAATAAAAGTATGCACCTATCGAGAATGTTTCATAGGTTGAGTTTAATTCGTTAATATTTATTATGTTTGGGCTAGTTAAGACTATCTGCCCATACCCTGGAGATGGCTCTACGTCTCCCAACGCCTTTGCCACAAAACTATCTGTAAAGGGAGCATCGACTGGCTGCACTTCTTCGGAGATAGTTCCGCCAGAAATAGACCAGGTTGTGTAATCTCTTTGGGCTTCAGAAATTAGGGAAATATAATCCGACTGATCATCTAGTGCCCAAAGGGCGAGAGGATGTTCAGCAAAAACTTTTTCTGCATATAGATTAGAAGGGTTAGACATAGTTTCTCCATGTCTATTTTAGCATAATAAGTGCTTTAAAAAACTTCTTCTGGGTCAAAGGTGGTGTCTTGACTTCTTGAAGCTGATTTTTGAATTGCATATGTAGATACAGCAATCATAGATGCCTTTACTTCTACCGATTTTCTAGAGTTACCCTCTTTGTCTTCCCAGGAATCTTCATTGATTACCCCAGTTACGATAACCTCTTGTCCCTTTTGCAAAATATTTTTACAAGATGTTGCTAGATTATTCCATGCAGAAATTTTCCAGCCAGATGTATTGATATCTTCCCATGTACCATCGTCTTTTCTACGACGGTCTGATGTTATAACTCTAAACTTAGCAACATTGTTTGAGCCAAAATCTCTATATTCTGGATCTGCAGCTAGTCTACCTGTAATTGTAATGTTTGGGTTGCTCATTTGTCTCTCCTTTTTTATTTTTCCCTACCCCAGGAAATTCTATTCCATCCTCTTTCGTGCAAATAATACAAAACTGTTTTAGTTATTACTTCTAAAACAGCAATACTACTTGCAATTAATGGTTCTCTGGTAATTAGCCAAGCAATCAAAAAGGTATCTAGGGTTCCTGTTATTCTCCAGGTAATGGCTTTTGCAGCACTTCTAGATTTTGTCGCTTCCACTAAATACCCATCTCTTTACGCTTTTGTGTAGCTGAAATAGATTGTAGTTCTTGAGATAGTTCTACCTTTTCAATCTTATATCCCACATCACGTCCATAGATAATATTTGTGATATTTGGTAGTTTCATAATTAGAGCATTTGGCCTATCTTTACGAATGTAAGACTCTACTTCTGAATATCCCATTGGGTCCTTTTCTGATGTGCCCTCGGTATTACGTACACCTACTAAAACCTGTGAAGTTCTTTCTAGTCCTGCATCATACAGTGCACTATGACCCTCATGCCATGGCTGATACCTGCCTAATTGCAAGGTAGTTGGCTCAGTCCAATCATGAATGTTAAAAGCTTTTAAGACTTCCATTGCTTCTTCTTCAATAGTTAAACCAGCAAAGATTTGAAGGTCGTGACGCTTTGGGTCTTCCCATAGATTGTTTGTATCTTCAAACCTACCGCTTTCAATTCTGTTAACCCAGATAATTCTATCTGCATTACCAAAGGCTTCCCTGGTTTCTTGTGTTGGATTTACAAAGTCTACAACCACAAGCTTCCCTTGATTAGATAGAAGTCTAGATAATGCCCCCATTCTTCTAGCCTGCTCTACCCTGTCCTCTACAGAAAATCCAAGGTCTTTATTTAAATCAGCACGCACATCATCTGCATTCAAATGAATAGCATCTGTTCTTCTGCATAGCTCTTTTGCTAAGGCAGTCTTACCTGTACCTGGTAGTCCTATGATTTGGATAATCATTTAATACCCTTCCAAAATTCTAGACCTGAATACTTTTCAATTGTTTGCTTAGAGAAGATTGACTCTAGGTCATATTCTTCTTTTTGAATAGTGGGCTTAATTTCGTGGTGACCTTTTACACCCCAGATATCTTTATATTCGTGAGTTGTTTTCATGTTTTCAAAGGTGTGGTCAAAGTGTTCAATGCCTAAAAAGTCGTATACCTTTTTGATTGTACCTGGGGTGTCTGACATTAAGTCATCATAATCTACAAGCATGATGTTGTCTTTAAATTGTGGGTATAGAATTCTTTTAAGATTTTCAATGCCGTTTAGAATACCCGTCATTTCTTCATTATTCATATTCATAAAAAAGTCTGCCCTTTTATCAGCAATTGCTCTTTTACTCTTATCTCCCTTTATGATAATTTTGTCATATTCATTATTTGGGTCTGCCTCACAAAGCCTATTCCAAGAAGCTAGAATATCCATCACATTACGAACTGGACAGATAACACGAATATCATTTTTAAGATGATTCTCTAGAATTACATATGGGTGTGGCTCTAGCCAAGAAAAGTTTTTGTCAATAATGTATTTCTCTGGGTGCTTCTCATAGAAAAGCGGTATAACGTTATCTACTACATTATAGATATCATCAAATCTACTTGAGTCTAGATTTTCTTTACTTTGATATTGATTATACGCTGCCCCCAACATATTGGGCAGAGGTGATTGAGCAGATACATAAATATCTGGATTTTGATTTAAGATTGATGCCAAAAGAGTGCTACCAGATCTTGGCAATCCTCCCATAAAATAATATTTTTTGTCTACCATTCGATTTTTACCTTCTTCATATGTCCTACTAATACTGTTGGGTCTAGATAAATTTCAATACCCGCTTTATATGCATTGACACACCAAGAGATGTCTTCTCCTAGATATGTGTCCATAATTTTGCCATTTGGCAATTGTATTTGTTGTGTATAGTGACCAAACCATGGTCTTTCTAGCTTTTCAAATACCCCTGCTTTTATGGCGGCAAATCCAAATCCCATACTTTGAATTTTAAGAGGCTCTTCTAAGGACATGATTCTTTCTTTTGGCATACCGCCAACAACACCCCATTCATGAACTGATGTAGTAGTTCCATCAGCCAAAAGGTATGCACCTGTTACGACATCATATTCTGATTCATACAGCTTTATAAAATCTTCTGGGGTCCAGGAAATATCTGAATCAATCCAAAATATTTTATTGTATGTTACTTTATCTCCTAGGGGTCCTGCATCTAGGGGATTAAGATTTCTATCAATACCGCCAGTAGCTGTCATTTCTCTTGCATTATGAACTAGAGAAGAATAGGCGTTTAGCCATTTATAAGATATACCTTGATTATTTAATTCTGCTGTTGTTTCTAATAAACTTTGTACATACTGTGCCTCTAGGCTGTGCCCAGGGGTAGCTATTAATACATCGTAATGTTCCATACCCTGCCAATCTTTTACATTTATTATAACAGAAAACGGAGTCACTGTCTAGTGACTCCGTAAACTGATTTAATTAAATTAAGAAAGCTCTGCTTCTAGTTCAGCAATTCTTTCTGATAGACGAGCTGGTACGTCATCTCCGTACTGCTCTGCTTGCTCTTTTAGCCTTGCAAGCATATCTTCTTTAGTTGGCTTTGGCTCACCAGCAATACCCTTGCCAATTGGGGCATATGGTGCAGCTTCATCTTCCATTGATGCAATGAATAGCTGTGCCCATTCTTCTGCTTCTGCCTTTGTGTCAAAAGCGTCCTGGTTTGGATAGTGTGGCTGACGAAGCATTGGTGCTTCCTGACCTTCAGCAAATACTTCTACTGTATTTGCATCATTTACTGTGTATGTATACATATTCTCTCCTTTTGTTTAATTATATCAGATTAGAATAGTTCTCTGATTGATTTAGTGAATAGTGATGACCCGTAAGTTACTGATCGCCAGGCAGCACTTGGGGTCGAAGTAGACTGTGTCCAAGTGATGCCATCGGTAGAGTAGGCGGCGTTGGCGTAAAGTGCGTTACTGGCTACTGCTACAAACCTGTCGGTTCCATAGATTACTGAGTACCAGCTCTCACTTGCTGGTAGAGTGGTTTGTGTCCAGGTGATACCATCTGTGGAGTAGGCGGCGGTGGACGAGGTGCTACTTAATCCCGATACTGCTACAAACTTACCGTCTCCATAGGTTACTGAAGCCCACACCTCCCCTGCCAGAGTAGTTTGTGTCCAAGTAATACCGTCGGTGGAGTAGGCTGCGGTGTTGGTAGAACCAAAAGTAGTCAATGCTGCAAATTTACCGTCTCCATAAGTTACTGCTGTAAAACCAAAACTTGGCAAGGTGGACTGTGTCCAGGTGATTCCGTCTGTTGAGTAGGCTGCAATGGCGGGATAATCAGCTACTGCTACAAATTTTCCGTCGCCATAAGTTACTGAATGCCAGATCCCGTTATTTGGGAGAGTAGACTGTGTCCAGGTAATGCCGTCTGTGGAGTAGGCGGCGTCGGTGGAGGCATTAGCTATTGCTACAAATTTACCGTCTCCATAAGTTAGTCTGAACAAGCTATCGCTTGCTGGGAGGGTGGACTGTGTCCAGGTTATGGCGTCGGTTGAGTAGGCTGCTGTGTCGGAGGAATAGTTGTCTCCCGCTACTGCTACAAATTTTCCGTCGCCATAAGTTACTGAGTTCCAGGCAGTACTTGCTGGCAGGGTGGACTGTGTCCAGGTGATACCATCTGTGGAGTAGGCGGCGGTGGAAGAGGCATCGGCTACTGCAACAAAAATATCAGTAGCAACATCATTAACCTGCAAATCATCTAAGCTTAGCTTATCTTCAATTTCTAAAGAATCAAAGTTTGCTAGCCTTGTTCCGTTTTTATAAGTTCTAAATACCAATATTCCCCCAGTTAAAACAGATTTCTGATTGATTTAGTTAATAATGGTGCTCCGTGGGTTACTGATGTCCAATTTGCACCTGATGGCAAGGTGGACTGTGTCCAGGTAATGCCGTCTGTGGAGTAGGCTGCGGTGGTGGAGCTGGAAAAAGAGTCTGAAACTGCTATATACCTTCCATTACCAAAGGTTACTCGCCATGTTCTAGAGGCTGGCAATGTTGCCTGAGTCCAAGTAATGCCGTCATCAGAGTATGATGCGGCAGAAGAGTTGTACCCAACTGCTAAAAATCTATCATTTCCGTGAGTTATCGAATCCCAGACCCCTGCTGTAGTTGTAGTCCCCGTCCAAGTTATTCCGTCTGTGGAGTAAGCGGCGGTGCCTTCGGCTACTGCTACAAACTTATTGTCTCCGTGGGTTACTGAATACCAGAATCCATTTGCTGGGAGGGTAGACTGTGTCCAGGTAATGCCATCGGTTGAGTAGGCGGCGGCGGTGCCGTAGGTGGCTATTGCTACAAACTTGCCATCTCCATAGGTTACTGAGTACCAGCCATTGCTTGTTGGCAAAGTAGCTTGTGCCCAGGTAATTCCGTCGGTGGAGTAAGCGGCGGTGGAGGAAGGGTAAGAGTTGACTACTGCCACAAACTTTCCATCTCCGTAGGTCACTGATTGCCAGTTGTTGCTTGTAGGCATAGTGGTCTGTGTCCAGGTGATTCCGTCGGTGGAGTAAGCGGCGATGTCAAAATCGTTAGTAGATACTGCTACAAACTTTCCATTTCCATAGGTTACTGAGGACCAATCTGGAGATGTTGGCATGGTGATGGCTGTCCAGGTGATTCCGTCGGTGGAGTAAGCGGCGTCGGTGGAGGCATTAGCTACTGCAACAAAAATATTACTAACAACATCCCTAACCTCTAAGTCATCTACACTTACATTGGAAATATCAGCGGTATCAAAAATACCTACCTCTTCACCGTTCTTATAAGTTTTGAAACCCACTATTTCTCCAATCCAAAGATGTTGACAGATACATTTAGTGATGTACCCTCGGTAATTATCTGATCCCCTTCTGCAAGGGTAATCTTAGTACCAATAGTATGGAAGTCATTTCCATCAATTGAAATATCTTTTCTAATGTAGTGAATGTTTGATAGTGTTTCACCATTTGGAACTACCGCCACAGAATAGGTCTGAGAAGTTGTTTCATTATTTGCTATGTAAATAGATGAAATGATAGCTTCTTTTGTAGATGGTACTGTGTATTGATTGTTTTCGGATAATTTAAAAAGGTTTTCTCCGTGGATTACTGAAAACCAATTTTCAGTTGCTGGGAGGGTGGACTGTGTCCATGTAATACCGTCGGTTGAGTAAGCGGCGGCGGTGGAGGTGCCGCTTCCTCCAGCTACTGTTACAAATTTATCGCCTCCATAGGTTACTGATTTCCATGGGTCGCTTGCTGGGAGGGTGGACTGTGTCCATGTAATACCGTCGGTTGAGTAGGCGGCAGTGGTGTAGGAGCCTGCCACTGCTACAAATTTTCCATCTCCGTAGGTTACTGAGGACCATCCTGAACCTGTAGGCATGGTGGACTGTGTCCAGGTAATTCCGTCTGTGGAGTAGGCGGCAGTGGAGGAAAAGGTAGCTACTGTTACGAACTTACCATCTCCATAAGCTGCTTCGCCTATCCATACAAAATCTGATGGTAGATTAGTTGAAGATTCTGTCCATGTTATTCCGTCTGTAGAAATAAGGGTGAAACCCAGCTGCTGCCCATTAATATTCGACTGATTTACTGACAAAAACTTTCCGTTTCCATATGTTATAGAGTACCACTCATTAGAGTACGAGACTGGCTTAGTGGTGGCTATCCAAGTGATGCCATCGGTGGAGTAGGCGGCGTTGGTTGAGGCTGCTGGGCTTAGGGCTACAAACTTGCCGTCTCCATAGCCTACAGCTGACAGGTAAAAGTTTAACCCTATAGTAGCTTGTGTCCAGGTTATGCCATCGGTAGAGTAAAATGCGTTATCGGAGTAGTAGGGTGCTGCTATAAATTTGCCTTCTCCATAGGTTACTGATGTCCACCTTGCACTTACTGGCATGGTTGACTCTGCCCAGGTGATTCCGTCTGTGGAGTAGGCGGCGGTAGTAGTAGAGTTGCCTCCAGGGCCTCCAGCTACTGATACATAATAATTCTCTAATCCTTCACCAGCAACACCACTTTGCCCCAAATTCTTATAATCTAAACTCATTATGATATCTCCGTTCCGTAAATGTGTACTGTTAAGTCAGTAGAATCAGAATTTGTTCTAATTTGATCTCCTGCTGATAATGTAATACCCCCGACAATTTCATCAATTTCTCCAGCAGCTATTGTTTTAGTTGGGATAATTGTTTGAGTATTTGAGATGCCAAGCGTTCCAGTATCTGACGCCTTTACAATCCCTACAGAATAAGTGTGGGAAGTAGTATCATTATTAATAACAGAGATTGCAGAAATTGCGGCTTGATTTGATGATGGAACTGTATATTGTGTTTGTGCAGTAGGCAGTACTGGATTTCCATAAGCCACATTTCGATAATAGTAATTGGAAAAGAAGCTTTCTTCTGCTGGCAAGGCTTGCTCTGTCCATGTAATTCCGTCAGTTGAGTAGGCAATAACAGCGTATTCTAAATTAAAATTGGGCTCAGAAACTGCAAAAAACTTGCCATCTCCAAAAGAAATGTCTTCCCATGATTGATTTGGTATAGAGGATGAGACCCAGGTTGCTCCGTCTGTGGAGTAGGCGGCTAGGGTGCCCGAACCAATCGCAACAAACCTTTCATTACCATAAGTAACGGAACTTACACTTACGGGAATTGTTGAGTTAGACCAGCTTATTCCGTCAGTAGAATAAGCTGCATTTGTGGATCCCACTGCAACAAAATTATTTGCTCCATACACAACGTCAAGCATGCTGGCTGGCAAGCTTGCATTAGAGCTCCAGCTTATTCCATCCGTGGAATAGGTAGTCTGACTTTCTTTTATAGCAACAAACTTATCCTCACCATAGATTATCGTTGGCCAGTTTGGGGAGCCTGTGACCGATGGCATGGTGCCTGTAGTCCAAGTAATAAAATCTGTAGAGTATGCAAAGTTAGTATTGTAATAACCTGTTGTGACAAACTTTCCGCTTCCATACGCAAGACCTTGCCCTATTGATGAAGAAGGTATATTGCCCTGTGTCCAATTGACTCCGTCTGTTGAATATATTGAGGCAGGCCCTTGACCACTACCCTGAATTCCTATTGCGTAAAAATTTCCTTCTACAAAAAGTGTATTGTCCCAGTGTGCGGATACTGGTAGAGATGAAATAGACCATTCAATCAAATTTGTTGAGTACGCAACGACTGGGAAAGAGCTCTGATCCACAAATGCGAGGTATCTATTTTGAGCTGCTGAACCCAATGCAACATCTTGTGCTAAAATTTTATAACTATCTGCCACCTTATGCTCCTAACATTACGAATGGGTGAATTGGTTGTGGGATTTCAATACCCTGTACCGTTGAATTTGAGAAATTTACTGTTCCAGTAAATGAGGGGGAATCTAGAGGTGCTTTTGCTGCAATACTATTAGTAATAGTAGTGCTAAAATCTGCATCATCCCCCAGTGCTGCAGCGAGCTCATTGAGGGTATCAAGAGCGGCGGGTGCACTGTCTAGCACTCCATTTATAGCGTTGTCTACGTATGTTTCGGTAGCATACCCTGTCAAATCTGGGGTAGCTGAGAAGTAGTCAAGCAATGACCACTCATTGATTCCGTCACCAATCTTAAATTTGACGGTATCAATTTCAAATCCAATTTCGCCAGCCGCTAATACTGGGTCTGCGTTATTCCATTGAGAGGCTGTGCCCCTTCTTTGTTGCATTCTGGTTGCCATTGTGCTCCTTGAAAAGTGTTTAATATATTATAACTGGTTTTTTTACTATAAGGTTTTTAATGAAACTCTGGCATTAAATTATTTTTTGTTGCCACAATCTATTACAAAAGAATATTTTTGGACGTGAGCATATTCTTGCTTTTATGATTCATCAATCATAGCGTGGAGAGATGTATCCGTCATTATATATTGCTTCAATCTCAGCTTGATCTAAAACGGTTTGATATAGTCTGGCATCCTTTACAGATCTTTGACCGTTGGCAGAGTTTATAATTATGTCTGCGTCCTGACTAATTCTTATATTAGTTCCAGAACGGGTTGTTCTAAGTTGGCCGTTAAGGTAAAATTTCAGTTCTAGAGACGATTCATCAAAAGTTATAACAAGGTGCTGGAATAAACGGTCAAGTTCTTGAGGTATAAATGAAAGGCTAGCTGAGTAGGGCCCTCGGGGGAGCCAAAATGAAGGATTTGAGGGGATAAGAGTATTAAACTGTGCAAATCCAACTACGTGACGACCGCTTGAATCTAAAGCTGACAACAGGCCGACATGCATGTAATCTGAAAAGTCTGGGTGAGGGTCTGTCGCATAAAATGCATAGCTTGCTTTGTCGAAAAGTGGATCTGTAACAACTTCTGGCCTAGAGGCCCAAATAGACATTGTCCAACTTGCTATATGATCATCACGTAATGGAAACAATGCATCTTGATTTTCAGATAAAGAAAATTCACTGTATTGATTTATTGTCGGCGACTGACTTTCATCAACGTATGGTGTTTCATTTAATCTAACTACCGCATCTTCACCGTTTAAACCTTGATTGCTCAAAAATGTTTGAGCTGACGAATTGGCTCCAGTCGTATAGATATGATTGGTGTACTGGTATTCTGGAGGTGTAAATAAAAATCTTGCACCTGAAGATAAAATCCCCAAATTAATAGATGGTGTCACTGACTAATCTCTCCAATCAAAAAACTTATAAATATAAACAGACTAATCCTGCCTCGGATTTAGACTATAAATACATTATAACACTTGATCGCTTTAGTTAGTGCGAGATACAATTTTATGTTTTTTATTATTTTTGTAAAAATACTTTTAGTTAAAGTTATCTGTAGCTATTCCGCCATCCCAGGTGGCTTCCCAGGTGGTAGTTGATACAAGGCCAGCGTCTGCGTAATCGGCTATAGTATCTCCTGCTGTGCCCGCATCATAAAAGCGTGTTACTATCAGACCGTTGCCGTCAATTGAGGTATCGTGAATGTGATCTGGAAGCTCTTCTGCATCTGCTACGGTGGCAATTGCGATCCATGCGGAGTTGTAATATACTGCAAGCCTGCCGCTTGATATATCAAAATATATCTGACCCTCTTCTGGACTTTCTGGTGCTGTGCCAACTGGAACAGTCAGGCTGCCCAGGATGTTGTCGACGTAAGATTTAGTTGTTAAGTGATTATCAGAAGTAGGAGCAGCAGCGGTAAGGGTTCCTCCAAATGAACCGTCCCCAGCTACCTGTATCCCGTTCTTGACTTTAAAGTCTTTGTTTGATGTTGCCATTACTTACTGCTCCTTCTTCTTGATAGTCTTATTTAATTAGTGTTCCTGCAACAGTAACATCTGAGTTATTGTTTGCAGTTGTTACCTGTAGAGTTACATTAGTTCCATCTGTAGTAGCTGAAACTGTACCTAATGTACCGTTGGTTCCTACGATACCGTACTCTGTGATTGAGATGTTGTCTGAAGAGTCAAGAGTCAAAAGAATCTTCGAAACCTCTGTGTGTGTTCCATCATCAACCTTTACGATGTACTCTGCTGAATCGTAGTCTGCACGAGTGAATTGGTGTGCGTTTGCAATACCAGCGGTAGGTACGTTAACTGTAGCAGCAACCTGAGTTGCAACTGAATTGATGTCTACCTCGGTAAAGTTAGGAACTACAGCCTCAAGAGCAGATACTGCACGAGCGTCTGTGAAGTATAGGTTTGAGCTACCTTCGGTTAGATCGTCAGTGTCTGAATCATCTACACCATTTTCAGCAACAAAGTCAAATGAGTTGGTTGCGTCATTGTATGTAATTACAATGTTTGTCTGTGTACCCGCTGAAATAGCAGCTGCAATAGCATCCTGTGCTCTTTCGTCTGTGAAGTACAAGTTTGTTCCTTCAGCAAGATCTGTAGTGGTTGAGTCGTCTACACCGTTTTCAGCAACAAAGCTAATTGAGTTTGCATTGTCATCATAGGTAATTACGATGTTCTCGTGTGTACCTGCTGCAATGGCGGCTGCTAGAGCATCCTGTGCACGCTCGTCAGTGAAGTAAAGATTATTGGTACCTTCTGGCACATCATCTGAATCAATGCTTCCAACTCCTCCCGAAACTGCATCATCTACATACTTTTTAGTTGCAGCGTGTAGATCATCTGATGGAGCACCTGACAGGGTCAACAAACCAGTCATGGTATCGCCATCCTTACTTACCTTAGTTCCAATGTTGTTAGACACGGTAGTGGCAAAGTCTGCGTCATCGCCTAGAGCTGCGGCTAATTCGTTAAGGGTATCAAGAGCAGTTGGTGCTGTGTCAACCAGATTAGCTACTGCTGTGTCAATACGATCCTTAACAGTGTTTCCAGCTGTTCCATCTACTGTACCGTCACCAATTAGGTTATCGGTGTAGGTGTTAGCGTTTGATTCTGCGGTAGATGCTGAACCAGCTGCGTCATAAGCGGCGTTAGTAGCGTCTAGAGCCCTTTGATCTGTAAAGTAAAGGTTAGTGCCTTCTGCCAGGTCACCTGTGTCGTGATTAGAAATGTCTGAAACTGTTCCAGTTACATCTCCTGTAACATCACCTGTAAGATTTCCAGTTAGATTACCTGTTACGTCACCTGTAACATCTCCAGTCACATTTCCAGTTACATTGCCTGTTAGGTTACCTGTTACATTGCCTGTAACATCACCTGTCAAGTCGCCTGTTACGTTTCCTGTTACGTTACCAGTTACGTTTCCTGTCAGGTCTCCTGTGAAGCCTGTTTCTGCGGTAATGGTCCCACCAGCAAAGTCTCCATTTGCATCACGAAGCACAACTGAGTCAGCTGTGTTTGCAGATGTAGCAGAACCACCAATCAATCCAATGATGTAGTTCTGGTCATCTGTGGCTTTGGTTAGAATGTCAAATCCGTTAACAGATGCGTTTGCACCCTCAACGACTAGACCATTCTTGACCTTAAAGTCTTTATTGACTGTTGCCATTTATTTCATCTCCTTATAGATATCTAGGCCTTCAAACCGATGCGAGCGTATCGCACGGTAATTGGCTTAATCAATGAATCTGGGGTAACTGTCAAAGCAACAGTTCCTCCAGCCTCTGAGACGCTAATGGTGCCCATATTCCCATCGTTGTCTATTGTTCCATACTCAGAAACAGAAATGTCTGTTCCATCAACCAGTATGGTTAACTCTGTAGCGTAGAATTTGTTATCTCCATTGCTTGTTTTAGATAGGGATACAATGTATTTAACCATTCTCCAGTCTGAAGCGGAGAAGTTGTCAACTACCGTGGCATTTTCAATGCCAGTGATTGTATTCTCATTATTACCAAAGGTGCCTAGGTCTGTAGACTGAGCGGCGGTAGTGTCAATGAGTTCTGCGTATTCATCCTGAGTAGGACGATCACCAGTTTCAAAATAAGATTTTACGAGAGGTATAGTTGTTCTAGCCATATATCTATTATAAAGATAGTTTTAAATAAATTTATAAAATATAATTGCTGAAGCCAATTACCTGTATGCCTATACCTGGAATGTTTGCGGAGCTATAGCCTGGAACGGTGATGTTCGTTAATTTAATTCTAAAGGGTATTGTTTCTTCAATAGCTACCCTGGGAGATTTGTCTTCAATCCTTGTAATTGAAAAGGCTTTGTTGGCAATTAAAGATGTTTGTACAAGATTTTTATTAGATAGTCTTACACTTGCCATTAGTCAGTTACGTCCTCAAGAACGCTCACCCTACCCTGGGCAACTGTCCAAACAATCTGATCTTGTGGCAAAGACAGCTCAATATCAAAAATATCCCCAGTTTCTAATATTTTTGACTGAGTTGCTGAAATTTTTACCGTAAACTCTCCAGCTTCGTCATTTTCATCTGCTTCTGGATTAAGAGTTAAAATTGTTGTTGCAGCATCTGTAATTGTAAAGTCTTCCTGAGCAATAATTGGACGTTTAATTTTCATCTGGATATTCCAATCAGAAATTGTAAGTGGTTGACGCTCGTCGTCTGTCACATATACCCTGAATGCAGCGGTATCTCCACGAACAAAGGTCCATCTTACCTCTGGTGGATTATTTCCTATATCATAAGAACTAGAATTTCCTCTTAGGGTTGCCATATTAAAATTATATCACAACTAAAAAGTGATGTCCCCAATCAGAATCCAGTTATTTTGAGCTACATTTACGACAGTTGCCGCACTATACTGTGCGTTAAGCTTTTTGTTGTCATTTCTACTATTTAATGTTACTCCTGACGCCGCTACAATTTCTGTTTGTCCAATTCCCTGCTGAATTATATTTATGGTCTCTCCTATGGAAAAGGGTACATCTGTAAAGTTAGGAATAGTCACTGTATTTGGAACCGACATATTCATAACTACTGATCTTCCAGCATCTTTTTGAGCTAGCGTATAGTTTGAAGTTTGAGTCGACAGCCCTATGTTGCTAAAAGCATTCCTCCACGCTCCGTTAAAATAATATTGAAGCTGATTTATTTGAGAGCCCTGAGCATCTTGTCTTACAAAACAAACTATTCCATTAATTGGAGAGGGCAGTGCCGTATCTCTGGCGGATGGGTTTTGAAAATTATTAATGCCCGCCTCGGATCTAACAACATCTTCAAATATAACTGTATTGGAAAAAGTGTTGGTTCCAGTCCATGTGTATGAAACAGCAGGATTTGCTACACCCGCCAAACTGTACCATGTATCCGTTTGCTCATCATACATATAGGCAACCTTGCCCGTGTTGTCGATGGTAGCCATTAAGAAATCTCCACACCGCTTATGTGTATTTCAAGTCCTGCTTGAGCTGCGGATATTTCAATTGCATCAAACTCGTTCATGACCTGTTTTAAATTTAATATAAAGGCATCGTTTGATGTTAAATCTGTTCCATCAATAACTGAAAATCCACCTAATTTTACGGTAGCTGCAACACTTGCAGATGTACCATTGGAAATAACTATTTGTGTTACGACTGCAGAAGTTGAAGATGGTACAGAGTATACGGAGGTGTTAGTTTGTGGAACATTTCCTCTAAATAAAACCTTTTGTTGAGTAGCCAATTATTTATTCACCTCGGTTCAGTATACTCCCATAATATTTAAAATTTCCTGAGCTTCCCCTGATGGCTGAGACCAGGAGATCCCATCTGTTGCAGTACTATCTGCGGTTAAAACTAACCCGTCTTGTCCAACTGGTAGCCTTTGGAGTTCTCCATTGGCATCAGTAGCTATAAGGTCTCCCTTTGTGGTTACTACAGAGTTAAAACTATCAATCCTTACCCAATCATTTAATCCAGCATCCCAAACATAACTTTTTTTGTCTGTTTCGGATTTATCTATCCAAATAACTCCGTCTACCAGATTTTCAGTTGGCTGGGTGTTCGAATAAACTGCTGTTGAGTAAACTATGTTTGCTGGTCCAGCAGAGTCAGAATCTACCCAGACGTACCCGTCGTCTACTCCAGATGGCTCTGTGGGTAAAAAATCCCCTGCCGTTCTTTTTTGATCGAGAGTGTTTATTTGACTCTGTATATTGCTAATATGTCTTGCAAGAGATGGGTTTGGAAGCTGATTTACATCCGAATTAGCAGTATTATAGGTCAGGGAGCCATAATGATATAGGGTCAGAGCCTCTTGAATATCAGCAACATCCTCTAATCCTGGAATCTTCGTATTATAAATCGTACCAATGTCATCTGCAGCCATAAAATATCACCAAGTTCGATTATACCACAGTAATTACTAAATGGATAGTTTTTTGTCCCTGCAATGGTATCCAAAGTCCGCTATCTAGCTCTACCGCAGAAAAGGCTAGCTCAAGAGTTGCTACGTTATTTACGATAGTAGAGTTTGTAACTGCAAAGAATGAAGATATAGGATTTTGAATATCTGTAGACTGAGTTGTATTATTTACAATGCTGTATTGAATATCTAAACTTTCAGTCAAACTTCCACCGTTGCTAAAAGCTGCTGGTATAGCAATCTGCACGGTTACCGACGCCTGTCCCTGTACGAAAGTTGTGTTGGCATTGCGACTTGCAGAATTAGGAATCAATCTTACAATAGATTGGGCAGAATCATCTATCAAATTTAGGTACCATGCCGTTAGGGCATTTTCATTTACAATTCTAGTTTCATATCTATATACAAACAGATACGTTGGACTAGAAGTGGAGATATCAATTGCCAAGTCGCCTTCTACAAAATCTCCTGATAGGTTTGAGTTTGGTTCTCCCTGGGAGACAAAAACGTTATTCCCTCTTACTCCGCTTATTCCCTTATCCACCACCACAGAGGTGGAGCTGGGTCCATAAAATTCTGGAGTAGTCATGTTTTACCTATGCAATCGTAACGAATAGCTGAACAGCTTTAAAAGATGATAAATAGGCCCAACTAGTGCCGTCAAACTCTGCAGCATTAATTGTTATTGGCAATACAAGCTGATCCTCTTGGACTATAAGTGTTCCTGCTGTGATAGAAGATGCAACTGGTTTGTCATTTAAAACCGTATGCTGAATATTAAAGTTTTGTTCTGTGATATTGCCGATTTCTGAAAGCGGTACAACATTTACGACAGGAACAAAAAATACAGTCTGACCGTTAGTAAATTCTTTGGTCTGAGTTGTTAAAAAAGTGTTTGGGATTAGTCTTAGAATTCTATTCCATTGAAGCTGACCGTCACTATTAAAATACTGATATAAGTATAGGTATTCTAAATCAGATGCAAGCAGATTAATGTATAAATCAAATGGAAGAATCTCCTGACCAACATCTACTAAGTTTGGATTTCCTTCTCCAACAAATATACGACTTCCCCTATTTCCTGGGGGACCGACGGTTAGCTCTGCTGCATTTTGGATTACCCCATTATTATCAACAACATCTCGTGAGGCGGGGGAGCCAAGAACTGTTACTTCATCGGTAGATAAAAGAACATCAGCCATTATGTGGCTCCTGTCACCTGATCGGTAATTGAGATATTTCCTGTTAACACTGTATAAACAGAATTAAAGCTGTCTCCAGTTTTTAATATCTCTACGTCATATACGTAATCTTTGTCAGGGTCTAGCTGGGCACCATCAGTTGGCCTAATCACGCATTCAATGTAATTTTCTCCAGTAGGAATGTTTGAATAAGCTTCTATTTGGGAAGAAACGCCGTCACTACCCCTTGATTCTGCAATCGTAAATTCAGCGGTATATCCCGAAAGAATAAACGCCGCACCACTAGCATCTTTGGGATAGATCAAAAAGCTATAGGTATCTCCCTTGTAGTATGAAAAGTTATAAGTAGCTGGGAAGCTCATTTTTTATCCTCCGTCTATTATTATAGCACGTTACACAATTGAAATTGTAATAGATTTAAGATTTGCATATGCGTCCATGTCTGAACGAAGCTGGGGTACTAATCCTGTGCCCCGATCTTTTTCACTTTCAAGATAAATATCTTGTGTAACTGTTAGGTCGTATGTGTGTTGATATTTAAGATTTGCGACAAAGCTTACAATTTCTTTATCAGTTTGTTTAAAAAAAGATCTTGCCCAAATCTCGGTATTGTTTGCAAATGTTGTTATTTCAAAATTATAGCTAATTCTAATCTGGCTACCGACCTTGAGTTCTCGCAAGTTAATCTTACGAATACTTGTGCCGTACAAACTATTTGCATTTTCTGGCAAGAACTCTTCAGTTGTCTCTTTTTTATCAAGTTGGTCAATATAAAAACTTACCCAGCCGTCTTCACCTTGAGAGGCACCTAGCTTAATGTCATCTGGAGCAGCGTTTACGTATTTTGCCCAGCCTGGTTTCTGTCCGTAAACAGGTGCAAAGTCATCTGCGTCTTTGCCATCTTTACCGTTTTTACCTGGAGCACCGCTGTCACCTTTTGGACCTTTTTGTCCTGGCTCACCCTTTGGTCCACGGTCTCCTTTTGGACCCATTGGCCCCTGGGGACCTGGTACTGGCAAAAAGTTGCCAGAGTCTGCTTCTGTGTTTGTAATGGATTGCTGAGCAACCTTGTCTGCATAATTAGCCTTTCTTTTAGGAAAATCCATATTTTTGCTAATTGCCATTACGAACCTTACTTGTAAGTTTTATAAACTTTGCCATTAACCTTAATCTTTGGCGAAATTTGTGGAGCAGGGGTAGAAACTTTAATAACTGCCATTAAAGCGTACTCCCACTAACGTCTGATAATACTTTAATAGTTCCAATAACTGGTGTCCATGTAGTGCTGGAGTCAATAACTGCCTGCACGTCAAAAGTAAGTTCTGCACTCACTGAGCGGTATCCCCCACCCCACAAGGATGTAATTTCTGTGGGTGCTGTAATGTCTACATAGCCGTTTCCCGCAATAACCTGTAGCTCATCAATTACATCGCTTCTTGGGTCATAGCTGCTTGCAGAGAATGTCCAGTTAGAAACATCAAAAGCTGTCTCTCCGTCATCGTCTAAAAACTCAACACGCATGGTAGCTGTATCACCTCTGACAACCTGCCATTGTACGTTAACAGGGTCAGCACCAAAGGATTCGGGACCGCATAGATTCATGTAAAAATTATACCATTGAAAAATAAAAAAGGGGCTGATGCCTAGCTGCGGTGGGTATGAGAGACGGACTAGACACCAGCCTGTATACAATTTTATCACAGAATTGTAACGAATATTGACTTTACGATAAATTGATGTTATATTAACAAGTTTTATTAACCAAGAAAAAATACTTATATATATTAAAGTTATAAAAACGTTATCAAAAAAGTACTTGACAAGACCAAGAAATGCTGTACTATATAAAAGGGTTGATTGATTATTATATATATTATTCATATTAACTCTTATAGAGTTTATTGAATATACTTATATATATCTTATATATTAATATACTATATATATTACTTATTATCTTTATTAATAATAAAATTTATTAAAGTGTCTACTTTGCTATCGAGCTTTTCATGACCTTCTTCTAATTTTGAATGAGAAGCCTCTAAGCGATTTACTTGATCACGTAAACTTCCTCCACCATTTGGTCGAAGCTCTTTGATAACTTCTTGTACTTCATTTTTAACGAAGCCTTCAGCTTTCTTGGATATGTGTCTAATAAAGCCAAATACGATTCCCAAAATTGAGAGAATACCTAAAATAATCGGGACATAGGTTTGCAACCACTCAGTAAAAGTCATATATATAATTATATTAAAATTTATTAAATTAAGGCCTTTTGGCGGGGTAAAGTTTCGAGATAAAGTACACTTTTAAGCAAGGCGGTAAAGTTCGTCGGTGATATAGAGATCCCCCTACACATATGCACAATAACAACCTAACAATCTTGGTTAACATGTGCAATAGATGTAAATATAGCAAATTGTAAGATATTACAGTTTATTCATATATAATTGTAAATATTTACAAATAGATATCGGCTTTTGCATAATAGCACATAAAAATAACAATTTAATAACAAATATATAACGTTTTTGTTACAGTATATGACCAAGAAAGATATCTGGATATTTCCCAAAGAATGTATTTGCTTTATTAGTGTACGTGTGATACTATGTAATTAATAGTTTTTATACACGAACCAAGAGAAATCTTGTTATTCCCTCGAAAATTTATTAAGACAAGCAATTCAGGATCCGAATTTGCTTATTTCTTGGTTTTGTAGTATGCTATTTGCTAACATAAGGAGAGACATGTCAGAAAAACCAACTACACATGCATATACATACCAAGTAAGTATGGTTTTGCAAGTTCTAGCTACCAGCGAAGAAGAGGCTAGAGCAAAATTAGATGAAAAAGGTGGATTTATTAGTGATAGAGAAGTTACCTTGCTAGATTCTGTAGCATTGCAAAGTGATAATACCTAAATTGCCCATAAATCACTATTGAAAATGATGTTCAGCTATATATCTTGCTGATCTGAAAAATTATTTTTGTAAGTAAGCTATTGCAGATTGCAAAATATTAATGTCGTCTTTTGCATTACCAAGAAAAGTGTTGCACCCTGAACATAAAAGACCTCTAATGCATTTGCCACACGAATATGCTCCTGAGCAACAAGAATGGTCATGATCTACTGACAATCGTCTTTTCTTAGTTTCTGGATTATTACAGATAGCACATAGACCGTTTTGCGACTTTTCAAGATCTATGTAGTCTTCTATAGAAAGCCCAAATTTTTTAATATTGTGCGAGTGTCCGACTAACTTAGAACATTCTCTACAGTATGACAAGTGACCCCAAAATTTTGACTTATCTAGATATTTCTCACATTTACGACAATGGATTAGTCCGTCTTGTTGTTTTTTAGGATATACCCGATTTTCATCATATCTTTTTGTGTCATATTCTTTCACACAATTTTTACAATATGTTTTATATCCATCAGGAGACTTTGATAATTTATGAAACTCTGAATATTCTTTTGTGACTTCACATTTTGTGCAATATTTCATAAAACTATTTTAACATAAAATTTCAGATACTATAAAAAATTCAGATACAGTTTTGACATAATTACAGAAATGTTTGATCGTGTATGATGCACTAAATATAGAATATAAAAAGAAAAAATCAGTGAGCACGTATGCCAGGTCTGATATATGTTTATGATGACCCTATGGCATAGTGGCATCTTTTTGGAATATACCGCCTAACCCGTATGCCCAAAGTCTATTTGTTTTTACTAGTTACCCGTACGCCATACCGCTAAAAAAATGCCACCCTAGTGGGTGGCATTCCTATTAGCGAATACTTAGGTTAGCTAGGGTATCCATAGGGCTACCTAGCATACCGTCAAATGCCTGACGGCTAGCTTGCCTACTTTGGCAATTGTGATTTTCTTTCCAGTATCTATTCCATAAGTCTGATGGAAGTATAGCTTTTAGAACATAGCCACACTTTTTACATTCAGTTCTTGAGGCTGGTATTGACCTAGCTCGCTCAGCGTTGCTAGTAATCCAACCATTCTCAGTAACTTTGAACTCAATTTTTCTCATATATTTCCTACTTTCTATTTATTAGCTATTCGTGTTATGGAATTCTCAGATAACTGAGAAACCATAGATGTTACCCTTGCGAACTTCTGCCCAATAGTAATCAGTAATCTTCTTAGCTTCAATTGGCGTTTCAGCGTCAAAAGAGGCGTAGTGAGTTACTGTCTTGTCTGAAGTCTTGATGAATGCGATTGTCATAATTCCTACTTTCTATTTCTAATTAGATACTAACACATACCCTGGACATTTATTTAGCTAACACGCCTACATTGGCAATTAGCTTTATAGCCAGTTTCAGATACTTGGCTGTATCCTAAACCGCAAATTCTACAACTGAAATTGAATTTCATATTTATACCTACTTTCTTTTTTAGTTCTTACTTAGTACAACAAATTTTTAGTTATTTTTATTCCCGATTTTTATAACGGAATGGTAACGCTTAGTTTATTTCACCATAAGCATCCCAGCAATACTCACAGCAGATTTCACCTTCTGCTGTTGTGCGAGGCGTGTGGTTATCACAAATCTCGCAGTATCCGTAATCATTTCCAATTAGTAAGTTCATCATTTGAACTCCTTTCTTTTATCTATACTTAGATACTAGCATAGGGGTAGGACATTTAACGGCATTTTTACTAAAATAAATAAACTTTTTTTATTTTTTTTTGCGGGCGTGTCTGCCATAATGTCTAGGGGTTGTGATAGTGTTCTTGTATCAAGTAGAAAGTAGGTATCACTAATGACCATCATTCCAGAAAACGCTCAATACATAATTCCAGGTTTGCCAGATGTTGTTTTGGTATTTGGAATGTTTGGAATACTTGCCTATTCCTTTTGGCTACTCATCAAGTAGCTACCTAGTTATCCACAAGGTTATACACAGCCTGTGGATAACTGGCTACCGACTTCAGACTATCAAAAGTCGGTGGCAACGATCATAAAACGTTACGATGATAATTAAGAAATCGTGGAAAAAATCGTGGACTTTTTACGATAAATGTCCATAGCATATGTTAGATTGTATAAATAAGAAAGGTCAACTAATGAACTATAAAGAAACTTACTCAGAGATAATTGCTAGGGCTACCCTTGGTCAAGTGGAGCAAGCAGCTACTTGGTATCTTGACGCTGAGAAGATTGCTAACAAGGTGGCAGACAACCTAGACACTACCCTGGAAGTTGGGGCAAGCGTAGTCTCCTCATTCTCACCTAGAGAGCGTTGGTCAACTAACGTTGAGAAGTCTATCGCATTCTCACTAGGCAAAGAGGTCAGGGGTCTAGGTAACAACTTGCGAATGGCTAACAACTCCCTAGAGCTAGGGTTTGACGCCCTCAAGGGATTGAAGACTAATGCCTTTGCTAAAGCTATTGCTGGTGACGCTAATGCGGTTGTGATAGATGTTTGGATGATGAGAGCATTAGGCATAGAAGGTAAAACACCTACTCAGTCTCAGTATGCTCAGATGGCTAACGCCGTAACCGAAGCAGGCAATGAACACGGTCTAACACCTAGAGTAGCTCAAGCCCTTATCTGGATAGTGTTCAGGGGTTCTGCCTACTGATGTATTCTTGGGGAGGGGGCTTGTATTCCCTCCCTGGAATATGCATCGACTCCCGAATATAACATTTGGATCACAACAAACAATTTACGAAGAAGTTTATGAAATCGTGGATAAATGTCCAGGGTATATGCTAAGCTGAAGCTGTCAACCAACGGAGGGAAAACCTATGAACAACGATTACACTTTTAGAGCTTTGGACCTATATGGCGACACCATTGACACCAGGACCTTTGATGGCAACGAGCTTACCACTGAGATTATCAACGTGTTCCGCCACTTCAACGAGGACCCCAAGTTCATTGTTCAAGATGACACTGAGGAGGTCATCTGGTCAGCAGATGGCAAAAGTGAGGTCCCTTTCTACACCCCTAGGGAGAAGGCTATCCAGCAAATCCTAGACGAGATTAGGGCATAGCCCCTTAGCAGCCCCACCCCTTGACAGGGGTGAGGTTCTGTGGTCGACCCGCTGTTATCAAACCGTTACATTTTATTTACGAAGTGGTTTACGAAATCCTGGATAAATGTCCTACCCCTGTGTTAGGCTAAAGCCATCAACCAAGAAAGGCCAACTAATGACCAAACACTACACCTCTTGCTCAGTCTGCCGTGTCAGCGTCTCTATTGCTTCAATGAGAGTTATTGGCTCTAATCCAGCTTGCCGTAAGTGCTACCTGGAAAGTCTGTCACCAATGGACTATATGAACTGGATTTTATCGGACTAAAATGTCCACCCCCTATGCTAGTCTAACTATATAAACAAGAAAGGAAAACTAATATGTCAACAATTCCAACAGTAACCGAGGCTCGTAAAATCTATGAGGAAGCCTATGGGAATATGGGTATTCATCACCTACTAGGCAAGCTCTATGCTCACGTTCCTGATGAAACCCTAAGCAGGTTTTATTTTGAAGCCCTTGAGAAAATCAGGGAAGATGAGGAGAACGGGGCTGTATGCGTATATTGCTATGGATACTACCCAAAGGGAACCACTGTATGCCCTGAGTGTTTTGAATATGATGGAATGATGGATACAACCGAAGCTAAAGAACAGGAACTAATCTAATGATGACAAGAAAAGACTATATTGAAGTAGCTAGTATTTTGAGACAATACAAGAGTGAGCTACCCCACGAAAAAGCGGCGTTTATGGTTATGGACTTTCAGGATATGATGTTGAAAGATAACCCACGCTTTGACAAGTCACGCTTTTGGAAAGCAGTATTCGCAGAGGAGAATGTAGATGCTTGAGAACCTTTTGATGTTTGCCTTTATTGCCCTTGGCATAATGAGCTTCACAACTATGGTATTAGCTTTTTGGAATCTAAAACTCCAAGATGAGAATGATAGGCTGAAGATGTATAGCCCTGGTGACACTCCTCCCTTTTAGGGAGGGGCTGTCTATGCCAGATCTGGAATGTGGGGGTCGATCCATATCGGCCCATGTATATCTTTTACGAAACGTTTTACGAAATCGTGGAAAAATCTTGCAAAATGTCCTAGGTATGTGATAGGTTATACCTATGAGAGATGGAACATATAAAGCAGACGCAGAGGCAGGGTTTTTTCCTGTTCAGACTAGTAAAGGGTATTGGGTTGCTTTTGAGGAAACTACCCCTCAAGAAATTGGGGAAGGTGAATATTTAGGAGTATGGACTGACCCTAAGACAAATAAAACCTATTATGATAAGTCAATTTTATTCGCTGACTTGACAAAGGCTTTATCTTTTGCTAAGCTGCACAACCAAATAGCAATTTGGGATAACGAGAGGCAAGAGGCAATAAATGTCTTATGAGTCAGCAATGGATGAAATAGAATTAGAAGAAACAATATATATGGCAGAAATAATGTTAGAAGATTTTGCTTGGATGCCCTCATAAATGTCCATAGGGTGTGATAGGGTAACAGTATAAACAAGAAGGGAGAAACCAAATGCTAGGCAAGCGAAACGAAGCTAGAAGAAAAGCGGAAGCCAAAGAGCTATTCCATAATATGTTGAAAGCCAAGCATAAGGTTGAAACTCCCAAGAAGTATAAAGGCACAAGGCAGTCTAACAATAATAAGGCTATTAGAGAAAGTAGAAATGATGGATGAGCAAGCAGAAGAAATCAAAGAAGCACTTGGCGAATACTATCAGAATCCACAAAACTATAACCTAGAGGCGTGGGAAGAAATTTTTCAAGATAGAGACCCTTTTGAGTTTCTATAAATGTCCACCCCATATGATAGGCTACAAAAAAGAAAGTAGGAGTAATGACTAGATATACCATCAACTATGACGGATTCGTTAGCATTTTAGCAAACAACGAGGAAGAGGCATATGCCAAAGCCAATAAATATCTAAGCAGAGCTAATCTAATCAATGATGGCGAAGAAGGCGAATGGTATATTGGCGAGGCAGAAGAAGCCTAAAATGTCCATACCATATGCTAAGCTAATCACAACAAACGAAAGCGGGAAGTAATGGGATACCTATCAGCAGTAGATATGTTGGAGCATACAGATATTGACAATGCTATTCAGTGGCATATGAAAGCAAATTCCTACCCCCCAATTCCAGATATGATGTTTGATAGTATAAAGAGAGCTATTGAACTTTGCAACGCCTATGACGAGGAAAGCAAAATTGGCTTGCCTGATGGCGTATCTTTTAGAGGCAGAGGCTATGCTACTGTCCTAGAAATAATTGACGCATACAACTTAGAAGCGTTTATAGAGCGTTACTAATTTGTTACTAAACAGGCTTGATAAATGTCCATAGCCTGTGCTAAGATAACTCTTGTAGCAAAAACGACTACAAGATAAACCAGAAACAAATCCTGTCGTAGAGCAGGTGTAAGGAAGCAAAATGGAAAACACACTAACTGTTGGCTCACAGTTCACCACCGCTAAGAGTGGTGTTACAGGCACTATTCAAGAAGTAGTTGCCAACAAAAATGGAACATTCAGAGTTCGCCTAGATGTAAATGGCGAGCCTCGCTGGACTACTGTTATCAAAAAGTAGTCTAACCTATTGTGCTGGGGTATCACACAAAACTGCCCCACTAGAACTAGGTTCGCTATCCTTAATGAAAGCCCATAGTAGAGGTAGCCGAAATGAACGCTTTCCCCTAGTTCACCCCCTAACAATCAAAAACAAAACTAATAATGAAAGTAGGATTTCATAATGGCAAGAAACATTAGCGTAAAAGTTCCAGTAGCAAAACTAATTGCTGAGATTGAAAGCAAGATTGCTGAGATTGAAAAGGCAGAGGCTGAATACCCTGCCAAGCGTAAGCAGTATGAGGCAGAGAAAGAGCAATACAAGAAAGATGTAATTGCGTTTGTGTCTAACTATCTAAAGACAAACAGCAACGGCATTGGCTATGAATATACTGACCCAATTCGTTTGTCCCGTCACTATGGCAACAGGTTTGAGGTATCCTTTGATGTTGATTACATTGAGGACTTTCCTAGAGAGCCAAACGAGCCAGAGCGACCAAACCAGAAATCTCATTTTGGTCGTGACTACACTACTAGAAAGTCACTGCTTGAGAAGAACCTAAACATTCTCAAAATGACTTCACAGGAAGAAGTAAGTGCCTCCACCTATGGGGCAATTATGGAAATTCTGTAATGACTGGAGCTGGGTATCTCTCTAAACTACCCGCCTACCCCCTAGATGAAAAAGGGAAGCTATGGAAAGCTTTTCTGACCAAGTGTAGTCTAGGGGGTTTGCTTTATCCTTGACATTTGGATCAATCTAGGGTCGACCCGCTGTTACCAATTTGTAATAAAATACTTTAAGAAAGTCTTACGAAGACCTTGCAAAATGTCCTACCCCTGTGTTAGATTATACATGTAAACATCCCCTAGCAGAAAGAAGGACCTCATGGCCCACGAATTAGAATTATCAGAAACTGGCGAAGCTACCTTTGCATCATTCAGAGAGCCTGCCTGGCACAAGCTTGGTACAGTGTTCAATGAAGAAGTGTCTACAGCAGAGATGCTAAAGCTTGCTAACCTAAATGACTGGAACGTCCGCTTGGAAGAAGTTCCTGTACCCGAAAACTTTTCATCTGACAAGGGTTACTCCTTTGTTACACGTACTAACCCATTTGACCGTAGCCAGAACGACATCCTAGGTGTTGTTGGTGAGCGTTATGTTCCATTGCAGAATGAAGACCTGTTTGAATTTGGCGATGCCATGCTGGATGGAGGACGTTGGGAAACTGCTGGCTCCATCAAGGGCGGACGTCAGGTGTTTGGTTCACTAGCCCTAGAGCGTGAAACGGTTCTGGACCCTAATGGCGTATCTGACAAGGTCAACAACTATCTACTAGTAAACACTAGCCACGATGGCTCAGTTGCTATTCAGGCATCCGTTACTCCTGTACGTGTTGTTTGTGCTAACACTTTGAACTTGGTACTTGGTAAAGGTCGTAAAGGTGTCAAGCAGTCATTCAAGATTCGTCACACTCAAACCGCTCAGGGTAAGGTGCAAGCAGCTCGTGAAGCCCTAGGCCTAGCCAATGCCTACATTGACGAATTCCAATTGCTTGCTCAGAAACTAATTGAAACTGAGATTAGCAAGAATACCTTTGACCAGATTGTAGCTAAGGCATACCCTGCTCCAGAGAAAGACTCCAAGGGGTCCATCAAAAAGCACACAACCAAAGTTGACATGCTACAGTCTATCTATACTGGAGAATATAACAACACCATTGCTGGAACAGCTTGGGGTGCGTTGAACGGTATGACTGAGCGTCTAGACTGGTACCGCAAAGCACGTGGTGGTAACAGCGAATCAATCTATGCATCAGCATCAGGGTTTGACCCAATGGTGAATGCAGAAAAGAATCGTCTAATGGCGATTGTTAGGGAAACAGTAGGCGTATAACCTACTTCTCCTGGGCATGAGAATAAACTGCCCTTCCCATATTCCTGATCTGGAATACTGGGGTCGACCAAACTTTTTAGTTAGTTAAACATTATTTGTTCTTTACGAAGAAGATTTTGAAATCCTGGAGTTTTGAACTTAAATGTCCATGCCCTATGGTAGTGTAATCATATCAACCAAGGAGGAATAAATGGAATTTCCAATGTTAGATTCAGAGCTTGTAAAGATTGAACTAGGGTTAGATGATGAGTTGACTCTTGTCCCTACCGCTTTTCTTATCACAGGCAGAGGCCCTGCCCTTGTTATGGATGAGGGTGTAGGCTGGTTCTTTGATGAAGATGAATACGAGAATAAGTCTAATGTAATGCTAGACAATGGGTTTACATATCTTTCAAGAGATATCACACTAGAACAAGCAAAGCGTTGTATCTCTGAGAATACTATTACACTTGAAAACCTTATTGGTACTTACAATGACCGTTACCGTGCAAACTTGTCACTATGGCAAAATCAGGTAGAGGGTATTGAACAAAATGTCCTAGCTTAGTGCTAGGCTACAATCAACCAACAAGAAAGTAGGAAGTCTAATGGCTAGATTTATAGTGAATATGACGGTAGAGTTCTCTGGAGAGATTGAGGCTGATTCCGCAGAAGAAGCAGAGCAGTTGGCAATCTATGACCAGAACTGTATGTATGTAGGTGTTGACGACATTCAGGTAGAGGAGATTGAATCAGATGATGATGAAGACTGAACCTAAGCTTAGACACGCTCGTTGTGGAGCTCCCACTTCCTTTGAGGATGTATCAGAGGGATACTATGCTCAATGCCCTGAATGTGATGAAGACTTATTTAGTTTTGAAACATACCAAAATGCAGAACACGATGAAATGCTAAAGGACGAAGAAGATGAGCAGTCTTCTAACTACCTGTAAAACCTGTGGGGTAACCCAAATACCAGACATTTGGTTTGGTGAATGTAAACGCTGTTATGACATGTATGAGGAGGAAGAAGATGAGTAAGTACGAGATGTGGGGTATGGAAAACATAATCAACGAAGCTGACTCAATCGCTTGGGAGGGTTGCCACAAGGTTTATATCCTGATGGATGAAAAGCAAACCCAACAAATGATTGACTATGAGTATGATTATTTAATTAAAGCTAAAGATAGCAATCCATATGACTTACTAAATACCGCAAGAAGTTGGTACGAAAATAGTTGCTATCTAAAGTTTATTGATGTAGTATATACAAATGACGAGGGGTCAGATGAGTTCTATTCCCTCGTTGCACAAGGTGAAAGTATATGTGAGGTATTGTAATGGATTTTGGAAAGATGTTTGCAGATGCCGTTCAGGTAGACCACTTGACAGAAGAACAACTAACAGAGATAGAGGCTATCTTTGAGGCAGAGGGGTTTGACTGTGACTAAAGAAGAAGCAATCAAAAGTCTAAGGCTTGAATACATAACCTTGCACAATGATGTAAGTTGTATCAAAGACCTAAGTATGCATTCAGTGTCCGTGCTAACTGGTAGGATGGAACAAATAAAGACAACGCTTACACAGAAATATGGAGTGAACGCAAGATGACTAAGCTTGAAATACTAGAAGAACTATATGACAGAGGATACTTCCACGGATTCCAAGATGCCCTGAGAGAGCTATCAGAGGTATTTGGAGAAGAGGCAGTCCAAAAGACAGATGTATGGAAAGAGGCACACAAATGATTCAATATATAAACAACAGACTAAGAGATTTCAAGAATGAGCTTGATAACACAACAGACGCTTCTCACGAGAATTATCTGGAGGGTATCATAGACGCTCACGAACATTTGCTAGAAGTTGCTATCAAAAGCAATGCTTGGGTTACCGCTGATGGTGACTATGGTCAAGGGGATGTCAGACAATTTGAGCCTGATAACTTGACAGCTGACCAATGGGATGATATTGTAAATATGCACGAAAACAATAGATATGACTATGTATCAGCTATCCTTGATGGCGATACCAAAACCGCAAGCAACATTAGGGAGGAATCTTTTGGAGATGTTTAGAACCGAAAGGGTAGCAAAGGTAAACCTAGCATTAGAATACTACATAGATGATGATGAGCATATCAAAACTGTATTAGCTAATGGTCATGAACTAACTAGGTCTATGTTGGAAGAATACTTCCTAGACAAAGCTGTTGATGACATTCTTGACTATATGGTTAGTGATATTAGACCTACCCTAGAAGTTGAGATTTTGGATAGGGTAGAGGCGTAATATGGAGTTTCTAATTATATTGCTATTTATATTTGCACCTTTGATAATGTTTGCGATTGGGGCATCTCAATTTGCCAAGGCATCTGAAACATTCAGGGATATCAAAATTCAAAACGAATTGCGTAAAAGGCAGTATGAGAAGTATAAGGATAAATAAGGTTGGTTGATGGGAAAGGGGAGGCTTCGGCCTCCTTTTTCTTTTTCTGGGATCGACCCCAAATTTATTCATATATATATAAAGATAAATAAACATTTACGAAGCATTAAGAAAAATCCTGGAAAATCCTGGACTTCTACTTGTAAATGTCCATACCATGTGATAGGCTCTGAGTATCAGAGAAAGGTAGAGGTATGGCTCATATAGCATTGATTGAAGATAAACAGGGTGACGTATTAGACTATGAATACTATTGTTCAGATTTTTGTGCGAAGGACTCTGATTACTATAATGGATGGTATGGAGCTGTTGAACTTTATACCCCTGAGACTTGCAATTCCTGTGGAGTTGCACTAGGATATGTAGAAGACAAATAGAAAGTAGGAATCATGGGAGCAAGAACTAATTTTGAATTGAAAGATGAAAAAGGTAGCGTATGGCTATACTCACACTGGGGTGGGGATAGTAAGGTTAGAGACTTTGCATATGCCCTGCAAAAAGCAGAGCCACGTTGGGGAGATGTTCCCTATGCAATCCGTATCGTAGTCTCGCAGCTGATTGGTAATGAGTGGACTAGTGAAACAGGTTTTGGACTAACCAGCTATCAGGCTGGAGAAGAAAGCTATGACACCTTGTCAGCTGACTTCACTAATAATACTGTTACATATCACAGTATCGTTTTTGACTTTGAGCATTTTGTAGAAGAATACGCAAACAGCTTGACAAACGTATAAATAACTGGTAGGCTGACAACAAATAGAAAGTAGGAAATCTATGCACGTAATTCAATATGTAGCCACACAGGCTGACAGTGCAGAGGAGGCACATGGAGATGTTGAAGCATTTCTCAATATGCAAATGGGCGACAGTGAAATCATCAATACATGGTATGACTGGTTTGTTACAGGTGGTGGACGCTGGAGTAGTAGTGATAAGCCTTACGACAGTAAGTATGTTGGTGATGTAGCACATCAAGACGACCCCAAGTTTCATGAGTATCTAATCAAGGCTCATGAGTATCACTTAGCAGAGCTGGGACGAGCATTAGACCAATCTAGGGAGATAGACTTACCTCAGATATTAGATAATATAGAGAATAATAAAGAAGGATTGTATCCTGATTACCATTCTAGTATTGCTTTATACCCCCTAACTAAATTAGCAAACATAGCAGGAGCTAGCTGGAACTATCACAGTTTTTTCTTTGATATCATCAATGAGATAACTTACCCCTCAGTTGTTCGTGAAAGCATTGAGGCTGGTGTTGACAACTGGTACATTGTTCCTGTAGACTTTCATCACTAGGAGTGGGTATGATATTAGATGTTTGTGATTGCTGTATGGAGGATAGAGTGTTAGACTACTACCCCCAAACAGATAACTATCATTGTGAAGTATGTAAAGAAGAAAGTAGGTAAATAATGAATGACAATGGCAATTGGGATATGGACGATGTCATCAATCTAGATGCATATGAGATGACTCAGAGCGAATGGGAAGAGCGGTTCAAGCCACAAGAGAACCACCTTGTTACAGGCAATGAACTAATGTTTGAAACCTATGGTGAAGAATTAGACTATGTCTTATCTAAAGACAACCACTATGTTTGGACAATGGTTCAGGGAGAGATGTCCTTGCTATTGGTTCCAGGTATTGGTATTGTAGATAGACTAGGTTACTATGTCTGTGAGATACCGTGGAAAGATTCTAGCGAGGTTGTGGTATTGTCATTAGACATTGAGTGCCACTGCTTTGATGAAAGCAATGACGAAGGTGACCCTGACTGTTCAGATTGTGAGGGGTATGGGTTGCGACCTGTATCACCAGAAGACCCTGAAGCAAAACTATATGCAGAGGAGAATGCATAATGAATTACGCAGATATTTTTACAATGAATAGCGAAACGACAGATGGAGAGGTGCTTGACCGTGTATACGAATACATTGAGAGAGAAGACCTATCCCCAGAACAAATAGTGCATCACATCAGGTTGTTGCTTGAATATGCAAAGGAGACATCATGAGTACATATGAAGTATATGTAAAACGTATTGAGTGGGGGATGACTGAGGTTGAAGCAGACTCCCCCGAAGAAGCTAAGGCCAAAGCATATGATGCTGTATATATAGATGGCATAGTGAAGTGGGGATGGACAGAAGAAGTTTTCTGGCTACCAGAAGAAGAAGAGCCTACCTTGGAGGGAAAGAAATGACAGCAACAATGATTCGTAACAAGAACAAAACTAAAACAAAGATTGACTGGGACCTTAATGTATGGTGTCCTGAGCAATGGTATGGTGAGGATACATTCTGGGACCAGGACCTGTGGATGATTAATGCACGTGTATGGCAACAGTCACCTCTTCCTATAATGGATACTGATTATACAATTACTCTTCTTACAAAGGAAGCTGAGGCAATTGGCCTAGTTGACTGGGCAAAGAAAACACAGGACCCCAAGAACCACAGTATGTTAGAACAAATAAGCATGGACGGTTGGCTTGACTTTGGACTAGATGGCTTTATTGATTTAGATACGTTCATGGCAAATTATAAAGACCGTTTGTCACTTAGGATACTAGAATTCCTAGAGACGCTTCCCAAGTACATTGAAGATTTAGACCCCAGAATGGTCTATTAGAGTTGGTGGGGTTGAGGGTATTCCTACTTTCCCCTTGCCCCCATCACCTTTTTATGAGATAATAGAATACGGAGGTATATGAGAAAAAGCAGAGAAGAACAGGTAGCAGGCAAAATGGCTGATATGCTTTCTGATTTGCGATTAGACCTAGACCAAGTAGGAGTTTATATAGCTAGGCATAAGCCAACTATAAACTACAACAGGTTACAGGAAATAGCGGATAGTGCCTACTACGCAAAGACAAACCAAGAAACAGCAAGAGAAGAATTGAGTGATGATATAGATGAGCGGTTCAGACAATACAGGACAGACGACTTTCAATGACAAGTGCGGCATCCTAGCAGACCTATGGATGAATTATCGGGCAGACGCTGATTTTTCAGACTTTATTGAATACAATGACTTAGGGCTACCCCTTGCATATTTACTAAGTGAAAAGATTGTTTCAGGAAACAAAGAAGCAAATACCTTTATTGATGAAACCTTTGACCTGCTGTTGGCTGCATTAGGTCTAGAGGATGAAGGGTATGATGTGCTTGATGACCTACTAGCTAGGAGTATGGAATAAATGTCCATAGGATATGATAGGGTTTTAGATATGACAAAATACACCGAAGAAGAAATGTCCGAGTTATACGATATAGCAGACACTCTAAACAGATTTACACTTGACCTTGAAGAACAGTTTTGGGGTGACGAGGAAGTTGTTTATACGCCAGATGTGTATAGGACATTTCTCTATGAGAACAACCTATACACTAGCCTATGCTTTTTTATTGCCCTAGAGAAAATGACATTAGACTCTCTAACAGATAACGAGTTATCAGGTATTCTCAATCTTCACAACAAGTATCTAGATATCACTGACACAGACTAGTAAAGTTTATACCCCCTTGACAAAAGGGGGTATTCTGTGATCGACCCAAAGTTATCAAAATGTTACCATATCCCATATATAAAAACCTTTACGATGGATCATATAAAATCGTGGGTTGTTTTGAGGGTATTACGATGATCAACTTGACATCCTGGGCTATATAGGATATAATTATGTATAGAAGTTGGATAGGTGCAAGCTAGCTAACGTCATTGCGATGTGGCTATGAACTAGCTATCCAGCTTCTTTTTTTTATGCATCGAGCATGACCTATATTAAAAACTATTTAGTTTAAAAAGTATTACGATGGACCTTTTGAAATCGCTGGTTGTTTTAGTATATCTATAATAAAACTATTTAACATGTATGTAACATCCAGGGTATATGATCTTAATCTAGTATATGTATTATATGTATAGGTATATTAACACTTAATGGGTTATCTGTTGGTATACCCCAAATTTTATAACAGATGCCGTAGGCATTATTAATTAATTTATTATTTATTACGAAGGAGGGTATAAAATGCTGGAAGGTATAGTACTTACACTAGGTATGTATATCATATATTGGTTAACCATTATACGTTAATACCCCCTATAAGAGAATAAAACATTTTCTTTATTTTTAAAACATTTTGATCTATTTTTATTTATTTTTGTTTATTTTATTAGATTTATTTATATTTTTTGAGGGTATAAAATTTACCTATCTTGGTAATTATCCCCCTATATATAAACACTATCTCCCAAAAAGACATTACGATGAAGCTTTTGAAATCCCAGACTGTTTTAGCATTATATAGGATATGGGGCTATGGAGATATAAAATTTTGATTACGGTTTTATAACTATGTGTTCCATTATCCATATATCTCCACATAACTCCACTTCCCTCCACATAGCTTTATAATCAGTAAGATATTATTTCATTACGATGGCTATAAAATAGCTCTCAGAAGCCATAGAATCAATTCTGCGAGGGTAACAAATCATCTTGGTATAAAGGCGTAGCCTTCAAAAGATTTATGTGTGTTACACTAGAATATGACAGAATTTGCACTATTAGGTTTGATCTTAGGTTTTCTATATTCCTATATAAACCTAGAAGAAAAGATTAGGGCCAATCCCGTATTTCTTTTTTGGTTTAGATTAGTTGGTGTTCTTATAGGTATTCTTGCTATACATCAATTGAGTATGAATTTGTCTATGCTTATGTTGTAGACCCTCAAAAAATTATGCAGTTGTGACCTTTATCAAATATATCATTGATAGTTTTAGTAGACTTATCTACATCTTGTGACTTGCCAGTGAAAACTGCAAACTTACATTCTGTACATTTCTTTACTACAGTCCATCCTTGTACATCTTCTTTTGTATAGAAGACTGTTGTGTCTACATCTGTGGTTATTGCTGTTTCCATTTTATACCGTTTCTAAATCTAAATAACGAGAACCCTAGAAGAGCTTCGTCCGAAACTCCCCTAGGGCCTCTAGCTCAGCTATTGCCTATGCTGAATATATTATACATCTGATATTAGAGTTTGTCAATCGTTTCGATTGTATTGCACTCTATTTACCGCCGAACTTTATCGCTTCGCTTTAACGCTGATCACTAACGTATTTATGAATCATTTCGTCGCTGAACTTAAAGTAATTATCTTCTTTTACGAATATAGCTGCCCTGCCAACATATGCATCAGGGTTAATATGCTGTAGCACTTCTTTGTAGTGGTTTCTGTTTACGAAGTCGTCCCAGAAGAAGGTAGTCCCTGGCTTGGCCATGTTCCAGCTATACATAAATGTTGCTGCCCTAAACCTACCGTCAACAATGACAAGATTAAAATCATCTATGTCCCATGGTACTCTTATGTATTGCCTGATTGTGTTGAAGCCTTCTGGCAATCCCAAAGAGTACCCCCAGTCAGTCGTTTCCCCCACGTCTACATGGATAGGCTTAATCAGATCTGAATGATTGCATGTATCTAAAAGATTATTTAAATAGTTTTTGTCTGTTTCAACTGTAGTTACTGTTTTATTATTTTGATAAGCGTAATAAGTTGTACCGCCAGAACCATACTCTAAAATGTTTGTTGCTGTTGAAATGAGATCTTTTATTACGATTGCCTCAAACCTTGGCATTGATATTTCATACATTAGTTATCTATTGTATCACTTTTACAGTTTTAGTGGGGTGGATGGAACTTGAACCCATGACCGAACGATTATGAGTCGTTTGCTCTAACCAGCTGAGCTACCACCCCTTGTTTAATTAAGGTCTATCTATGTAGTATCCTTTTCTTACATTTGATATGTGTCCACTTGCACTGTAAGCTTCCATGTCTTGATGAAGGTTACCCCGAAACTCTTTGGATGGATCTATTTCTGCATCATCCCATACTGGTGTAACTACTGTTCCAGTCTCTAGGTCATCCCAAGGGTCATTACCTAATCTAAGGTGTGCCTCTATTACGTATTTACCTTTGTACTCTAAGTTTATTGCTGTAATCTTTTCATCATTCCAGGGTAGTTTAAGTTTAATGTCGTAAGGATGAATATCACTATCTAATCTAGTCCATGACGAGAACTGTGTTAGGTTATCGCTTGTGTAATGCTTACCCTGCCAGACACTGCGTGTGTAGAATATCTTAGTCTTGGGGTCACGATGAAAGTCTATACTCAGGTGATCTCCTTCAACCCACTCACACCAGAAGTGCCCAGGCGGAACTACATCATTGTTAAGTAATTGGTTGTACATGTCATCACTGTACCAAAACCTTTTGGCACCTATGCCCATCCCGTATAAATTATAAATAGGTCTTGAAATATAGTAGCCATCATGCAAAGGGTTGACCGCTGCAGGTCCTGCCTTCAAGCCTTGTTGTAACGCAATCTCCATCTTATTAAAAAGATTACGATACTTAGGAAAAATCCTCCAAGTTTGAAAGTCTTCTTCTGCTACTACGTTTGAAAGATCATCTGTCATTAGTTGTAAACCAAACTGCTATCCAAAGCATGGCAACTAAAGACAATACTGCCAATATCTCCATTACGAATCCTTCCAATTATATTCCGACTTTATTAATGCTATTGCTGCCTGGAATCCTCTATCCCATTCAGGATTTTCAGACTTATCTTCAGACTCTTTAATTAATTTAAAATACGATTCTAGTATTTTGATTGACTTTTCTTTTTCATTCACCGTTGCTCCTATCTCTAAAATGTTGTGGAGGATGTTCTTGAGATGCCCTCATTTTTTGCCTAACTCTTTCTATAACTTCTGGTGGTGTCACGTAAGGATCTATTTTAATATCTAAATCATCATACGTGTCTATAATTCTATTACGAGCATTCCCTATGTCATGCCCTGCTTTTTCGTGAGAGTCTAGATGTGTCAAAGCTTCCCGTGGTGTTTTTAGCTGAGGATAAATTTCTGTATCCCAATCTACAAACCAACAACCACAGCACTCAATAAAGCCACCTACATGCTCAAACATATAAATATCTGAATTACTGAATCTTGCAAAGCTCACTTCTGCCCTCCTTTGATTAGTGCGATTAGTGACCTGATGATTGCATCTCTTGTGACTGTAATATCATCCCAATCATGTTCAAGTTCATCCTCTAACAGTTTTATAGTTCTTTCTTCTGTATCTTTAACACCAGCTTCGTACCCCTTGGTCCAATATAATTTTTGTTCAATGCTCATCCTAGACCTCCCCAATTTTTTCAGCTAGATGTTCTCTGTAATCATCTACAGGTTCTCCACATGTGCAGATATTTAAAAATCCCCCTGCTGTTTTGTCGGTAGGTTCGTGTTCCTGGACAGTGGCCGCTGGGACAGCACTATCGTACCCCAAAGCTTGCAAACCTTTAAGAACGCATGTCTCTGCTCCATCACCATACCGATGAGTGTATGAGAATCCATTCTTATGCCAGTCTTCTAGGCTTAGTGGCTTATCCCCTTCAACAACAAGGTAGTCATTGACATCGTCTGGCCTTGTTCCCCCACGCATACGACCAATATATATTGTGTTGATTAGGCGTTCATTAATCTTAATGTCTACATGTAATGGCATTATCGTCCTTTATGTCACCTATACGTTACATTAACAGATGTAACCTATAAGTTACTAATCTTTCTTCCTTAGGGTAAACACAAACACATGCTTACCAAAATAAAAATCAATTGATGGATCTTTGAACGTCGTTGTCATCCATCCCCAGTGAGACGTGCTGTAAGACTTGGGGGTATAGTGGATATAATGCAACCACCTAAACCCTAAATTAATATATCTATGTATGTTTATTGGCTGTTCATTCATCTTTGCACTCCTTGTATATGCATTCATATTCTACATTTTCTCTGTCAACATAGGCTATCATGAGCCTATGACATTTAGGACATAGAGTTCTTTCTATCTTATAGATTAAACTCATCCCAGTCCCCCTCGTAACCGTAGCTTACCCCCAGGTTATTCTCAGGAGAGTACAAAGCTACCTCTCTAGGCTCTAAATATTTTGTTTGCCTATCTGATGTAATATGAAATAGGAAGCCACCCTCTTCAATCAAGAGATCGTGGTCATCGTCCTTCATACTTGTTATGTATGTATCTTTGTTGGCCATTAAGAATGTCATTTTTTAAGCCCCATGTTGGATGCCCTCCACTGTGAAGGCGAGTGGCCATCTTCTACTTGTTGCTTATCTATTTTGTCTTCGTATAGCCTCAGGATATGAATGCAAGGGTCTTCACCCTCTTCAAACGCATAATCCTCTGCTATAGACATCGGCAGACCATCATGAGTTTCACAAACTGGTGGGCCTATCCAGCCTTGGTCGTAGCCAGTCTGTAGCCACTCGTCAAAATCTATTTCCTTAGCCATTTATACGCTCCCCACCAAATAAGTAGTGCCCCAAAGGACAACCAATATGCCCAGGCGGTTCCTAACAATGCTTGCATTTCTGGAAACATTACGCTCCTCTTCTAGTTAACCTTGTCTTCTTTATACCAAAGTATATAGTTTCTTGTAGAGAGTCCGATCATAATGGAGTTGGCAACCATAAAGCCATACTGACTTGCCATCACAGCAACAGTAAGTGCTAGAGCCATTCCGATACCCGTAAAAATAAAACTAACTTTACGCTTTTTGCCTAACAGCCACATACCATAAAATCCAAATAGCATGGACAGCCAGTCTAATCCGTAATAGTTGAATAAATCCACCTGCATCTACGCCTCTCTATACCTTTATACAGTATATCGAAGTCAAAGCCTAATTGCAAGTCTTTATTCTAAAAAGTCTAAATTGTAATCAATCTCTACGCTAAGTAGTTTGGTACTCATCTCTACTTCTTCGATACCCCTGCTGACAAACTGTAGCTCTTTATCTACTTCGTCTAAAATTTTATTTATTTCTGCCAACTGTTCGTCCAGGTAGCTAGTATCTTTTTCCATATCTTCTAACCGTTCAATATCTCTGGGTGAATGTCATCAAACTCTAGGCCGTCGTCTCCAAGCCATAGCTCAATTAGCTCTAGGATACGTTCTCTTTCTGCCTGTACGCCTTCGTAATAGGCAGATTCCATATCGTCTGTTGAATGCATAATAATATTATATGTTATTTTGTACACATTGTCAAACGTTTTTGATGTATAATAGTAGTCTATGTTTAATGAAGAATATCCTATTTTTGAGGACAGGGTCTACACCTTATCTTATGACGATGAAAACGGCAAGCTTGAATATAAAGTAACTGGCAAAGAAATTATGGCACAGTTTAGAAGAGAGTCATTTCTAGAAAGCCTTATTAATAAGATCACTGATGAAAATACTCACGATAATTTGCTTGACGACCTTCGTGAGCTGTAGTACAATATAAAAAATATAAAGTCTAAGGAGATTTTCATTGTCAGTTACCTGTATTTGTGGAGAAGTTCTTCGAGGGATTAACTTTCAGGAACTAGATGCCAGGATAGCCTTTCATCTTCACCAATCTGGACACAGGTTTACTCAGAAATAATTTATTATGATTAAAGAAAATATACTTAACTTTACCGCTGTGCTCAGCATATTTGTGCTTACTGGGTCATCTGTTAATGCAGATGCAATCCAGGGTAACTCTAATAACTTAAACATTGTTTATGTTAAAGAATTTGTTGAGCCTACATCCCCCGAAATTAGGACTCAGCTAGATGATCTAGACAAGATTATTCTAGAAAAAGAAGGCGAGCGTAAGGTTAGAGAAGCGGAAATTCGCTTGGAGGCAGAAAAGCAGAATACTATCAGGATGAATGAATGGGCAGAAAGTAATCTGTTTATATCTAAACAGGAAATTAGAGATAGAGAGATTTCAAAACTAATAGCCCAGGTAGGCGTTGCTCCCTATGGATTTGGGGCCACGCCTGAGATTTGGGATTGCTCTGGACTTACTAAGTGGTATCTGCAGGGACAGGGAATTGAAGTGGAGCACTCTGCAACTTCTCAAGTTGTTAATGGTACAAGGGTTAAGACTCCTATTGCAGGAGACTTAGTAGGTTTTCAAAAGCTTGGTGCCTCTAGCTATTTTCACATTGGAGTTTATGTTGGCGGAGGTCTGATGGTGCATACCGCCAATGTTGAGAAAAACACAGAGTTGCGTTCTATACAAGAGTTTGCTAACATAGAAGATAGTAATGTAGTATACGTAAGATACTAGAAGGGTATGAGAAAATGCATGACAAAGAAACACAGAGAGTAATGGAGCACGCTCAACAAGATCTCCAATCTTGGATGGCACAGGCATCTCGTGACACTAACGAGCAAGCTATCAAGGCCTGGCAAGAAGGATACATCGCTGGGGTTCAGCGTGGTATCTCCGAGTCTAAGGTAGTAACAGAAGTAGAAGAAGTCTAATTATTTAATGAAGAAAACAATCCTTGTTGTGATGCCAGCATATAACTCTGAGGAAACTATTGGACGGGCTATTGAAAGTATCTTAAATCAAACCTATAGGCATCTTAAGCTTATAGTTATTGATGATTGCTCTGCGGACAAGACCGTCAAGATAGCAAAGAGTTATGCGAAAAAAGACTCAAGGGTTTCTGTTTATTCTAATAAAAAAAATCAAGGAGCGTATTACTCCAGGAACATGGGGCTTTTAATTGGCAGCAAAGAACGTTGGAGCTACTTCACAACACACGATGCTGATGATGTTTCTTTCGAACATCGCTATGCAACCTTAATAAAGTATTTAGATAAAAACGTTGTGGGTGTGGGAGATACCTTTACCAGGACCAGGCTCTCGGACAGCAAAGAGATTACAGACATAACCACAATGGCTCATGCACTTTTTAAAAAAGAGGTGTTTGATGGCATAGGATATTTTGAGCAAGTGAGGTTTGGGGGAGACTGGGAGTACTGGACAAGATTACGAGAGTTTAATAAACTAAATGATTTAACTACACGCAATTGTAAGACAGTTCTTGGCATTTCCTATATCCATGAGAATAATTTAACTGTCCAAATACCTGAGCGTTCGGCAGCTAGGGCAAGATATATTAAGAATACTCGTAAAAAGCTGGCCAAGATATCTGGCGTCAATGATCTTTACGAAAACTTTGAAGGTAATGTTAAAGATGTCAAACGCATAGCTTAAGGTTAATGCTATAATTAAAGGATGTGTCCTGTTTGCAAATCTGAGCTAGTCTTTGATCTTGTTACAAAGATAGCTGGCAAAGACATTACAAACTTTATAGAAAAATGCACAGCCTGTGAATACAGGATATCGGTAATACAGTTTAATGAAGATATAGAGGAAGATCTGTTTTGATGGGGAAAGATGTGGCAGTGGTTTTACTTACCTGGCAAAGAATACCAGCTCTTAGGAATACCCTGAATAAGCTTTCTAGACAAACTTATCAGAATTTTGATGTATATATCTCAAACTCAAATGACAAGTATAAAAATAAGGTTGAAGAAACGGCTAGATCTTTTAATGGTCAGTTAAACATCTGGGTGAGCCATGATGGCAATGATTACTTTGCTTTTCGAAGATTATTTATAGGGCGTTATCTTGCTAAACATAAATATAAGGCTATTTTATTTATTGATGATGACATTAGCTTCCCCGAAACCTACGTAGAAAAGGTTTTGTCTCAATGGGAGCCCAAAACGTATAAATCTGGATTTGCCTGGAGACTATACGGTAAAAATTACTATAGAGATCGTGAAAGAGTCTGGTCCAATAAATACAAAATTAAGTATTGTGGAACTGGTATTTCTATGGTTGATGCAAAGCTTTTTCTTGAGGATGATCTTGTTTACAACTACCCCGCAGGTGCGTTAAAAATAGAAGATTTGTGGATGTCTTATTATGTTGATCATAAGCTTAAAAGAAAAGGCTGGAAGCTGAAGTACATGGAGACCCCTGATGTAGTTATAGGTGGCTCCGATAGGGTAGCACTGTTCAAGAGTGTAAAAGCTGGTAGCTACGACAAGACAGACCTGTTGCTAGAGCTAATTGGTATGGGTTGGCGTATATAGTTTTGACAACCGAGGCAATAAACGGTATAATTGACCCTAATATATTTTAACAAGGAGATAAATGATAACGGTATACACAAAGCCTGCCTGCGTCCAGTGCGACGCTACAAAAAGACATTTAGATAAAGCTGGCCTGGAGTACGATACGATAGATATATCAAAGAATCCAGATGCATTAGATAAGATTCTTAATTTAGGTTTTATGGCTGCTCCTGTTGTCATTACAGATAACGATTCCTGGTCTGGATTCCAGCCAGATAGGCTAGATGGTCTAGCTAATTAAATAAACAATATAAGGTGGGTAAAAATGATTAAGCCATTTGAAGACAAGGTTTTGCTAAAACCTGTTAAGGATGAGGAGCAGCTTTCAAGCTCTGGCCTAGTGCTAACTGGTATGAATGACGAAAAGCCGTCAGAGGCGATTGTGGAGGCTGTTGGTCCTGGCTTGGTGTTTCCTAATGGTAGCAAGCTAGAGATAGATCTCAAACCAGGAGACAAGGTGACGTACTCCAAGTTTTCTGGGGTAGATTACGAAGACTATGTTCTAATCCCGTACAAGGACATATTGGCGGTGTTGGACGTTGAGTAATCGTAGAATGCAACAAAGAAAATACAACAAAGAGACTGCTGCAACCATTCGAAAAGCAAAGCAGGATATGGAAGACTGGATGTCTGGACTGCAATCCCCTCCTGGAGAGCATGACCTAAAAGTCTGGCAGGCAGGATATATCTATGGCTTAAATAGAGGTGCAGGGAATAGGGACAAACACAAATGACAGTTTATATTAGGGAAAGTCCAGAGCCAATCAAGGTCTTAGACAAGGGCTACGTAAGACTAGTAGACATGCTAGGCGATGACTTGGCCGTAGTGAATGCTGCTAGGGTATCTTACGATAAAGAAAAGAATGAATTTGATGAAAAAGATGCAAAGCTGTTGAAGTTCTTGCTACGTGAAAAGCATACTAGTCCTTTTAGACATGCTGCACTTACTTTTGAAGTTTATGCTCCGCTTTTTGTAGCTAGGCAATGGTGGAAGTATGCTGTAGCCTCGTCCCACATTGATGATCAAAATGGATGGAACGAATCATCTAGGCGTTACATTACAGAAGATGAAGAGTTCTACATCCCACAAGCCTCTGAGTGGCGTTCTAAGCCTGAAAATAGTAAGCAGGGTTCTGGAGCACCATTAGATTCTAGTGCTGGCCAGAGGCTTACAGACAGACTAGAAGAGGTCGTAAGGCTTGGAGAAGAGGCGTATCAAAGTGCTATGGAGCAAGGTGTAGCACCAGAAATTGCCAGGCTGTTCTTACCTGCGTATGGCATGTACGTAAGATACAGGTGGACAGTGTCTCTGCAAGGTGTCCTTACATTTCTGGACCAAAGAATGCCTCATGATGCACAAAGCGAAATTAGAGAATATGCTGAGGCTGTTCTTAATCTAACTAGGCAAGCATTTCCAGAAACAATTGATTTGCTTTACGAAGACTGTTAAAATAGTTTTATTATTAAAGGGCTAGGCATTATATGTCTAGCTCTTTTTTATACATTGATATCAATTATGGCGTATAATTGTTCTAATATAATTCAATACGAAGGGAGTAGTTATGAAAGACTACGATATTCTTGACCTACATAGTAACTCAGATATTGACGAACAAGTAATTGATATAAACGACATTCTGAATGAAGGATCTATACGAGAAAAAGAAAGAATAGTTAAGCTTTTAGAAAATAAACTTAATTCTATTCCCTGGAAAATTGGTGATGGTAGAACTGACAAGACGGTTATTCGCAGAACAATCAAAGAGATCATATCAATTTTAAAAGAAGAGCTAGATGCAGAGCATTACGAAGCAGCTTCTTAACCCCTAATTATGGTATAATTATTTAATATGAGTAATCCAGGAGGGCTTAGCCCTAACAGACAGAGAATAATTGAGCAGAGGCAAAAGCAGAATGCTTCTAAAAACAATGAAGTTGAGAAGCAGGAGTCTAAGCTAAGGCTTGAGAAGAGCAACAGAGAAAAGTATGAGGCTCAAGAGCTAAAGAGAGCTCCTAAGATTCAGGTAGACCAGAAGATAGTTCTTTGGTCATGGCTAATAGGAATTGCCCTAGCCTTCGTAGCTTCTGCCATTGTATCTTTTAATGGCATCACATCTGTTGCTGTCTTTGTAGGGCTTTCTCAAGACTGGATGGCAGGGCTATTCTTTTTCTTTATTGAATTAATGTATCTTCTTTTCTTGGTGGCATACCTCGTTCTTGCCTCAAGAGTTTCTGAAAATGGTATGCCCGAAAAAACTATGGGATCTTTAGTAGGAATGATTGCCTTCGGTGGCCTAGCAGTTGTTGCAAATGCGTTTCACACCTTTGATTATTGGAACTGGGCATGGACAGAGCCACGCATGTGGGCTGGAACCATCCTTGGAGTAGCAGCTCCTCTGGCTATCATTGCATCTAGTAAAATGGCAAGCCGTGTTGTGTTTGCTAAAGCAGTTAAGCCTGAAGAGGTTATTGCAGAATAATGGTCAAAACAGCGAAACATCGTAAAGCCATGGCTGCGGTGTTGCGTGACCTACATTTCTATAAAGAAAAATCTGGCTGCAAAGACTGCAGAAATAAATTTCCTCATTATGTTTTAGAGTTTGATCACAAGCCAGAATTCAAAAAGCTTGATGGTGTCTACAGGGTATTAAGAAATTACGGAGAGCAGATGGCATGGGCCGAGGTTGCAAAGTGCGACGTCGTTTGTGCCAATTGTCATAAAATTAGAACATATCAAAGGGAACAAGAAGCAGCTTGAAAGAATTAAAAGACAGCATTCGAGAAATACTGTTTGCTATAGGTCAAGAGTCTAAGCTACATAAAATAGATAAAGAAAACTTTATCTTAGAAATAGACTATGAAAAGTATACTGAAGAGATTGTAGCTCTTATTATGGAAGACGGCGAAGCGTCTTAAGCTTGTGCCCTACCATTTGATCAGTAGGCTCATCCCCATTGTACAATCTAATAACTGCTGCTGGCTCTTCCTCACTAGCTGTAATGGTTACATCGGTCCCTGGAGGGCTGTAAGATCCACTGCGAAGGATTCTGGTAATCTTTCCCTTAGCTCTACCCCCAGAACTATTCCATGAGACCATGTCTCCAACCTTTGGCTCTTCTGCTTTCATAAACCAGTCTGCGTAATTTCTACTGGGCATTTTTCCAATAGGCCCTTTAAATATATCTCCGAACAATGCCTTATCCTTTTCTCTGTTTACTATTGCACGGGACCAAGAAAATCCTGCGTCCCCTCCCCATGCGTCCCACATAATTCTACCATTAGATGGGTATCCTTCTTCCCCTGAACGGAATCCTTCTGCACCTTTAGAAGCCTTCTCGTGTCTAGAAAAAAACGAAAACATCCTTTTCACAACACTAAGTGACATGGATCTCCCTGCTACGATATCTGTGGCCCTACCCCATCCGACGGGTGTCCCTGCCCCAGTGGCCTTTCCTTCTTCTTTCCACTTTAGTGCTCTTCTAGCTGCGGCCTTCATGCCATCGTTAGGAGAGTAAGTTTCTGCCTTAGACATTTCGATCATATCATCTTGCATACTTTCTGGCATTTCATGATTATCTAAGCTATCTAGTATCTGTGCATCCTGGAACATCATTCCAATACTGTATGGGGTTGCCTCCCAAGATCCGTCTTCGTCATACTCATAGACCCTTACGGACATAGCTGGGTTTTCTGGAGGCATTGATTCTAAGGCGTATTCTGTTCCTGGCTCACCCAAAACTCCACCTTCCCACATGATATGCTCTACACGACCGTGAGCAATTCCCTCTACGGTCATTCCCATTACGAAGTCACCTTCTTTTATATGATTTTTATGCACTAGATTTGGCTTTCTGTATTCTATTTCTGTTCCTGGCCAGGCTTGTGGATTCTTAATTCCTACCCCTCCGCCTGACGTGAGAACTTCTTTTTCCTCGTAGGCTTGTCTATCAAGCACTGATGGCTCCGCAGATGCAGATTCAAAACCTTCTACTCCTGACGGAATTCTTTTCTTGCCTTGCTCAGATTCGCTCATGTTGATTGCTGTAATTTGATTCCGAGCTTCAGCCATTGTTGGGTGACATCCCATCACGGTGTTGTCATCATCTTTGATTACTGGGTATCCACTACATCCGTAGCTTCCACGCTCTCCTATTGAATATGGCATAATACTATTCTATCATAAAAAGAAAGATCCCCACACAACGAAATACCGCACGATGGCCGTATATAGAAAGAGTAACTAATTCCATCCTAAAGTCCGTGTGGGGACCTAACTATATTATAACTTATTTAATTGTAATTTTCTTCGGCTTCTCTTCCTCTGGAATTTCTTTAACTAATTCAATAGACAAAATTCCGTTAGTGAGACTAGCCTCTGATACCTCCACATATTCAGGTAGCTCAAACTTCCTTACGAACTTTCGAGCTGCAATACCCTTATGTAGATAGTTGATTTCCCCTGCCTCTTCTTCCTGTTCGCCTTTGACGATTAGGATACCCTTTTCTACAGAGATATCAATTTGTTCTTGATCAAATCCAGCTACCGCAAATTCCAGGGTAAACTGCTCTGGACTCCACTCAATTAGATTGTATGGTGGGTAGCTAGGCTTAGCTGTTGCTGTTACTTTACTTGGAAACATTCTGTCGAATTCCCGACCAAATGTTTCGAATGGGTCTACAATAGACATCATCATATTTTCCTCCTTGTGTTAAGCGAGTTTCATGCCCCCTATTTAGGCGAGCAAATATATTATAGCAGATTATTCGTCTGCTGGCAACAGGCTTACAACCTCATCATAAGCCTTTACGACCTGCCTCATATGCTCTGGGGCAGTACCAGAGTCTCTATACGCTTCTACAATAGGCTCCATATTATCTTTAAACAAATAGAGTGTTTTCTGTACGTCTTCAATATATTCAAAGGCAGAGTCTCTTGACTCTGACAAAAACTTTAAGAACCCATCTGTCTCTTCTATATCTTTAACAGTTTTATTAGATACTAGATCTTCCAGCTGTTTCTTAATAGTGTTTTTGTCCACAACGGCTTGGACCATGCCGCTTGCAAGCTTTACATTTTTATACTTTAAATGTACGGTATAGGATACTATGCCCCCAAATGCAATTACGATTAGGGCAGCTACTAGTATTTCTAAAAATGACAATTAGTTCTCCGAAATAAGTTTGTTTAGCTTGCTAATTGATATTGTTTTTGTTTTGTTGGCATTAATAACGTTAAGAATTCTTTCACGCTCAATCCTCATACCCTCGGTTATCAATGCGTTAGCAACTTTTCGCTGATCTTCTGTAATCTCAAAGCTATCAGACATCTTCGCCACCTTCCCTTACGAGCAAAACTATTGCTCCTAGATCTTCCAGGGCAGACTTTACCCTTACCATATATTCTACCGCACGACGCTTGTCTTCGTCAAGCAACTGATTAAAGTTTTTCTCAGGTGCTTTTACGGTAAGGAACTGATCATTATCTACAATGACAACTCCAAAGTTTTTTGGCTTGTACGTGTCCAAAGAATGGACTGCTTTTTTCATTTCAAGATTGTACATTATTTCTTTTTTCTCCTATCACGCAAAGCAATTACTCCCAAGGTGACGTTACTCCAAACACCTGCTAGAACCGCTATCTGAAAAAATATCTCGTTCATACCCTACTTCTTATCAATTGTTAAATACTGCCATGTTTTTGCCCAGTCTTGCTTTGCTTTGTGCCTATTAAACTCTCTGTTAATTTTGCCATTTTCAAGAAATATTCCTCCCCAAACTCCCCACTCTTTTTGGGAAACCCCTACAGCAAAGCATTGCCTTGCTACGGGACAGTCCGAACATATCTTATCGATGGCAGGTCTAAGGTTTTCATTTTCTTCATATTCATCAAAAAATAGATTTGTTTCGTAGTTTAAGCAAGACGCAGACCTCTTCCAGTCTTCGTTTTCCAATGTGCTACCTCACAAATTTTCGAGGGATATGCCATCCATCAGGAGTGATTTCGTACCTTCTCTGGAGGAACCACTGACCATTAACGTATACTCCGTCTTTAGATCTCCAAGCTGTTGGGGAGGGCTTGCTGTCTGTAACACTCCATCCATCCCAGCCTAGGGCTTTGTTTTGACTAACTATTTTTTCCATGCTGTTTAAAGATTTAATTAGCATCTTTAACTCCTAGTATCTGTATATACCCACGTCTATGTTATTTTCTTCTGCAACCTCTACCAAGCTAGACGTTCTCTCGCCAGGCTTAGAAAGGTATACAATATAAGAAAAATCTACTATGTTTTCTTCTATCCAGCTAGGGGGAACTAGAGTATACTTGGATTTAATGCCATACCCCTTCATACTTCTCTCCGTAACATTAACAAATTCTTTTACCATTTGATTAATGTTTGCTGGACCTGCAGAATACACAAAAAACTCTGAATCGCTTTCTGGTTTGTCAGATAAGGCGGTGTGCATTGCTCTTAAGACTATTTGATAGTCATCAAAACTTTTTGTCCCCTGGACTCCCACCATCATGTTTGTTTCCCTCCGTCAGCTTATCGACAACCGTAATCATCTTGTTCAATTCTACCTTATCCATACCCATTATGTCAACCTCTTTTGTAGTTTTTTCATCAAAGCCTTCTTCATTCAGCTCCGCACACACCAAAACATTGTTCCTAATCCAGTAAGCGTAATCGTCCATAATTACCATCCTGATATGCTTTGAATCAAAATGATCTGTTGCCTGTGTCCGCATTTTTTCATTAATCACGTCATAGACAGGGTGATCTCCAAGAATGGGTTTTAAAAGTATATAATTATAACTTTGGGTATACTTAGGTGCGAAGAAGCTTAGACTTTTACGTTCTTTAACTATTAGCCTGTACACAACGGCAGAGACTAACAAAGTTATTAAAGATCCTGCAAAAAAGTCCATAAAGCCCTCCTCCTACAATTATATCATTAGGTAGACATGTACATCATTATGAGCTCTAGACTTCTTTGCTCATCACGTGTAAGCTCTATCTTAATTGCATCTGCGTCTAAAGCCTTGGGGGTAATTTGTACCAAAGGATTTTCATCCGCTATGTTCATGGATAAAAAGCCCTTCTCCCAAAGCACGTATATTTCTTTTTGAATTTCAGCTACCATCCTTTCAAAAACATCTGGATGCTTCTCTATTACGTCTGGAGAAAAGTTATACAGCATCTCTCCAGTTTCTTCGTCAATACCCGAAAACTCAACTACACCTTCAAGAATCATGTTCTCGAACCACTCTTCTTTGGGATCTTTTTCGCTCATCATGAATCTTCTTTCAGCCGATTAACTTCTAGAACGCTACTCTTATCTTGCACATCAAATGCAAATGCTTTAAGCTTATTGCTTTTAGAGTTGCTGTTAGAGATTTGATTGTAATGATGATGGCAAAACATTAGCTCTCCATACATTCCTGTAGCCTTAACCATGGCCTGAGCTGGACACTCATAGTCACATCTATCGAGAGCATTGGGGGTCCACTCCTCTACTTCTGGTTTATTACCTGCTAAAGGTCTTGCCAAGGTATCTCCTATTTTTTATCTGTGCTGTAAAATCCGCTGCCTGAAAAACTAACAACAGGTTTCGAGTATACACGCAAAAGTTGTTTATTGCAAGTCTCACAGTAGTACTCTGGCTCTGCTTCTGAAATACCCCGTACTTTGTTGTACGGGGTATCGCAGGTAGAACACTTATATTCATAAGTGGGCATTACTTCTTTTCAGCCTCCAGCTTTGCTGCTTCAATCTTGACTTCTTTCATTTCCTTTGAGGGGAATGCAATTGAAGTAAGGATAGAAAGGATACCTGCTAAACCAGCTACGCTAGCAACATTAACCCAATCTACCTGTAGAGCTCCTACAGCTGTTCCTGCTGTAATGGTAGCAATTGCTGTTTGTGCCAGGGTACGGATTGCACGCTCTAGTGCCAGACCCCACCATTTCGGACTTGATAACATATATGTCTCCTTATTTTATTTATTCCATATTTTCATATGAATCTTTATTACTATTATACATCTTAATGTCCTGCCATGTGGCAGTTGCGGTGTATGCACCAATAATAATTGTCAGTATGGCAATTCCACCAGTTACTAAGTTGTTTGATACATTAGTATCGTAGAAAAATGTTACAGCTCCAAAGATAATCATAGCTACACTTAGTCTGTACGCACCAAAGATTAGCTTTCTGCGGAACTTCCAGGAAGGGCCTGGGCTATCCTCGGGGATCTTCTCGCCACCCATAAAGAAAAGCCAGTCAAAAGGTTTCTTTATGTCTACCTTTAATTTGCCTAGCCATTTCTGTAGTTCATTTTTTCTTTTTCTAGCCATCGTTTACTCCTGTGGTATCTTGATGATTTGACCAATTCTAATTAAATTGGCATTCTTTATATTGTTATGCTTTTTTATTTTAGGCACAGTAGAATTGTATTGTTTTGCAATAGATGTTAAGTTTTCTCCTGACTTAACGATATGAGTTTTATCGGACCTATTCCTAACCTTAGGAAGCTGCCCCTCTCTTTCCATCTTATCGTGCCTGTATTCAGGTGTTGCAGGCTCCCAGACTACATCCTTGGAGCCTTTGTCATCTTTAGGTGGTATGATAGTACCCCCTGAATTTGATTTTCGTGTGTAAGCAGTTCTTTTTACTCTAAAACCATCTACAAAAATTTCTATAACGTTCTTGCCTTGTTGAAGATCAATGCTTGTCCCCAAACCAGAATGCTTTTTAAGTCTAACAGTTTTAAGAAATACGGTAACCTCATTATGTTTGACCACAACCTTAGAGCCTTTGGGTGCATTTTTGATATGAACAGATGCCGACTTGTCTCCCTGCTTTTTGGTCCAGGCAGCAAAATCGTTAGGAAGGTCTGGCTCTCCATTATTTTGAATCCATTTAATTGGGTCTACGAACTTACCGTTTATCCTTACTTCCCAATGCAAGTGAACTCCAGTAGAATTGCCAGTAGTTCCCATCAATCCGAGGACATCTCCCTGCTCTACTACATCTCCGCTCTTTATCCGTAGGCTACCTTTTACCAGATGTGCCATAAGATGAACAACCCCACTCTTACCCTGCATCTTTACGTAGTATCCGTACCCGCCTGTAGGGTGGTTTGACTTACGTGCAGTTAAAATTTTTCCAGCCTCTGGTGCAAGGATAGGCTCGTTAGGTTTCCCGTCTTTTCTGATTAGATCAACGCCGTTATGATTACTGCGTTTTCCTGAAATGGGATGAACTCTTGGTCCGAAAGGGGACGTAATCTTAAAGCTTCGGTTAAGACTACCCTTTATTGGATAAATAATTGACATTAACTCTTACCTTTGAATATGTTTTGAATGATTCTAATCAAACCAGCAATCAAGTGATTGATCTGGCTAGGATTTACCTGGATTGGCTTTGTATCCTGTTTTTCTTTTTTTGGTTCCTTTTTTGGCTCTGGGTTTGTTCCAAACAATACTGGAGTATTCTTTTTAATAGGAACGCACATCTCTGCACGTTCTTCTATTAGTCTTTCCATATCCTTGTAGGTTATGTATCCCCTACCACCCTTGCCATATCCAGGTCCCCAGGAATTTACCCACTCAAAAACTGGTGTAGACAAGTTATTTACATTATAATCTGGAATAAAGCCAGTAACCATAATTGCATGACCACCTACGTGATCTCCTGCAACCTTAACGATTCCGTTGTTATCAGTGGAATACATATCTTTGTACCAATTGACCCCAATTACGACTGGGCCGACATTAATCACTGCGTCTCTTAACTCTTCTATACTAAAACACCATCGATATTCATCAATGATTCCTTTTTCTTTAGCAATCTTTGCACCTGCAAGAACAGATGTTCCGCTATAGTTTTCCCCTGGCCATGGGTCTATCTTTTGTGCCTCTTTGTAAAGATTAATTGCGAATGAATTACCTTGTGCAAACTCTGGCTGTGTTTCTGGGGGCATAGGTTTAGCAATTGTAGCACCAGTCCATGCAAAACCCACGCAGGCACCCTCGGCACCTTGATCTAAAACCGTGCCATGTTGCCAAATTGTTGGCTTAGTAATGTCTACTGGCTGTTGGGAGACAAGGCTCCCTACTCCAAATCCCTTGGAACGCTCATCAAAATTTGGCTTCCAATCAAGTCTTCTTCTCATTTTTCTCCTTAAGACTATTATATCAGAGCCCTCTATCGGATTTGAACCGATGGCCTACGCATTACAAGTGCGTTGCTCTACCACTGAGCTAAGAGGGCACTGCGATCCCGACCAGACTTGAACTGGCGACCTCCGCCGTGACAGGGCGGCACTCTAACCAACTGAGCTACGAGACCTTTGAGCGACTAGCGAGACTCGAACTCGCACATTAACCTTGGCAAGGTTACGCACTACCCTTATGCAATAGTCGCAAACCTGTACAGTGACTATGTGAATGGTTCTTATGAGTCATGCTAGTGTGTACAGAGGAGATTTTAGTCTCCGCTCCCCCTCGTGGATTCGAACCACGGACCTTAGAGTTAACAGCTCTCTGCTCTGCCGCTGAGCTAAGGGGGACTACTATACCATTGTACAACTTATTAATTCAGATGTCAATGCTAAAAATCCCAGTCATCGTCTGTGGTGGCTTCATGAGTTCCAATTACGTAGCTTGAACCGCTACCGCTAAAAAAGTCATGGTTTTCATCGGAGCTTGGGCTAAGTGCTGACATGATGGCTGGATTCACGTCTGTAGTTTCTTTAGCGAACAATGGATCAAACCCCAAATTCATCAGGGCTTTATTTGCATTGTAGTGCAAAAACTTTTTTACGTCTTCTGTCAAGCCAATTTCATCATACAACCCTCTTGTGTACTTGATTTCATTTTCGTAAAGCTCCATTAAGAAGGCGTATGCCCAGTCTTGGTAATCTTCTTGCCCTGTCTTTGAAAGTTCATTAAATGCTAGCTGAAACTTATATCCGATATAGTAACCATGAATTGCTTCGTCACGTATAATGAGTCTGATTAGATCAGCAGTGTTTGTTAGCTTTGCCCTAGAAGACAAGTACATTGGCCAATAGAAGCCGCTGTAGAACAAGAAGGACTCCAGGAATGTAGAAGCAATCTTACGCTTTAGTGGGTCATCTCCTTTGTAGTGATTAAGAACAATCTCTGCCTTTTTCTGCAAATACTCATTCTCTTCACTCCATCTGAATGCATCTTCAATCTCTTGTGTTGAGCACAAAGTTGAGAATACACTTGAATAACTCTTAGCATGGACACTCTCCATAAAGGCAATGTTTGTAATTACCGCCTCTTCATGTTGAGTTCTTGAGTCAGGGAGGGTAGACATAGATCCCACAGTGCCCTGAATTGTATCCAGCATGGTTAAGCCTGTGAACACTCTCTGTGTTAGTAACTTTTCATTGTCTTTAAGCTGTCCCCAAGATGGAACATCATTTGCTAGGGGTACCTTTTCAGGTAGCCAAAAGTTTGCTGTAAGCCTATTCCATACGTCTAGATCTACTGGGTCCTCGATAGCATTCCAGTTAATTGGTCTTGTGATTCCCTTTATATTCTCCATACTTTCCTTTCCTATAGCATACAGCTGACGCAGTTTTCTGCTTCTGTACCTTGCAGAGCTTGCTGCCTAATGCGAATATAATAAATAGTTTTAATACCCTTTTTCCATGCATAAATCTGAGCACGGTTGACATCTCTGGTGGTTGCTGTGTCTTTGAAAAACAGTGTCAATGACAATCCCTGATCCACGTGCTGAGTTGCAGCTGCGTAGACATCTATAATTTTTTCTGGGCCTACCTCGTAAGCATCTTCAAAGTACTCTAGGTTGTCATTAGTCATGTGAGGTGCTGGATAATATACTCTTCCCAGCTTGCCTTCTTTACGAACCTCAATAGGTGCAGCAATTGGATGAATTGAACTAGTACTATTATTAATGTAGCTAATTGATCCAGTAGGCGGAACAGCCTGTAGGTTCTGATTGTAAAGGCCATGCTTTTGAACAAACTTGGATAGCTTTTTCCAATCATCCTGCGATGGAACATGAACACTTGAATCTTTAAATAGTTTCTTTACCTTGTCAGTCTTGGGCTCCCACTCACAGCAGGTATACTTATCAAAGAATGAGCCATCTGCATACTTAGAGTTTTCGAATCCCTCAAATGGGCTACCCGTCTTTTTAGACATCTCGGCACTAGCTTTGATTGCGTAGTACGCAACGGTCATAAAGTAAATGTCTGTGAAGTCGATAGACTCTTCATCTCCATAGTGCATACGCTCTTTGCCGAAGTATCCATGTAGGTTCATCTGCCCTAGTCCGATTGCACGTGACTTACGATTGCCTTCGGCAACTGACATTACAGAATCAATATATGACAATTCTGACACAGCTGTCAGTGACTTGATGGCTACGTCAATTGTTTTGCCAAAGTCTGGTGACTCCATTGCCTTAGCGATATTCAATGAGCCTAGGTTGCAAGAAATGTCCTTACCAATCTGATCATAGCTTAAGTCAGCGTTATAGGTCGTAGGAGTGTTTACCTGTAGGATTTCAGAACATAGGTTAGACATATTGATACGACCATCAATTGGGTTAGCGTTATTCACGGTGTCCTCATATACAACATATGGATAACCGCTTTCAAACTGTAGCTCAGCTACTCTTTGGAAAAAGTCTCTTGCTTTAATTTTACTTTTACGAATGCGTGGGTCATCTACCATTTCTTGATATAGCTCTGTTACAGATAGATCTGCCATTGGCTTTCCGTATACCCGCTCAACGTCGTAAGGACTGAATAGATACATGTCCTCGTTGGTCTTTGCAAGCTCCAAGGTAATGTCTGGAACTACAACACCAATAGACAGGGTCTTGATCCTGGTCTTCTCATCAGCATTCTCACGCTTTGTATCTAGAAACTTCATAATATCTGGGTGGTGAGCGTTTAGATAAACAGCACCTGCACCCTGTCTCGCACCCAACTGATTTGCATAGCTGAAGCTGTCCTCTAGAATCTTCATTACAGGAATGATGCCTGAACTCTGCCCCTCAATCTTTTTGATTGGAGCACCTGACTCACGAATGTTTGTTAGGTTGAGGCCAACACCGCCGCCACGCTTTGAAAGCTGTAGTGATGAGTTCACTGCCCTTGCAATAGACTCCATGTTGTCTTCAACACGTAGCAAGAAGCAACTCACAAACTCCCCACGCTGGAGCTTTCCCGCATTCAGGAAGGTAGGGGTGGCTGGCTGAAAACGATTAGTAATGATTTCTTCAATAACATCCTTGGCTAGCTTCTTGTCTCCACGACCCAACATCAAACCATTCATTACGACACGATCTTCAAAACGCTCCAGGTAACGCTCTCCATCAAAAGTCTTTAGAGCATATGAAGTGTAAAACTTGTAGGCACCCAAGAAAGTTGGAAATCTAAATTTGAATGAATAGGCAAACTTAAACAAGTCTTTGATATCTTCAGCTTTGTACTGGTCTAAAAGTTTTTGATCATAGTATTCATTTTCAACTAAATAATCTAACTTTTCTTCAAGACTGTGAAAAAATACTGTATTTTGATTTACGTGGTCCAGGAAATAACTTCTAGCAGCCTCCCTATCCTTATCAAATTGAATCTCTTTGTTGTCGTTGTATAGGTTTAGCATTGCATTTAGCTCATGATAGCTATAGTTATTCTCCATATAGGGCCTCTAGTCTTCCTTGTAATCGTTCTATGTCTCCAGGTGCCCCAAAAATTTCTATACGATCAATAATCGGAACTCCTGTTTTTGCAGATATTAGTTCTGCTGCTTTGCAGTAATGTGCTCCGAAGTTGGTGTTGCCAAAGCCTACAACACCACGGAGTTTATCCCTATTTTCAGGAACGTTTAAAAAATATCGAACCTGTCTGGGGATTGCAGACTTCTCACTACCCCCGCCATAAGTTGGAACAAAAAGAATATACTCACTGCTAGCACGAACGGAATCGGAACCAGCACTAGTACGAATATCAATTCTTGTAACGTTAACACCTGTTGCCTCTCTAAATTTTTCTACAAATCTGTGTGTATTCCCAGTGTGATTTGAGAAATAGATTATGTCTATACTCAATTTTAGTCCTAACTACAACATGTTGAAGCGTTCTAGGTAGTCACGCACATCATCTGGTATTTTTTTAGGTTTATAGTCTATCATACCTTCTGAAGAATATGCATCAGAATCTTGATTTTTTCCTCTAGAATTAAAAGTATGTACGTCAATTTCTAAGTTAGTGTCTCTAACTGAATGAGATATAGCATTATAAACAGCTCCACAAACTGCGTCTGCCAGGTCCTTAGATTTTTTGCGAGGGTGGTCAACCCTATTATTTTTCATAATCTTAAGCTCAGTAAGCTCCTCGAATAGCAAGTCAATCATTGGCATAGCCAATCTTTCTTCATACATTAACATTGCCATATCCTCGTAATGCTTCTTTGCGACAGACACCGTCGCTGTTTTCATACCTACAGCCTTAAGCTCATTCTGAATATCAAATGACTGCCAGCGGTCAAAGCTAACCAACCCAATATCAAACCCAAGCCTACGGAGGTTTTGAATCCATTGCTTTACTTCTGATAAATCAACTGGCCCCTCTGTTTTTGGCTCCCACCAAGCAACGGCATCTACCACAACTACAGGGGCCACCTGCTCATAGTCTTTGATTACTTGAATGTTTACCCACTTATCTACGTGAGCAATTGCGACAGCACACTTATCGTGCTTCTGTGCAAGGTCAGCATGAACAAAGTATTTTTTGTCTGGATCTGGCTTGAATGACTCATCAAACCTTCTAAAGCTATCTAGTGGATTACGAACAGTCATTGAGTTTTGCACTTTATCTCTTTGCTTGAAAAATGCATCAGAAGAATAAGTAGGTATACACAAGAAACGCATCATTGCATCGCCCAAGTCTGTATAAAAAGCAACCTTAAAATCTTCTATATTCCTTGTGGGATTGACTTCCCAGGTAGGTCTTTTAAGGGCATAGACCCCAGGATATCTGTAGGAAATAATGTGATCCTCTTCCCACTCTATCTGCATGCTATTGCCTTCCATATCTTCTGGAAGGTCTGGATTTAAAACAAATTTATGAGTCTTAGTAACTACTTCTTTTTCAAGGATAGCGTCTTCATACTTTGCAGAGATAAAGTCTCCCTGATACCTTGGAAATGATAGCATGATAACTTTTCCTAAATCTGGGAAACGAGAGTCCACTGTTCCACGGAACGCCCTATAGATGTTGTCAGCTGTTTTGCCTTGATCATTGCCTGTACCTACCTCAGTAGAAAAGCCAGATATCTCATCCAAAACTGCTACAAGAAGGTTTAGACCCTCGTGAGACTCTCTTTCTGAGTGCCCTGAATAAACAGTAATGGCTTTATCAAACTCGATGCTATCCATTTTTGCATAATACTTGCCTGCGAACCATGGAGATCTTTCAATCTTGCTTTTAAAACCTTTAAAGAAAACGTTCTTTGCCTGCTGTGCGTTGATGGCTACGTTAAGAATATCAATAGCATCTCCAGATGGCTTGCCATAATATCTTGATGGATCTTTGAGGCATAGCAACTTGTATACGATAAAGGCTACAGCTACGGTGGCTACAAAGTCCTTACCGCTACCCTTACCTAGCTGAAGGATTACTTCATTTTTTGTATACTTCTTGTAGTACTGAGTCCCCTCATCGCCCTGCAGCAACTCCAGGTCTTCTTTTTTATAGATTTGGCTCATTGCCCGAACAATGTCATATTGTATTTCAGATAGCTGAGGCTGTCCCAGATAATCCTCGGACTCTACAAAAGTAACAACATCTACAGGCTCTTCCTCAAATGGATTATCTTGCAAGGCCTCTAAAAAGTCATCAAACATTAGTCGTTCTCCGAGCTTTGAACAATAGTAACTGCTTCTCCGCTTTTGGTAGCGGCTGAAAGCCTGCGCATAATTTGATCACGAATTTCTGGGTGCTCCGATGCAACATCTTTTAGAATACCAATCAAGACCTGCTGCCTTTCCTCTATTTCTACCATCTCTTCGGCAAGCTCTTTGTTTTCTAAAAGTCCAGCTTTTTGCAGCATCTCTATTCTTCTTGACTCTAGATCCATAACAATTTTAATTGCACCACTTTTGGCGTTTAAGTTGCCCTGGGTAGTCGCATCATCAATAACTTCATATGCCTTTTGTATAAGCCTGCTGTAATGGGTGTCTGCGGCAACCAAAGCCTCTTTGGCCCTGGCTCGAATTGCTGCATTATCTGAAGCCATTGACTTCCACTCATCAATTAAAGAAACGACCTTCTTGCGGGGCATAGAGAGCTCTTTAGAGATTGTCGTGGCGTCGTTGCCCTTTAGATATTCTCCAACAACAGTATTGACTTGATCTAAGTGTTTTACTACATCTTCCTCAGTTGACATTTTTCTTTACACGCTTTCTAGGTATACGTTTAATTCTATCAAACTTAAACGACCTTTGCACGCCAGCCTGCAATCCTTTTGTGCCCCTGTAAACTTCGTAGCAGTCAATCCACTGATCACCAGTCTCGTCATTTGTAACTACACTAGCAAACTTAAACTTTGTTCCATACTCCCCACGAACCTTAAAAATATCCCCTGGTAACAAAGTGTCGTTAAAGTCAGGAAATTTATACTCATATTCCCTTTTAAACTTAGTCTCTGGAAGTACAACCTTCTTACGTCGTGCCATGTCTCTCCTTTGCAATCTTTAATAGGACTAGGTAGCCTATTAAGTCATCTATGTCGTTGTCTCCTGGGTAATCTGAACCTCTGGCAAATCTAGAAAGCTTATCATCAATTCTGACAAGCAATTGTTCAATAGAGCTTGCTTTGGAGAATATGCGAACTGGATCCAAGGCAGAGTCTCCGTAAGCTATGTTTTTCTCTTGAAGCATTATGCTAATATCAGAGCATACTTTTACTATATCATTCTGTGTTGTCATTGGTGTATTCCGTAAAATGAACGTCTACTCTTTTCCAACAATTTGTGCATCTAACATACGTCATCCCAGTTACTGGGCAAGATGCGGAATCTGTAAGCTCGTGCTTACAAGTAAGTTGTTTAAATGTGTTCTTTCCAACTTTCCAAAAGTGCTTAATTATTCTCAACGCCTTGACTTCCTTAATCCAAACTTTGCCAAATATGTGTAAATAGTTTCAACGCTGGCTCCAGCTTCTTTGGCTATCTCTTGTGGTGTTTTCTTATCCAAAAGATACCTCTTCCTTAGCCAACTTTCTGATTTATACAGTTTAGCACCCATTGCTCTTCCTGTCAACCTTTCCTTATCTTGTCCCAGTTGTGAATTGCGTAATGTCCGATTGCAACCGCATCAGCCACATCGTCATCGCTAATGTTTTTATCATAATAAGTATTAACAAAGTTAATAGTCTTTTGTTTCCTTAGTTGACGCTCTCTGGTTTTGTACCATGATTTTGATTTGTCGGGGTTTTCATCCACAATCTTTTGCTTATCGTATTTGTCTGTCTTGCCGTTGCCAATAAAGGTCTGCCAAGTAATTGGGCTGACTGACCCCTCTATCTTAGCCCCCTCGCTACCTGCTGCACCAAGGACTGCCCCCTGTACCAGGGCTAGGTCAGCTGCAGTCTTTGGACTATTCATAAAAACTGTGTGTTCAATCACTATATGCTTTATTTCAAAGATCTTCATGACCCCCAATGTTTTACGAGCGGCGTCTGTTACCTTGTCGTAAGTGTTATTGCCTTTAAAAAGTATCTTGCCGTGCTTTTCCACCTCTTTGCCGTTGAATATAGCAAATGCAATACTGTTTGTGCTTGCATCTATCGCACAAAATCTTTGTGGCCTTGTGGCCTCAATTATCGAGCTGATCTTTACCATTGGCTAGTCCTTTTATCTGACGCAAAGTTTTAGATACTTCTGGAGGATTTACGATACAGAGAGAGCAAAGCTCCCCATCATTGTAAACAGAAAGAGAGGCTTTACAAGATTTGCATTTACGATTCTTGTGCTTAGGGCTATTACGCCTTTTGCGGTTATATCTTTCAGCTATCTTTTCCTTAGTTGCTAACTCACGACATTCGGGAGAGCAGTATATCTGATAAGATATTTTAGTTTCAAATGGTTTGTCACACCATTCACAGTGCTTTTGCTTCATCCAGTGGCTCCAGGGAATTGATCTGAATGTCACCTTTACCCGCTTCATCGCAGACTGCTCTGAGGGGACAAGTCTTACAGATTCTAGAATTAGACCTGTAATTCTTGGTAGGCAACGTCTTCTCTTCCCAAGCCTGACGGACTGTTTTCATCCAATCAAAAGCCTGAGCTACCCACTGTTTATGATAATCATTGGCCTCTACAGGAATGATTAACAAATCATGATTGTTCTTGTTTTCGTAAATTAAAACTGCTCGCTGCTTATTAAGAATACGCATGTAAATAAGCAACTGAATTAGGTGACCAGGTTTTGGCTTGCCGCTTTGTTTACGATATTCAAAACCTTCCATCGGCATAGTCTTAATCTCGCCAAGCAGGTCTTCGCCACCCCAATCAAGGATCACATCTCCATACCCAAAGATAGGTGGATCATCTGAAGTAACTTTAAACTCTGCGTCTTTTAGTATTCCTGCGTCATCCATAGCTTGCTGGATACGCTCGTGAGACTTAGTGCCATTAGTCATGTTCGCACCGCCATATGCATCAGCATTATCTGTAAAAGTGCCACCCTCAAACGCAAGGTACCAATATCGTGGACATTCTCCGTGACTAAAGGCAATGGTTGACGGTGCAAAAGTTTTCTTTTGCTGATGTCTTGGACCACGCTTTGCGATGTATCCATACTGGATTTTGTCTATGAGTTCCTGCTTGTCTAAGAATGATTTTGAAACACTCTTAGCAGATTTCATCATGACTTCGTTTAGTAAATTTTTTGCCATAGCCTTATCTTGTGATATATTTTAGTGCAGCAACTAGATCATTGATAGAGCTAGCAGCTGTATAATAAATGTTCTTTTTAGCCCTATCGCCTTTTTCTACATTAGCAGCCCATGTTGCTTTGAAGGACATCTTTGCCGCAATTGCTTGCAGCCTGACTATCTCAACAGTCGCAACATTAAGAGGAATATCTGGCTTAAGGATAAGCTTTGCAACCATGGTAAGAGCAGCGGTAAGCTCCTCGTCATCCATGAACTCAGCTATCTCAGAAAGTCCATTTACTTTTTCAATTGTATTTGTTTCTTTAGGTACTTCTTGTTCCACCATAATATTATATCACGAATCCTTATGCGTTAGTCATGTCGGTAGTAGAGTTTGACTTAGTGCTTCTGGACCATTTGCCACAGTCTAAGCATAGGTACCGTGGATAAGATCCAGTAGTCCCTACAGATACTCCACGCTCTTCCAAATTATGGGATCCACAGGCCACACAAGCCTGCTCTAGCATGTTGTAGGCTGGAAGGTTAGGACCATCCGCCCAGGGTAGCAAAATGTCATACAGGTCCACCAGGAGGTCTACATCCTGTATCTGATACTTCTTCATTTCTGCCCAAGCTTTTGACTTGCCGTCCATGCAATCAATCCATAGCTGAAATCCTGAGTGCTGAACCTTGGCTCCTACTCCCAGTCTCTGAGCAACATAGTCTAACTTGTTACTAGGAAACTTAAAGTTTGACTTTACGACAGACATTAAGTCTAGGTCTTTAGTGGGTGAGGGTGGTGTAAAACCAGCCTCCAGAAATTCTCTGCTGATGTGCTTATGATCAAAGGCTGCTGAGTTCCACCCTACAAGAATGTCCGCTTCATCCATCATATCGTATAGGTGATTTAGCATCTCTTCTTTGCCGTGATGGTGCACTGACTTAAAGTGTACCTTTTTCTGGCCTAGCCACCTAGCACCAAAGCACATCATTTCCGTTGACTTGATGATCTGGTTAATGCCTATGTTTTGATCCCATAGTCCCCAGGTATACGCCTGCATAGGCGTTGTCTCTATATCTAAAAATAATACCTTCATTTGTTTTCCTCTAATTCTTCTATCATTTGTTCTAGCAAGCTAAGCTCTAGCACCGCTAGCCTTGTTTTCTTGTTTCCTTCTCCCAGAATTAAGATTAATGCTGGATCTGCGTTTGACTTCATCGCATCCGTTACTGCCTTTGCCCACACGTCTTGATTGACTGTGATGCCTTTAGGATACTCTTTAAAATCTACTACGAAGTTGTGCCAAGTTGCGTCTCCCTTTTTTGTATTTCTTCCTGAGTTCTTGTGTTGCTTAGCATTGATTCTTTTGCTTTCACTTCTCTCGCTCATAATCTTTCTTTTTCTTTTTATTAGTTGATAAGTCAACTTCTGAAAGATGACCATCCTTACACATCCATGTAAGAACCTTGGTCTCTGAGTAAAACCTTGCAGTCTGAGTCTCTTTGTTGCAAGACTGACAAATAAATTTACCAGAGTACAGATTATAGCGTGCCATTGAGTCCTTCTATAATCTTGTTGCGTAGCTCTTCATCTTCCTTTACCTTTTCGATAAAGGCAGTTCTACCCTGAATCTTAGAACCGTCCTCTAATAAATACCAGGCGCCCGTACGCTCTACAAGGCCATTCATCTCTGCGGTATCCACCAAGTCTGCAATAACGTCAATTCCAATAAGGTCTCCCTTAAAGTAAAAATCATACTCACCACTATCCCCAGGAGCAGAAGTCTTTGAGTTAGTCACTTCCCAGCGAACTTTTCGTCCAACCTTTTGCTCAATTAGCTTGTCCCCCATCTTCACCTTTGCCTTGATCGCTTGAGAATCAGATGTGGATGAGAACAACTTAATAATTGTAGATGACATATACTGAGTTGTCAAGCCTCCTGTTGGCTGCTGGCTAGTGTACATGGCATTAATGTTATTTCTTGATTGAGAAATTGCAACAACGAGTGCTGGCTTATCTCTATTGTTTGCATAGTTAATCATTAGCCAGGCATGTTTTAAATCTTTTGACTCTGACCCTATTTGCTTAGTCTGATCAAGCTGTTTAAGCTCAGAAGAGTCTTTTTCAAAATATACAGCTGGGAGTAAAGAGCTAATACTATCTATAATAATCATATCGACACCTGCGTTCAACAGGCCTACTGCCACGTCTGTCATATCGTTAATGCTCCTAGCCTCAGAATAGATTAAGTTTTCTGTATCTACCCCTAGCCTCTTGGCCCACGACTCATCATAAGACATCTCTGCATCAATCCACGCACATAGCTTGCCGTTCTTTTGTGCTTCGCCAACCATTTGAAGACACATAGATGACTTCGCACTAGACTTACTGCCCCATAAAAGAATTTGCCTACCGTAGGGCAATCCTCCTCCCAAAGCCTTGTTTAAGCCAGGGCTAGGTGTAGGCTGAAACTCGGTTTCAATGCCCACTCCATTTTGTACACGCTTCCTAAGTTTAGGATCAAGCTGTGACATTGCTTCTTCTATACTAGTTGACATCAAATACATCCTCCATTATTACTGTGCCGTCTTTTGTCTTGCCTAGGGAAAACTTATAAACGCTTCCCTCTTGAATTTTCATATAAGCTTTCGCAAAGCTTGTTGGGAATACCGTAATTGGATGCAATGCTCTTGTAGCATCAGCAAGCGTCATTGACGCCATCTTCTTACCCGCCTTCGTCATTCTGGGTTTAAAGGATACCACAAACATCTCATCTTCGCCATAGGGAAGCATGCGATAATTCAATATTTTAATTAGTGCATCATCAGAGCTTGTCATTGTATCCGCTGGAATAGCTTTTACGATCCTGTTATCGCTTGCCAGCATTAGGTAGGTCTTTCCCGACTCAATCGTAGTCTGCTCTTCGTCAAAGATACCAATAGAGCCAGTCTTATCAAGAACTTCTACCCTAGACCATCCCTTACCTCGCTTGATGCCCTTGACCATACCCAGCAACACAAACGATCCCTTTTCCTCGAAGTCTGAGACCTCATCTATAAAGGCATGATAGTGCTGTGGTATCTGAATGTTAAACTCAGGCAGGTTTAGGTAGTCGTACAGATTTTCTCTGATCTCTTCGTCATTACGAGGATTGTCCTCAAAAGTTGCAGCCCCAATAGCTTTTAGAGCTTGGAGAGAACGGCTATTAATTCCTGAACCCTTAGCAGACACAAACTCTTGTAGCTGAGCGTAAGAGTTAAATGGTCTTCCTGCCAGAAGCTTTTCTGCAATGTTGTCAGAGATGTACTTAATGGCTGTCAGTCCGAACCTGATGCCCTTCCCCTCAATCTTAAAGTCAGCATCCGAATCGTTAATGTGAGGAAGTCTGATGGGAATATTCATTCTCTTAGCCTCAATAAGATACTCTGTACGAGCATCCTTATCTTTCTCATTTTTAAGAATGGAGTACATAAACTCAATTGGGTAGTAATACTTTAGCCATGCCGTCCAGTACGATAGCGTAGAGTACGCAACAGCGTGAGACTTATTGAACGAATACCCTGCGTGGGCTTCAAAATCATGCCATAGATCAGCAGCCACATTAGGACTGAGATACTCTGAGGCACCAGCAATAAACTTATCTTTAAAAACGTCAAACTCTTTTGCATCCTTTTTCTTTCCGATAATCTTACGAACCTTATCAGCCTCTACCATTGTCATGCCGCCTAGTTCGGTACAGGCTTGCATAACCTGTTCCTGATAAAGGATACAGCCATAAGTGTCTTGAGTAAACTGCTTCATGGTCGTGTGGTGGTATGCAATATCTTGCTTACCATGTTTACGAAGAATGTAGTCTTTTCCGATAGTATTCATAGCACCTGGACGAACAAGAGCGTTAGAAGCCGCTAGCTCATCAAAGTTTTTTACACCCATCTTTACTAGTAAGTTAGTATAAGGGGTAGCCTCACACTGAAAAACTCCCTTGGTGTATCCGTCAGATAACATCTTGTACACATTGGCATCTGACATGTCTACCGTAAGCAAGTCTATGCCTTTACCTGATCTATCTTTAATTATCTTAAGAGTGTCATCAATTACACTTAAAGTCTTTAGTCCTAGAGCGTCAATCTTAATTAGCCCAATACGCTCTGCCTCTTGCATATCTACCCCCACAACAGCGATACGCTCTTTGCTGCCTGGAGAAGTTCTTGTCTCTAGGGGTGCGTGCCTAAAGATTGGCTCCTTGCTTGTCACAACTCCTGCAGCGTGAATACCAGTACCACGAATCCTACCACGAAGCTGCTCGCCGTACTGTTCAATCTCTGGGTACTTCTCTCTGAACCAAGCTGTTGATCTGGACGTGCAGTACTCGTCCCAGGTATCAAACAACTTGCTTACCTTGTTTACATCTGTTAGAGGTATGTGCAACACTCTAGCAAGGTCACGAATAACACCTTTATCCTTAAACTCTAGGAATGTTGCAATAGAGGCTACGTGCCCATACTGCCTTACTAAATAATCTTTTACGTCTTCACGCCTAGTGTCTTGAATGTCAGTATCAATATCTGGGAAGTCATTACGATCTGGATTAATGAAGCGGAAGAAAAGTAATCCATGCTTAATTGGGTCTATGTCTGTTATGCCCAATGAATAGCAGAGCAAAGATCCTGCCGATGACCCACGACCTGGCCCTACCTTGATGTCATTTTTCTTTGCCCAATTAATCATATTACGAACAACCAAGAAGTATGGGCTAAATTTCTTGTCAGAGATAACCTCTAGTTCTTCGTCAAGCCTATCGAGATAGTCTTGATTATTTTCCAACCCTAGCTTTTCTAGGCCCTCTAGGGCTAGTTCTCTGACCTCTTTATCTGGTTGCTGATATTGAGCTGGCAGAAGGTTCATATTGTCTACAATTTTGTAGTCTTCTACGCCTTCTGCAATCTTTAGAGAGTTTTGGTAAATGTCTTCTCTCTCAATACCCTGCTTGACCATGCCAGCCTGCATCTCTTCTGGAGATAACAGGTGTATGTCAAAATTGTCAAAAGTAATATCACGCTCACCGTATAGATAGTTTAGTCTGTCTTTGAGGTTTTCATACTTTGTTGACTTTGCGTAAGTAGAATCTTTCTTGATCTTATTGCTATAGGTATTAAGGATAAGCTTAAGTTCTTGAATTTCTTTCTGCCCCGTGTGTGCGTGGTGACAGTCTGGTGTAGCAACAGCCTGAACCTCAAACTCATCAGCAAGCTCTAGCAGTTGTTGATTAATTTCTGCAGGGTTGTGTGGCATTACTTCAATGTAATAGTCTTTTCCAAAAACACCTTTATACCATTTTATTTCTTCTTTAGCCGCTGCTAGCTCTCCTTGCTCTACAGCCTTAGCTACAGAGCCACTCAGGCATCCTGAAAGAATGATTAGACCCTCTTTATACTTTGCCAGAACTTCTTTGTCCATTCTTGGCTTTTTAAAGAATCCTTCTGTCCAAGCTATTTCATTAAGCTTGTTTAAGTTATCTAGGCCAACCCTGTTCTTGGCGAGGAGGATTATATGGTTGTAAACAAGGTCAAGGGGAGTGGTTCTTTCTGATGAATCTCTCCTGTCAAACCTGTCTTCGGTTATATAACCCTCCACACCAAGGATTGGCTTTATGCCCTTTTCCTTTGCAGCACGATAGAACTCCCTGTGCCCCGACAAAGAACCGTGATCAGTAATTGCAAGAGAGGTCATTCCAACCTCGCTTGCACGATCAACGTATTCTTGAGGAGTAGCGATTCCGTCAAAAAGACTGAAGTGCGTGTGTACATGTAGTCCAGCGTATTGCAAAGTTTTCCTTACCAGTCGATATTAGAAGTGACGGATGAGGTGGGTGAGTCGAAGCCTAGATAAAAGGCTTCTTGCTCTGCATATGGCACTTTGCTTAGTGCTGACTCTAGAGGAAATGGCTCGTAGCTGCCCCAGTCGAACGGCTCAGCATCAGGACCACCTGGAATTAGGGTATAGCTGGTTTCTGTACCCATACCGTTTCGCTTTAGCTTCCAGGTCATGTTTGAAATGCTGCCTGTTTCTAGAGCATACTCACGAACAGTGTTGAATGGTGACTGCTTACCCACACCAATTGACCAAATTGCCACATAGGGGTCTTCGATGCCATCGTCAACTAGGACGTTGCAGTAAAACCTTAGACGTGCTCTCCAGCCTGCCTTAGGATCCTTGCGGTGCATTTCCTCGGCCCAGTCACGGCCTTCGGTCTCCATGGTGTCCACAGCCTTGCGACGGTAGTCCTTTGGGTTAGTGTGTTCTTTAACAACAAGGGCTAGGCCTCTGCTGTCATCGTAGTGTGGTGACTCGTCGTCGAGCTCTTCAATAAAACGAATCTTAATTGATTGTCCATCTGCAAGCTTGAGCCATCTTACTTTAGAAGTATTTTCATACTTTGGTTTGTCGAGCAGGGCATTAATATCTTTGAGTCCCTTAATAACGCTCATAGTCTCTCTCCTTTATTCTAGGTGTTTTATTTTAGCATGGCTTGTATTGATTTGTCAAAGGTATATTCTAAGTTTTTTATTCCTTCGTCTGACATATCGCCAATATCTTTATATTGTTTATCTAGATGCAAAACAGAAGTACGTCCGCCAAGATTGTCTAGAATCTTGTCTTTCATATTTCCCCCTGCATCATCGTTATCTGCAATAACGATAATGTTATTGAAGAATCTTTTTAGTAACTCTATCTGTGTTTTTGATACATTTGCTCCGAGAGTCGCTACCGCTGGCAGACCAACCTGGTCCAGCCTGATAGCATCAAATGAGGACTCTACTACATACACAACATCAGAAGCTTTAACTCTGTGTAAGTTGAATAATACTTTGCTTTTGGGTAGCCCAGGAGTATTTTTAAAAACTTTACCCTCTACTGATCTACCCACAAACCCCACAGGCATTCCGTCTGGAGCTGATACTGGAATAGTTACCATGTCCTGTTTTTCAGAATAGCCTAGATAAAACTTTTTTATGGAGCTTTCCGTAATTAGCCTACCATCATAGTAGCTCTTGGCTCTATCGGAGTTCAATGCTTGTTGATTTAAATTTATAATAAGCGCTTCGTCAAAAGGCTTGTACTCTTGTTTGACCTCTAACTTTTTAGAAACAATTTTAGACAGGTCTACCTCAGACTCTTTACTTTTTATGAACCTGGCAGACTCAAAGTAAGTCCTGCCAGTTGTTTCCATAACGACGCCAAGGAGATCTGATACATAATGACAAGAGAAGCAGAAGAATGTGCCTGTCTCTTTATTTATTTCTCCAGCAGGAGTTCTGTTATTTGGATGAAACGGACAAAAGATTAAGAAGTCTGAGTCCAGGTCAGTTTCAACGTTTATGCCCGATCCTGCGAGTACTCTTTTAATTTGCTCTTCTGAGTATATATTGGAACTGCTCCGTCTACCCCTGTTATCCATTCGCTCTGCTTCTTTCCTACGTATATTCCATGTATCGATAATTTAAAGTTAAAGTATTGTGTTTCGTAATCATATTCTAATGTAAAGTCTTCTGCTATGTCAAGTCTTGGAACATATCCAGACAAAGTCATTTCTAGGAGAACTATTCTCCTGTATTCTTGCCGCAGTCTCGCTATGGCAGAATCATCATATATCTTTCCCTGAAAGCCAAACCTTTTTATGGGCTTGTGATGCAAACTAGACATGATACTATTATACAACTAATTATCTTCAAGATCCTTATATCTGTAATATCCTTTGTCAAAGTCTACTTGTATCATAAATTCCCCCATAAACCCATTACGATTCTTACGGAATACGCATTCAATAACATCGGAGTTTGGACCTCTACCTAGTGCCATAACCCAGTCAGCGTCATAAGCAATCTGTCTTGACCAAGCAGTCTGGCCCAAAGTGGGAACGGTATCTAGCTTTGTTACATCATCGGGTGTGGCTGAAGAAATTGCCATAATTGGCACCTCCTCTGAAATAGCCATAAGCTTTAACTCACGTGAAAGATTTTTCATTCTGACAGTTTCGTTTTCTGACTTTTGATTTGGAGACATTAGCTGTAAATAATCCACAATAACAAAATCAGGCTTATACTGATCAATCTTTCCACGCAAAACAGATGGGGTAATCTCTCCCCCTGAATCATTAGATATAATATGAAACTCTGGTTTGCCATCTACATTTTTGGAGTGCCAGCGTTTTAAATCATCAATTTCGACGGCACCTGCACTTAGCTTACGATGTGACCACAATCCTTCTCCCATAATTGTAAAGGCACGATTACGAACTTCTGTTTCCGACATCTCAAGACTTACGACCATGGGAGTCTTTCCCTGCTTCCAGGCCTGTACGGCAAAATATAATGACAGCCATGACTTTCCAATACCAGGGTAAGCAAGAAATACTCCGAGCTGTCCTTTTGTAATGCCTGATGGTAGATAGTTATCAAAACCTGGAAGCCCCGTCTTAATGCCAACAGACCCTAAGGCCTGATCCTCTTTGAGCTTTTCGTAGTATGCAACTGCAGAGTGTATATCTGTAACATCAATATCTTTAATTACGGATGTGTTCTTCTTTAGCTCTGAAGTTTTGTTGATTAAAAACTCCAACGCTCCTGCACCTTTACCGCCCTGGATATCCGAAGCTGCATTTGTAATAATTTCTTTAAGGCTGTTGTTTAAGTACTGACTTTGAAGCTCTTGTAGGTGATGCTTAGTGGCACCGACCCCATCTACCATGTGAAAGTCTCTAAAGTTTTCTATTACTAAATCTTTTGGAGGCAATGCAGCATTCTGCTCCGAGTAGTTTCTAATAAACTGCCAGACGTCTGCGTGGGTGTGCAACAAGCTTTCAACGTTTGCCTGTAACAATACATGTATTTGTTTGTCTTCTAAAACCGCAGATATGACCTTTGCCTCTACATCACTCATTTAACCACCTTGCTGCCATCTCCCGACGAGCAGCCCTCTCTTCTTGATCTTGTTTTTCTCTTCTAATAGAATTGTCTACTTCATGTGCATAGTTTGCAAAATACTTCCATGAGGGGGACCTTGCTGCATCAAAGTAGTGCTGCATCATATCATAGCAGTGAGACATTCCGTAGGATTCTATCAGAGCATCAGCAGCCCACTGCTCCACATTTAAATTAAGTCTTGGCTTTTCCTCGTAGTGCAAAGTATGCAGTTTTGAGTATCTACTAAGCAAAGCCATTCGGTCTTTGCGTTCTGCCATTAGGAATCAATCTCAGCAGATGCTTCTTTGACTTTTTCAGCGAGCTTTGTCTCTACAAAAGCATAGACACGCTCAAAGGCCTCTTCAACCTTTTCATCTTCTCTTTTGTCGTCTTCAACCCCTAGGTCAACACGTAGTGACTGAAAGTTGCCAAGGTTTAGTGTATACCCGAGGGTCACACTGACTTTTGTCTCTGAATTTTTCATCTCATACCCTTCTTTGAAAGCTAAATGCTTTCACTCCACACAGGTATATACCTGCCGTCTTCTGTTCTCGTATATGTCAGTATACCATCACCCATCCGTCTTTGCAACTCTTGTGTCGTAGGAGTTATATCATTTGTAATGAGCTTGTCTTTTCTAGGTCTTCCCATATGATAGGTTGCAAGTATATCACGAATCTCTTTAACCTGTGACTCTGAATAGTAACTTCTGACTTGCCAGCCTCGCTCACCACCTTTTTGGCTTCCCGTTGGCTCAGGGATTACACCACGCAACATTAAGCTTGGCATATATTTCTTGTGCCTATTTACGAGATCTGCTGTCTCTCCTACAGTGTATGCTCTTTGTCTATTATTTTTAAAATCAGATATTAAACAACTTTCAATTTGATCTTTTATAATATTGTAGACTGACATAATTCCGTTTGATCTGTTTAAATGATGCACCCTGACCAGATCTCCATTTAAAAACCATACCTTTTTGTTGCCAGGTATTATCGGAGAGTTGTTGTACTCTTCTCTAGTTCGATAACCGTTTTTCTTGGTCAAGGAATCTCCTAGTTTGGGATACCTATTATCATTAAGTTAAGGGCAATAGAAACGTCACCACTAGTGTTAAATTTAACAACACCTTCTACCCTTGAGGTTGTGACGCTTTTAAGAACAACGGATACGTCTTTTCCAGCTTGAGTGTTTCCAATATTAATTGGGGTGGCTGTAGCTATAGGGGCGTATTTAAAATCTGATGGAAAGTCGTAAGAGAATGCCCTTTCGTTACCTGCGTTAACGGTGCTGTTTGCGGCTACTGAGACATATCCGCCAATTATCCTTGCCTCTGAGGCCTTTACGCTTTGCTTACCAGATGATGGGGTGTCTAGCGTTACATACTTGTAGTTCGATGGAGATATTTGGGAAGATAGCTCGTTGATCACAGATGCCATCTGATAAATATAGGACAGGTCTAAGGGCTGTCCTCTTTCGGGTAGTGGTAATTTTGCCATAACTCTCCTATTATATCACTTAAACTGTCTCAGGTCCAATAGTATACACTTTTAATAAATCTTTATCTCTTGTAATTGGAGTACCTTTTAAAAATATTTCTACTGTTAAAGAATTTGGCTTGGCCCCCTGGTCTACACCATTTATAAAATATGTGTTGGGTATAATAAAAATAGATGATGTGCCTTCCACCCTCTCGGAATATATCCAGTCGCCACCGTCTTCTTTATCCCACCTTAGCCAAATGTCGTACTCCGTTGCATTACGAATTAGGTTATTATCCTTGTAAATTTGCACTGGATCCCAGATGACATTCACGTGATCTGCAGACTTGCCTATTGAGGTAAGGCCTGAGACATAATTGTAATTAGGCTTGACCAGAAACAATGGGGACCAGTGAGAGGTTCTGTTTCTATCTTCCGATATAATTCGATATCTAATAAGATATCCCTCCAAGTCTACGTTAATTTCTGGCAGAGCGTCCTGCCTGTAAATAGCCTTGCGGATAACTGAGTCAGCCATTACTGCACACCTATGGCAAACCTGAACTCTACAAAGTTTGTAGTGTTGGCGACCTTAATCAAAGTTTCTGCATTAGCTGCACGAATAACGCTGTAACCAGTCATGCCGTACAGTGGGTTCTGTATCGTCACATTTTCTAAACGCAGTGCGTCCATGTTTAAATAAAATTGATCAGATGGGTTTCCCAGGCTATCCGAAACACAAACATATACCTTTGCAATATTCATCTGACTCCAAGAAAATCCTGTGCTTTTCACAAGCTCTTGAAGCTGTCTAGTTACGACAAAGTATCGGTTAGTACTAAAGTCTAACTCTGGGTCCCCTGGGGTATGATCCAGACTGGCTTCTAATCTGGCAAACTCTCCAGTTCCGAAAGGATCTGAGTCTGCAAACTCTACAATTAATTTAATATTACTGGGAATGTCTGAGGATGAGCCATCTTTATTGGCAACAGAAAATGCGAACCTAAGCTCATCTGTAGGTGCATTCTGGTCTAGGCTGGCTGACACGCCATTGAGGTGAATGTGATTTCCTGAGTCCAGAGAGAGGCTACCGTCCTGATTTTCTGAAATAGTTGACATGTCTCCAACAATAGAGATAATGTTATTTAAAAACCTGCATCTCTCATATCTTTCAACTCTTTGAGGATTGGCAAAAATTCTATTATCTGCGTTTGTCTGAAATACGTCGTAAGGTTGATTAATGACATTATTGTTTGCCTCTCCGTCCAAAGGTTCGTAGACTACTGGAATGGCAGTAGCTTCTGATTCTGAGTGATACTCCCAGTTTTCGGTTTGCGTAAACGCATATATATTTCTGCTATCCCTGGCACCTGCTGAAGGGTTTGCAGCTGCGGAGTAGACTCCGACTTCTGATATTTCGTATCGTTCTTCTGTAGGCAACTCTGCAGTAAAGACTATTTTGTCTATTCCATCTTCATTTACGTATCCACGAGAAGTTATCGGCACCCTAAACATTTCAAAATCTAAAGAGTTTTTCTCTGAGTAATCCCCCAAAGTTGCGTCTGAGTTCAACGGCTGTGCTCCACAACCCACAGCAATATAAGAAGCATAGGCTGGAGCCTGACCTATTAAGTATTTAGCAAGAATGTTTTTTCCAGTATTTGTTATCATGAAGAACCCTCTATATATATTGTATCATCAAAGCTTGTTACTGTGTTGGCTACTTGAATCTCAACCTGTTCATTTCTTTCGATCGCAACTACCTCAACAGCTAGGTCTCCTGTTACAGAATCTATGTACACATACCTTCCTGCTGGACCGTTACCCTCTTCTGGTACGTGGTTTACAAACTTTATAGAAAAGCTGTTAAATATTTCGTCTGAGGAGTCCTGCACAGAGACAATATTCTTAGAGTTATACCTTATATATATATCTTCTAAATTTTTAATCGGTCTATAGATAACACTTTGACCATTAATTAAGTCATTGCGAGAGATGTTAATTATCTCTTGACCGCCCACCTGCTCAAAAATTAGGTTAGTCATAACCTCAATGGGTACAGACTCATCTTCAAACAAAATTATATCTGGATCAGCTATTTTTACTTGGTTCCAACCTGAATTTGAGGACACTGGCTCAGGAGAGTTGGGGACAGCACTAACCATCAAACCACCTCACTTAGATATATAGTCATAGACGGACCGCTTGCATCTCTTGTATACTCTATATTATATACTACAAACCTACTCTGTGCTGACAAGATATCATCTATGCCAGGATCTGACTGATAGTCCACAGAGACTACGTCCCCCAGCTGAAGCATTGGGTTTGAAAATATCTCTATGCCAACTGATTTTCTAGGGACACTTACTTTTGATATTACCCAGGACATGAGATCTCTTGCATCGTCCTGAGACTGAATGTAAGGTGCGTCGAGAACGAACTCTTTTCTTCCGTTGATAGTTCTGTTGAACTTTATTTGCTTATAGTCTTCTCTTACCTTTAATGGAGAGACCACTAGAGAGTCTCCTCTTATTTCAGGATTAGAAAGGTCTCCGACACTTTCATAATAGTTATCTACTGTGAGTTCGTTGGTCGCCTGCTGAGTAAAAGTTACTCCTTGAATTCTGAGATAGTTTCCAGAAGTTTCATCTAAATTAATTGCTGTGTCAGTTGAGTTAAAGATTAAAAACTCTGCCCCATACGAACTTGCAGTAAATCCAGAAACGGTATATCCCTTTATTTTATTAAAGGTTGGAGACAGCTGGGCGTACAGTGCTGGGTAAGCCTTATCATAACGAATATTGAAATAGTCAGCCTCTCTCATAATTGTTCCAAATTCTTCAAAATATATATTGTACTTTGGAGGTTGAGATGGGTCTATTCCTGATAGATAGGTGGATTGGATGATACCACTCATTGCATATTTACGAAAAGACTCATTGACATCTACCTCGTCATCATCAAAAATAGACGATACTGGAGTGTCCAATCCAAACACCGTATTTTGTGAATAGTTATTCGTTAATGCATAAATGTTTTCAAACATAATTCTAGAGGAACCTCTAACAAAAAGACCCATGTTATTAAATACTGGAAGAGGGGACTCGTCGTCTACAGTTGCAACGATTTTGTTATTAATGTACAAGTAAAATCTTCTAGTTGTTCCAATATCCTCATACTCTACCGCCAGGTCGTAGACTGTGGGGCTCTCTTCTGCGGCCATCCTGTTCTGTCCGACAAATCTTCCATCGTCTACAATGATATTGGCCATACCACCAAATAGCTTTATAGGAACGGCTTGACCGCTATCTCCATTTCTGTTTGTTTTATAAAAGACCACATTGTGAATATTTTCGGATGACGCATAGTCGTCTACACTGTTAGCCGTTAAGGCTGCTATTTCAAAGTAATATCCGATATTGGTATTTGGATTAACCATGAAGGCAAGCCCACCCGAAGATCCTCCGATATTGTTGTTTTGACTTGGATTTGTAGTTTCAGAAACATAGTAAGGAATACTTCCGATACCTGTTTGACCACGCACCTCGTTGTTTTCTATCTTTCCTACTATCCTCATCCTGGTTCCAAAATGTCTAAATTTATTGTTTAAAGGTTTGTATACATAAGAAATAAAATCAACTGGGGAATCTGTTGTTGAAAACGATGGACCATTCATAATTAAGGCAGAGGACTGAACAGTCCCTGTCTGAGTAGAATACAAATCATTTATTGAGTTTTCTGACTTATAGGATGTACTTAAAAAGTTTTTTATAATACTGTTTCTCGTAGTTTTTTTAGCAAGCTCGTTGGAGACCCCCGCCGATCCAGTTGTTTCTAGATTAAGAGTGTTTACGTCTAATCCTGAAAGATTGAATAGATACTCCGACTGCATATCACAGCCTCTAACGTTGTCGTTGTCGTACCAATACGGACTCAGTCCCGCAAAATGATCAACAATTTCTGTTCCGAACTGCCCCCTACCGTGTTTTGCGACTGGACCGTTTCTAAGTTGAGTGACACCGCTTATTGTTTCAAAGTTTGGTTCTGAGTATATCCTGACTAATCCTGTCGGATATATTTTGCCATTGAAAGGCAGCTTAGAAAAATAGTTTTGGTACTCTTGAATACTGTTAATCCACACATTGCCAGTTCCAGATACATTGTACTCAACCGCATCGTATCTAATTACTTCGCCATTGGCATGGAAGTATCCACTGTACCTGGTAACCCAATAAACGCCCTCACCAAGATCTATTACATTGTTTATTACCTGATTGTTTACAACTACTGGAACCTCTTTTGAAAGATTTGAGTTTAAGGCTATGGCACCTAGGACATAGCTAGATTGATTAGAAACCTCGTTATTAACTGACCTCACCCTTTCTGTTGGGGCGACCTCCCACAGTAGAACTGGTTTATATATCCAAAGTCTTTCTCTGTCGATAAGGCTTGCTTGCTTTATTGTTCCCACAGATCTTTGTAGGTATCTACTAGTGTAGTTAATCCGTCCGTCATTGTATAGCTTATTGTCTTGAGAGGAAACATCTATAATATTTGACAGCTTAGTCTTTGTGCCTGAGTTCTTTACCACGCCCGTGTCTTCTGAATCTTTAGACCCTTTAAGAACCATGTCTACAGGCCTGGAACCCTCTGCAGGCATAATATAGTTTTTGCTCATCATTACGAAATTGTTGTATTCGTCAAAAAACATGGCTGTTTGTGTTGACACCGCTATTTGACTCAAAATTTCTGCAACAGTTGTGTCAGGCGGAATAAAGAAATACGGGATAATATCCTCGTCCTCTTCTGGCAATCTTTTAAATACATAATTTGAAAATCCGATAGAGTCTAGCAGTAGAGAAGTTGCGTAAGACACGGATGCATTTTGTGCAAGAATTTGTGGAGCTGTCAACGATTCAAAATAATAAAATAAATCTCTTAGTTGTATCTCTACTGACCTATCACGATTATTGTATTCTGGCAAGCCTTCGGCGTACATTGTTTTTATTGGAACGTAATACTCTTCTTCGTTTGAACTAATGATTGCCTCATAAAAACTTACTTTTAGGTTTTGAGTTATGTATTTAGAAATTATGCTTTCTGAATTATTCTTATTAAATGCCTGGTCATAATCAAAAATAGATAAAGAGCCTGTCGAGGCTAGGAGCTGACCTACTGGTAGCCCGCTTATGCCCAAATCTGATGCGGGCTTAGTCACTGAAAAGGCTGTCGTCCTGCCAGAAAGATCTGCTGAAATTCTAGGAGACATCTCTATCAGGTCGAAAGTTGCGTCTACTTTGTTCATTGTTCGAACAGCGAGCCTGATCCCCTCTATCTCATCAATTTCTCGATATACGCTTTGACCCGTTGAACCGTCTAAGAAAGGCTGGGGGTTGACCAGCTCTGTTACGTAGACTATTTGATCACTAGTCTGGTCTTCAAGCACTTGCCATCCATAGCTAGGAACAAAAGTCTCGTACTGTTCATTATGCCATACGTAGAATGTCCCCTTGTCTGATGCTGAACTGGTTAGCAAATAAGCATACCCTTGCGTGTTAGAGTTAGGCAGCATAGCAACTGAAGAGACCGTGTCTTGAAAGTAAAAGCTTTGGTATCTTTCTGGTATTATTAGTCCGTAAAAAAGCTCTAGGTATCCATCCTCTTTTACGATAGCTGTACCGTCTGAGCGGGTAGATGAAGAATTAAAGCTAGCAATGCTTGACCAGTTGTTGTTTTTTAATGTTTGTACCGACCAAGTCACGGGAGTTGTTTTGTTACTTGTTCCGAAAAGTGGGTCTTGTTTTGGACCCACGTTGCTTGCAAATGGACCTAGATCAACTGTCCCTACGTTTGTTTGCATTTTTAAAACTATTCTATTTGCCAAGATAGGGTCTTTGTATACAACATAAGGAGCTGCGTCATCTATGAAGTGTTGATCATTCAACAGTGTATTGGCTATTCCACGCTCTTCTCCGTCCTCTTGTCTATAGGAGGTCCAGTACTTAAAAGTATCATCTTTGTGCGGCATGTAATACCTGGGCCTAGAGGCCATATCTAGATTAGTATGATGTGTGAATTTTCCTTCAAAATAGCGTAGCTTGTTTATACCAGACCTGGGCCGATTTCTGTTGAAGCAATCCTCTAGAGAATAGAGAATATTCTCTTTTTCTTTTCTTGATAAAAAAGTTATTGGAGTTTCTGTTTCAGACTCTAGGCCTCCGTCAATCAATACGTCAGAGTAGGTAGCATTAGTATAAAAGTTACCAGCATCATTTATGTCAAAAGAGCTTGGCAAACTATTGTATAGCGACTCAGATTCTGTTGGTCGATATCTATAGTTTCCTACCTGCAAAATATTATCAGAAGAATTTAGATTCCATTCAGCAATAACGGCTGATCTAGTTTTTATAACAGAAGATTCTTCTAGATGGTTTTGTAGCTCTTGATTTTGAAACACTATACCTCTTCCATGGTAACAGATATATTCCAGAAGTCGAAATTACTGCCACCTCTCCTTTGTACAGAGTAGGAGAAGTCAGAAAAAAACATTTCAATAACTTCATTATAGATGGCTAGATTTTGATAAGATGCTTCGTCTTTTCCGAAATTAGCATAGTTATCGTACGCTAGGTATACCCAAAAAGATCCCTGATGCTGATTATACCAGTCAAGTATCTCTACCCCTCCTGCACCACCATCAGAGGTGTACTGCTGATCTTTGTATTTTGGAGAACCCGAATAGGCTATGTCTGTTGCACCGTTTACGTCATCAATCAAGCTAGTCGGGTTTCCACTACTATCAAAAAGTGGGTTATTGGAGAATGATCTTGATGGCAACATGTCCCAAGAAAGGGCAATAGTCATTTTGTCTGCAATGTGATACGACCTCATTCTTCCGTTAACCATACGTTCACGTTTTTCAATTCTTTCTGTTGCAAAATCAATAGAAGAGCGATTGTCATCAGATAGTATTATGAATTGATTAAGGAGAGACTCATCTTTTCCCGCAGGATCTGTTCCTACTTCAAATCCATTCGGCACATAAACCCCGTTGTCAAGATACCCAGGATTTTCTGCCCATAGCATCCCCTGTGGTCTTGCATTTTTTCTTCTACCTGAAATGTATGTAGAGTTTGTCATTTAAAACCTATTGCCCCTCATCCTTTGTGAGTCTACCTGCTTAATCTTAGTCATAACTGTTCTAGCTATGTCGTCTGGATTGGCATCAGACTTGACATTAACGCTTAGATTATAATTATACACTGATTCACCGCTGTATGTTCCATTATTGATAGATTTTAGCTTATCTACACCATATTTGTCAACAGCATACCTTCTTACTACAAACTCTCCAGGGGTTAGCATTGCGGGGACAGTGTCTGTGTTTATGCTCTGGAACAGCCCTCCGCTGGCCTTGTAAGGTATCATACCACCCATAGGGAAATATCCCACTCTGCCCGCTCCCGAGGCCTGTGAAGGCAATACGCCGCCTCCAGCCTTGTATGAAACCTTTCCGCCCATGCCAAATCTAGGGACTATTCCTCCCACTGCAAACTTTAAACCTGAGCTTTGCATTAGATCTATGTTTTCATTCATTAGTTTCGATCTTTGAGAATCCGAAAGAGTTCCACTTCTGACTGCATTTCTGTTTTCTAGAACTTTGGCCTGAACCTTATCCGCAAATTCTAAGGTGCTTGAAGCCTTAATTGTTGTATCGCCACCAGATACTCCTGATCCGTGAACAGCTTCGTAGGCGGCGGCAGCAGCAGTATCTCTGTCCAAGACCTCAGCATTAGAGTTTCCAGCCCGCTGTGCCTCAGCTACGACTGTGTAAGAAGAATTTATCCTTTTAGTTTCTTCCTCTTCTTCTGCCACGGGAGCTGAGCCTGAACCTCTGGAAGGTGTTGGCTGTGTCTCTCCGTTGTATGCACGAATCAAATCTTGATAGCTTCCCAGAGCTGCCATCATTGAGGCAACGAACTCATCGCTAGCTATCTTTGCAAGGTCTACCTCATTTTTAATTGCAGTCCAGGCCTCTTTAGTTTTACCCAAAACTGTAAGGCTCTGTATTTCTTTATCTAGCAGCATTTCAGAAAGGCTAAGGGCAAGTCGTGCAGGCTCTAGAGTGTCCTCTTCAATGTTAAATATTTCCCTTTTAAGATCTTTTATTCTTGTTTCAATTTGCTCACGAGTTAGGCCATCCTTAGTTCTTAGCTCGCTTAGCTCTGCCTCTCTCTTTTTCTCTAGAGCACTCTTTTCTTGTTCAATCCTTGCCTTAGCTTCCTCTGCCCTTGCCTCTTGTGCCGCTTTGGCAGCGGCGGCAATGTCCCCACGAGATAGGGCACTGGCAATTCCTAACTGGGACTCTTGAGACCTTTTAATCCTATCGTTAATTTCAGATACTTTCTCTAGAGCTTCTACTCTTTTATCGTATTCCTCATTAATCTTTTCTTCTTCTTCTTGTATTAGCTGAAGCTCTGCATCAAGATCATCTATTGCAAAATTTATCGCTTCTATCTGGGCTTGAGAAGCCTTTACGATAGCTTCTGGATCTACCAAAGACAAGGCGTCTAGAACAGTGTCTTTTGAAATTCCAAGCAAGTCCGATAGCTGATCTACCCCAAAAACTGACTCTAGGTCTTCTGCCTCGGCATATATAGAGTTAGCAAAAGTTCCTGCCTCTAGCTCAGCGGCAACGGTCAGCCTTACTTGCTGCTCTTTTACATTAAATGCCTCCATAGCATTGCTGAACCCTTGAGAGAAAACTTTTTCTAGGAAAGATTTGGAAGTGGTTATTTGTTGCAGTCTTTCAGCAAAAATTTCTGCACCCTGCTCCCCTGCAGCTATCATACCCTTTAGGCCCTCATCACTTATGATAGCAGCAATCTGCAAAGCATCTTCCGCCACAGAAGGATCAAATTCTCCAGATATAAAACTTTGTATTCTAATCTCTTCGTTTCTTGACTCAATATCTAATGAGACCTTTTTAATTGCATCGAATCTTTCAGCTGCCTCTGAAGCTGCGTCAATTTTTTCTATAAGCTCATCAAACTCTTCTCCAGTTATCTGCCCAGTGGCCAGGGCTGCGGCAAGGGCTTTGTCTGCGACAATCTCATATGCCTCTGAAAGAGATAGTCCTGCGTCTGTGAGCTTTTGCAGTGCAATTTCTTGATTAGCGGTATCTGCTATAATTTGTTCCTGAGAGTTCTGGAACTCTCCTACCTTTATGGAGTTTAAGGCATCTCCGATGCTGATAGCTGCATCTTTAAGACCGACTATTTGTCCGCCTTTGATGGTAAATAGTTGATCCTTACGTCTTTCAAACTCGTCTGGGTCCATCCCAACAATTAGTTCAATTAGGTTTTCTCCAGCTCCAAGGCTGCGGAGTGATTGCTGTAATCCGTCAAAAATTCTAATAGTCTTGTTTCCGCCAAACAATTTTTGTAGTTGCTCTATGGACGAGGTCCAGCCTTTAGTAGCTTTAATCGTTTCGTCTCTTACGTCACGAAGCTTAGAAACAATAGAATCTAAAGCAGAGGCTACTGGCCCAGTATCGTCTCCTAGCCCATCGTCCTCTGGATCATCTTCCTCATATTCAGTTTTATTTCCTTGCTTTTGATAAAATGCGGTAGCTCTGTCCATAGCCTGCTGGTCCGTTAGGCCAACCATGGCGAAGGGGACCCCTCCCAGAACCTCTTGTCGGTATCTTTCTATCAGGTCGTTATCAATTCCTTTAGACATTAGAATATACTCTAGGATAGCTGTTTTTGTAACTGTATCGCTACTGCCTAGCATTGATTCCCAGTTAGCGAGAAGTCCCTCGAACATGGGCAGATTCATAATTTCTAGATCTGTTTTTTTAATGACATCTGGCTTATCTTCTAAAGCATCTATGGCATCTGTTCCAGCCTTGAGCTTTTTCTCAAAGTTTTCGTCTTCTAAATCAATCTTTACGCCATACTCAGTTTCTAGCTGTGCTAACTCGGTTAATGCTGCAATATTTTTACTAAACTCTTCAGGGTCATCAAAGAAAGAAAATATTCTAATTGCCGCAGTTAGCTCCTCTCCTTCTAAGCCTGCCATCCCCAACAAAGTCATTAGCTGAGATGCTTCGGCGAATCCCTGATCGTTTACGATGACTGCAAAGTCCATCCTTACTGAAGGATCGGTTTCAATTGCATTTAACAAAGACTGAACATTTGACATACTCAGCTCTCCGCTTGCAAAGCCTAGCTGTATATTAGTCTTAAAGTCAGAGTCTTCTAGGTTTTCCAGCTGTTTTACGGTTTCTTCCGCAAGAATTTTTAGCGGGTCATCATCCTCGAAACCAGCAAGAACGGATGTCGAGATTGCTTTTGCAAAAGCATCAGTATCTTTGTAAAGATCTCTCATTTCAACTATTTGACCCAAAGTGCTTGCATTCGCACTATTTAGCTCACTTACCGCAGATTTTCTTTCTGCTTGAAGATCAGTAAGCTCTGCCTCTAAAGACTTTCTTTTTTCTGCATTTTCTTCTGCATCAATGTCAGCCTCTAGAGCTTTTTCTTTTTGAGCAAACTGAGCTTGTAGGGCATCCAATACTTGCTGATTTTCAGAGACCTGACCTATTCCTACCTGGACAGCCGCAGACTGTAATTTAACTGGATCAGTCAGTACAGATGCTTCTTCTACAAACTTTTTAGCCTGTGTGTAAACACCCTCACTGGACCTTAGTAAATCTCCGCCAAAAATGGCATTGTCCATCAAGAATCCTTGGAAACCCGCAAATATTCTGCCGAAGCCGCCATCTCCGTATTGCTGCTCTAGATCTGCTCTAAACTTTACTTCTGCCTGAACTTCAGGAGAAAGCTCTTCAAACTTTTTAGACACGTCCGCATCGTCAATCAAACTATCAAATAGATCAAAGTCTTGAGAAAGCCTGGTTTCTACCATGGAGGCGAAGCTTTCTACTTGATCGGCCCCAGATTCCTGAATTGCCAAAGCAACATCCAAAGGCTCTTCAGTTATGTCTTTTCCGTTGGGGCCAATCAGAGATATCAGTTGCCCCTGTATGTCTGCAGAAAATTGATAATCATCCATTTCTGCACCGAGTGCAGCGATAACGCTATTTGCTTCTTCTGGAGACAGGATTCCTTGATAAACTGCCATAGAAAGTTGTCTGCCTATAGACTCTGATGCTTCTTCGAGACCCAGACCACTGGTAGCGATAGTCTCTATCTCAGAGAGTATAGACTTACCAGCATCTGATTCCATGAAGTTCATTCCGAACTGTCTCTGGCTAGCAGAGGTTCCGCTTACCTGGTCTTCTTGTGCTCTTTTTCTTGCCTCAGTGGCACTAACAGTACCAGTTGCCTTAGACATTTCGATTAGCTTATCGGAAGTTATTGTAAGTGCATTGCCTAATTCTACGCCAGCTTCCCTTGACTCTTTAAGATCTGCATTATACTTGTAAAGACCAAACGCTAGGGCTCCAAGAGCTGCGATAACTGCTGTAATTGGTAAGGGCATGGCTGCCAGAAGGGGTATAACTGCTGACAGCCCAAAGAGAGCAGGCATAAATCCTTGAATTGCTTTCATTACAGGGTTGTCCCCCATTCCTGGCATCATTGAGGACATTCCCAGCATCATTGAAGCTGATCCCATTGCTCCGCCCAGACGTCCTGCTACCATGCCTCTCTTTTGCCTGCTAGCCAGTTTGCGAGCCTGTTTGGTAGCATCTTTCTGGGAAAGCGGTCTTCCTTTTTTGTCTACCATTGGGTTTCCATCTGGCCCAATAGCTACGTCTTGAGAAACTTCTCCGCTTTGTCCTGGAGCAGGCGGTGTGCCCCCTGTTGCTACGACGTTACCTTGAGTATCAAACTGTTCTCCAGTGTTTGCGTCATAGATTATATTGCCTTGACTGTCTGTCAGAGTATTTCCTGCTGCCGCAGCCATCTGACTACCAATTTTTCTTCCAACGCTGCTATTCTCTAGGGTGCTTATGGCTTTACGACCCAATGAGCTGCCAGCATCACGAGCCTTTTCACCAAACTTAGAGAAAAAGCCTTTTCCAGATTTATCTGCTGCTGTCGCAGCATTAGCTGGTTGTACGACAGGGCTAGTATATCCTGGAGCTATAGGAACTCCATTAGGGCTTACTGGTCCTGCTGGAGCGGTTGCCCTTCGAGGCTTTGGCACTGGAGGGGGTCCTCCTGCAGACCCCGAAGCTCTTCTATAAGAATTGTTATAGGCTCTTGCGTCATCTGCTCCATCCTTCTTTGCTTGAGGGTGGGGGCTATTACGATTGTCTCTAGCAAGCTGGTATGGATCTTTACTCTTGTTTTCTACATCATTATTAAAAGTATTTGAATATTCTTTTGCATCACCGCTTGCGTCTTTAGCTGGACTGCTAGCTCTTCTGGTAGGCTTTGCGGCTGAACGCATTGCCATCGAAGGTTTATTCTTAGCAGTTTGAACAGTTAGGCCTTCTGCCTGCTCGTGGAATCTTGTCTTTGTGTTTCTACTAAGGTATGTACCCGCTCCCTGTTCAGGGCCAGTAACGTTCTTTCCGCTTGATGTAGTAAAATTGTATCCCTGAGGAAGACCAACCCTTGCTAACTTATCTTTAGTTGTTCCTCTTCCCCCGACAATAATTCGTTTATTATCAAGCTGTTGTTTAACTTTTTTGCCAGACTCGCCCTTCACGCTATCTGCTGCGTCTACGATTGCTCTACGAAGAGCATCTGAAACCTGAGTATCTGTTAATATTTCATCTCCCATTTCTGAAAGATACATTTGCATGTTTTGCTCTGCTTGCCTAAGCACTTCGTCGCTTGAATCAAGTCCACTAGCTGCGGCTATGTCTGCTGTGGCCATTCCTGGGGCACTGGAAATGATGTTAGATGCTTCTTTTCCAGTCACCTTGCCAGACTTATTCATAATTGCAGGAGCAATTACAGTTGCATCACTTGTTACTTTAGCTCTTGGATTGCTTCTAAGTTTTCTAGTTGCTGCGTCATCCCCATACCCCTTGGACTCAAGATCTTTTATAAGCTCTTGTCTATCAATATCTGTAAGCTCTTGCGGTGCACCCATGTGAAGGGAAGCGGCCCCTTCATTACCCTTTACGTAAGGAGTCCTGCCAGCATTTCGTCTAGCTGCTATCGTATTGTTGGAGGCAATATCTGCTCCTGAACCTTTGGACTGTGCTTCAAAATTCTTGGCAGTTACTTTTCCGTTTTTTTCTGCTGCAGTAGCCATTTCAAGAATTTCTTGTTCTGCCTGCTCAACGGAGAATCCCAGCATCTTAAAACCTTCTAATAGCTTATTAATTACTGAGGATAACTGAGATGCTTGTCTTGGGTTGGTAGACTGAATGGCTCTTCCAGAAGGCATGACTGAGGAATTACCGTCAACAGAGGCAAAGTCTGCGATACCTCCTTCAAATCCAGGGATATTGTCAGAAATCATTGCCTTTATGAAGCCACGATATTTCTTAGCCTTATCTGCGGGAATTACTGCTTCTCCTGGAGAAAGCATTGAAGGGACAACGTCCCCCGCCCCCATCGGACCTGGCACACTAAATATACCGTTCTTAAATCCAGGAACGCCCAGCTTTGTTAATAGATTAGATACAAATCCTGGGCCTCCAACCCTGACGCCTCCGAGACCTGCTGCACCTAGCTCAGCCTTAAGCTGTTTTCTTAGTGCTGGGTCTCTGGTAACAATTTTATCTATTTCCCTATAGTTAAAGCCACCCATAGTTTGAGCTTCAATGTAAGAGGGTGCGGAATTGACGCTTGTTCCTCCGTCAGCTGTCCTGTTTGTTCCAAATGGTTTGCTGAATGAATCAAAGCCTGCGGTGCCTAGCTGACTAGATGTAGCCCCCTTCATTGGAGACGTGCCCTTTAGCCATGCTGGATTCTTTGAATATTTTAGAAGCGTATCGCCTACAAAGGTAGAGGCTCTCTGATTCATACCTCTCTTACCGATTAAGGAAATGTCACCATACTGATCCAGATTTGATGCCATAGGGTTGGTGACCTGATTAAACTGACGACCTTTTCTTCCGCCAAAGATTAGGTTTAAAATTCTTTGTAATGGAGTAGTCGCAACCGATCCATAGGTCGGACGCATTGAAGGATCATTACTTCCTAAGGGGGTTCCATAAAGTTTTTTCTCAGCCTGCCTACGCATTAGCTGATGCTCTCTCATCGGCCTACCCATGCGATCTGTGAAGTCTGCACCAGTTCCCGTGGCAAATCCGCTCTTATAGTTTAAATCTCCAGACCTTAGAGACCCTCTAAAAGCGTCACTGCTCATTCTTGTGGCAACTCTAGATCTGCCTAGCATTCCCCTCATCCCAAACATGCTGGCAAATCCTCCGAACATCATGCCTGGAACCTGATCATTCATAATATCTTCAATAAAGCCTGAATATTTTTGAGATTGCCTTGCTGGAATAACCGCCTCTCCTGGAGAGAGTACGGCTGGAACAATGTCTCCTGCACCCCTCGGGCCTGGTACATTTAAGGTTCCCTTATTAAATCCTAAGGGCCCTCCTGGAGAAGAAGCTCTCCTAGAACCCGTAGCTCTTGCTATTGGTGGCCTTACTGCTCGTGCGGGAACAACGGCACTGGCTGCATTATATCTTTGCATCTCTAGTGTCGCTGCTTGATATACTGCTCTTAGCTTTTCTAAAGCACTTGCTTCTACCGTAAACTGTTGTGCCAAATGCTGATGGGCTTGACCCAGATTTGTGGCTACAGATGCGGCCTCTAGCTGCTCTTGAGTCATATACTGAGTGCTAGTAACCACACTTCTGTTTGATCCACTAAGAATTTGTAGGAATGACCGATAGGCGTTAAAAGCTTTCATCAAGTTTGCAATACCGTTGGCAACTAGACCGAAAGTCATGATAGCTACTGGGGCTATTAGCCCAAGGACCGTGATTAATCCAGTTACGAAAGACTTTGCTCCGTCGTCCATTTCATTAAACTTTTTAAGTAAATTAGTGAAAAACTCTACAATAGGAGTAACCAGCTTAATAAACTCGGCCCCAATTGGAGCTAGTGCGGCTTGCAGCTTTTCTACCTGCTTTTGCAGTTTCGTAGCTGGAGATTCCTCTACTCTAGACAACTCTCTATCAGCAAGTATTTGTAACTCTGCCGCAGTATTGCCTGTTAGTTTTAAGATCTCTTGAGCCTGAGAGCCTTCTCTGGCAATATTGTTGAACAGTGTAGACATTCTTGCAAACTGGAATTTACCAAAAAGCTCTTCCAATGCCCGAGAACGCTGAAGTGGTTGCAGTTCGTCTAGGGCAACCCCAAGGTCCATAATAGTTCCCTTAAGGTCTCCGACGTTACCTTCTACAATTGAAAGAACGTCAATCCCCAAGGCCCTGAGGTCTTCTTGAGCCTTTTCTGTTGGGTTAACTAGTCGTGCTAGGGATGACTTTAAGGCGTTAGCCGCTTGCGACGCATTAACACCACCTTCCCTCATAGCAGTTAGAAAGAATGCAAGATCTTCTACGCTTCCCCCGAGCTGTGCGACTACAGCACCAGCTTTAGGGACGGCCTCAGTAAAGTCATCAATTGCAAGAATTGTTTGGTTTTCTGCTGCGTTCAGGAAGTTAATTTTATCGGTAAGGTCTTCAGTAGCAATTCCAAAAGCATTCGTTAGTGAGATGGTTGTGTCAAGAGCCTTCTCTTGTTCCATGCCTCCAAGAACTGCAAGCTTTGTGGCTTCTGTAACCTGATTAACCATGTCTGCACCAACGTTACCCATTTGGGCTACGCTAGCCGCTAGGCCAATTGTCGACTCTACGGCAATACCATACTTGGTAAATTCTTCAGCAAGCATTCTAACTTGCTCTACCGCCCTGTCAGTCTCTGCGTTTGTGGTAAACATGTCCCCATAGACACGCTTTAGCTTAATAACCTGTTCTTCAATTTTCTGGAATTCCTTTACAGCAGTCATTCCCATAATGCCCAAGGGGATGGTGAATCCGACCATTAGCTGTCGACCAGCCCACTGAGTATTTTTACCGAAGTTTAGAAGGTTTGTAGATCCTTGCCTTAACAGTTGATTAAAAATTTGTTGTTTTTGTGCAGCCACCATTGTCTGAGTAGACAGGTTTTGCATATCAAGGGACAGGGGCCTGACCTTAAGTGCCTTCATGGCACCGCTGGCGTCACGGCCCATCTTGACATATTGAGTTTGTAAAGTTCTTACACGAGACTCAGCAACTTGGCTGATTGTATTGAACTCGCTCTTAAATAGGCGTCCGAAGGATCTGGTAGATGCCCCTGCATATCTGAAGTACTGCCCCATGGACAGCTTGTTTTTTTCTAAGGAATTTGTAAAAGATTCTGTTTGTGTGCTTACCGTTGCCATAGAGGCAGAGAATTTTTTGGTAGCGTTGACAGAGTTTATTAAGTTACGCTGCATGTTAGCCGAGGTTGCGGCATTTGCCGCAGACCCCGACTTCTGCATTTGCTGATGGAATGCTGATATCTGAGCCTGTAGATTACGAATTGCCGCTGTAGCATTCGTAGTGTCTACATTTATATTAATGTTTGACTGAATATCAGCCATTCGCTAGCACCTCTTTGAGTTATTTGCCAAGGTTGCCGACAGGAGTCTGGCTCATATTAATTCCAGATGCTTCCTCGACAATCTTGTAAACAGTTGGAAGGTCTAGGTTTTCTTCTAGGCCTTCCTTGTCATCTGCAAGCTCAGGCTTGTACTGACGCATAGCGATTTGTACACACTCCATAAGCAGATTCATTGACTTATCGTTATCTTCCGCCACCGCAGCAATGCCCTCAAACCTCTTCATGAATTCACGAAGAAGGGATATTTTTAGTGGACGAACCTCAACCTTAGTGCCATCAATAAGTGTGACTGTTTTCTTTTCGTTGACTGTTGTCGCCATTATTTTCCTCTCTTGTGGTCCGAACTAGACCTATACAATTATATCACAAAGGGTCCGTATTTTACTACACTTGTTCGTAATCTAGTCCCATGCCTATGCCAAAGCCCGCTTTTGCTGCCTTGTTTCCCTGGTAAGACATGATGTCATTAGGGTTATCTGTAGCTCCGCCACTAAAGACTCTCGCCTTCATTTTCTCCCAATCGTCTTGTTTTCCAGATTCTTTGTCTAAATCTACCCCCTGAATAGCTGCTAAAAACTTTTTTTCTTCGTAGTCTAATTCTCTTTTTGATCCAAGAGTGGCTATTAGCTCTGGCATAGACAAGGATGTTTCTAATTCCTCATAGTCTTTCCAGATACCGAGTAAAAACACTTCAGACTCTAGCCTGGCTAAATCCAAATCTTCCCAGGAAGAGCCGCTGTCGGTTGCCTGATCTTTTACCTTTTCGTCTGAGTTTTCATTTATTTTAATTCCAGCAGCAACATCTAATATTTTATAAATTGTTGGCATATCTATTGAGTCTTCTAGCTCTTCTATAGTTTGTATTTTGGGGTAATACTGCTTCATGCATATTTTTGCACACCTCGTTAAATAGCCGATAGCCTCGCCGTCATCTTTAGATTCTTTTACAGCATTAAACTCTTCCATAAACTCTCTTAAGAATTTAATTTTTAATGGTGTAATATACAATTCGGTACCGTCGACTAGATTGATAAAGTCAGAATCGTAGATCTTGGTAGCCATTACCCCATTATAGCAAAAACCGCCCCACTTGGGGGGCGGTTTAAGACTGTTAACTAAAAATTAGCTAGCTGTGATTGTACGGTCTACAATTTTACCGTATGAAGCTGTATCGTTTGGAAGCAAACGGAATGAAACTTCGTACATTGTAGGCTCGTCACGCTTTGCAGAAACTGTAACATTCTCAATTGAGAGTGCACGGAACGCAACATAAATACGCTCCAAGTTTTCTGAAAGTGTAGCATCTCCTGAGCCTGGGCCAACTGCAACTAGGCCACGCTCGACTGGAACCTCACCGATGTCACCTGCGGACAGGTTAAGTGATGGGTTACCTGATACTGTTTCCAAGTCCTCGTCCTTGCCAGCAATAGAGAACAATAGGTTCTCCAGGGTTGACTCAGCAAAACCAGTGTTTAGGTTTACCTGCATGCCCTGCTTGTAAAGCTTTGCAACGTCAAGAAGCTGATCTACCTGTACCTCACCAAAGTCTGGCTGGAAAACAACTTCCAAACCATTCATGGTGTAACCAACATTGCGGAAGTCTGCGTCGTCATCCAAGGTGTCCTTGAATGATGTTCCGTCAACGTAGTCGGGCAGGTCGCTGTCTGTAAGCTCGGAAGCTCCTGCGACAGGCTCATATGCAAATAGTGCTGCTGCACCAACAATAATGTTAGCACTCGAACCACGTGTATATGCCATTTTTTCACCTCTTTTTTCTATATAGTAAGTAGGCGTGTTTCCTCAATGCAATTATATCATTAGTTTTTGTATTTTTTACAATTAATCTATTCTATGATAATCATAGTCAATAATTATTTTGTTTGCCGCAAAAGTTCTTGCGGTTCCAAAATCAATGATATCCCTAGCTTCTTCTAAATGATAAATTTTAAATCCGTGAAAGTAGAAATCAGGGGTCACTGTGACTGTCTGAGGGACTCCATTGACATAGTCATTAAAGGTTATAGAACCCTTTTGAGCTGCCCATTTGTTTAGGTCTTCGGCAGTTTCATCTTCGTTATCCATTGTTCGCATTACTGCTTCTTGAATCTTAATCATATTAAGCTTGTCGTTGCTGCCGTTTGCATAGAAATAATACAAAACTTGTTCACATTTTATGTGAGGAAATGCTCTTTTTCTTTTACGAAACATTCTATCGTAGACGGCAATCACTTCCTCTTCATTGCTGACAAACTGCTCAGTTATAGCATTAATGATCGAAGGCCCAGTTGGCAAGAAGGGAACTGCATTTGTAGAACCAAATACGTCTTCACTTATCTTTTCTTTAAGATACTCGTTAATCCAAAGTATTGGTGTATTAATTACTGTCAATTTTTATTCATTCCTCCACTAGCTATCCATCTATACCCTGTCTGATACCCTTTGGCCTTTCCACCTCGCTTGCCTGCTCGCATGTTATTTTTAAAAGCCACTGGAGATTGAATAAAGTCCATGATTCCGCTTGACCTTAAATAAGCTTGAGAAAAGTATGATGCGAAGAATAAGTCGAAAGCTCTTTCAAACTCTCCATCAGTATTTCCTCCAGGTTTTTCTATTGTTACTGGCTTCTTGGTGAAGACCTCCTGCCCCTCGTCGTTAAAGACAAGGACTTGAGAATTCTTAGGCCTAATTACTACAGGGGTTCCTTCTTCCATTAGCCTAGCTTTATCGAAAAAGGGAACATTCGATCCGTTCTTTATGCTAATAGATTGAGAGAACGTAGACCTAAAAGATAGGCCAAGATTACTAACTGTGTAATCTATATCAAAAAGTCTGGCATCTGGACTTCCCGTTTGATACCATTCATAAACGTGATGCAATGCTGCTGGGTTTGTTCTGGCTGAGGAGTCAATGTACTGCTTCACAAGCTCAATAGTTTCGTTTGCTATCAAATGAAATAGCTGAGTTTTTCCTGCTTGAGCACCCTCCAAGAAGCCTGTGGCATACTTTACGATATTATTCATCTCTCTTGCAAACTGTCCATCATCAAACTGTACCCTTAGCATCTTATACGTCCGTTGCCTGATTCTCTGATCTTCTCAAAACTACTTTGTAAAATTCAATTCCGCCAAATGCTCCCAGGTAAGGTTGTTGAGTGGCTGCCTCAAATATTGTGGACTTTCCTGTCCTAGGCCCAGAGGTCTCAACATAAAGTTCATTGCATTCGGCATCTCTTAAGTTGGTGAGCAAAATATTTGTAATTGCGTTTGGCTCATTCCTGCTAGAGATCCTGATATCGCTTTTTACTCTACCTGTCAGCAAGGTATCCTGAGTTATTAAAATATCTGGCCTTATCTCTTCTTTTGAGTTAGACCCTGCGGGAAGAATGTGGCAGGGGACACTCTTGTCAAAAATCCATTGACGATTAGAGTTACCGTATGGACCTACGTCAGTTATAGGATAATAAATATCAATGACCATGGGGAATAGGTAGTCATTAGTATTACAGTCCATTATAAGACTCCTAGAGTTCTTATACCCCTTGCATATTTAGACAATATTTTATCTACAACAATGTTTCCCGTACCCTCAAATGTTTTACCATCAAACTTAATCTTAAACTGATCGTTATCGTATTGAGTTACATATCTCTTGAAATAATCAAGCTTACCGCATGCGATGTCTTCTACCAAAAGCTCTGTCGCTCTTTGAATATCTGAAGGTACATTGCGATAGCCTTCTTCGAAAACTATAATATAGTCATAGGTTTTGGGAAATCCTGTAAAGGTGTATTTTATGTCTAGCCAGTCAGAGCCAGCTGAGGGTAGCTGTACGGCAGCACCTTCTCTTCTGTTTCTTAGTCCTGGCGATGTTTCTGTAATAGCTGTTTTATCTGCTGTTATCTCGAAAGCTCTATCATAGCTATCTGGGTCTACTGAGTCATAGATTAAAACATTGTTTTCGTATACCCTCAAAATTTTCTTGGCATTTGACCATAGTGGTAAAAAATCTGCACCAAGACCCGAGGTCTGCAATACGTGTTTCTTATAATAAAATCCTTCGGTGATTATGGAATCAATCACCGCTCTTGCAAGCTCTTCGTTCTTAGTGTAGGCAGATATATCCGAGGAAGAGGTCGCCATGCTGTTGGGGTCTACGTATGGTCTTACTACCTCAACCTCAGCTTCTTCTCCGTCGATTTCGATTAAATAATTTGTATCAAACTCTGCAGACAGAGGTATTTCTACCTGAGAGTCTGTATTAGAGTTTACGCTAAGAGATAGCACAGATTTGTCTGACAAGTCTGTAATAGTATAGTCATACTCTGTATTTGGAGATGATACCTCCAAGGTTACAGACAAGTCATAGGGTGCCACTCTTAATTTTTGCATTTAATTAACCTTCTCCAAACTCCTGTGCTACTTCTTCTGGAGTAGCTAGACGACAATGATTACGAGTTAACCATTTGTCTGCCTGTTCCTGGGTTACGATATTATAACCTCTATATACTTTTCCAACCCCTGACCAGCTTACATTCTTTTCAGAGTAAACTGCTACTGTTGGAGCTTTCTTTTTTGCTGAAGCTTTTCCTGTACTTGAAGCTACCTTTTTAGGCTTTATCTCTTGCTTGGCTGTTCCGATTGCTCCAGACTCTGTGTGGCCCAAAACGTCTTTTTCTGTTTTTGGTGTTTTTCTTTTTGAAGCAGCAGTGATTAGGCTATCATCTGACTTTGTTTCTTTGGCATTAGTCTTACCCGTGCTTGTTTTTTTGCTTTTGTTTGTCTCTGTCATGACACTCCTTCTTATTAAATTATACCAGAAATGTAAAGAGGGACAGGGCGAATGTGCCCTGCCCCTCTAGTACATGTGATCAGGGATTAGCTGTCAGCAGCTGCGTCTGCATATGCTACTGCATCCTCTTCCTCCCACTGAATACCGAAGCGAACGAATACGGTGTACTCGACTGTGTCCTTCTTGGGCACATACTC